TAGTTGCTATAAAAGATGATGAATATCATTTTAACTTTATAGCAAAGTATAGTAGTTATGAACATAATATAAATAAACAGTTTTATATGCATGAACATGAAATAAATGGAGATAGGTTTAAGGTTAACCCTATAAATAAGGATAGAGTTATGGTGGCTACATTATGAAAAAGAAATTAGGAGAAATATCAATAATAGACCACAATACAGGAGATATATTGGATACCCTTACAGTTTGGGGAACATTATTCAAAGGAGAAAATTCAAAGTATGTTACAGGTGGAATTTATGTATCCTTTAAACCAGAAAATATAGATACTGAATTTCCTTTAATTAAAAAACTTATGGATAAACATAATGGATTAAGATTAAAATTTAATTCAGAATTCTGGGGAGAATACTACAATCTGGGAACATATGGTAATCCAAAATATACAGATTTTGAGCAGATTATAAGAGCAATAAAACAAGTTAATTGTTACTCCTTTGATAAATATGATGTTCAGGTTAAGATACAACATAACTTTCAATATGTAGTAGATGCAAATATTGTGGAGAAGATATAAATGGATAGACATTTATGTGAGGAAATGGAAGATTTAATAATGGAATATCATTCAGATAAATATTATGTTTTAAATTATGGATATTATCTTCATGTCTTTACTAATAGTGGGGATAATATGATTATGGTATTACATGGATATGAAACAGAATATGAGCCTTATGAATTAAAGTTAATAAAGGTAGATGATGATACAACAGTAATTAAACACTTCTATAGTAAAAGAGATTTAAAGAATTATATTAAAAATAAATTATCAGATGAATTAATGGTGTTGAAGCTATGACATCCATGAAGGAAGGTAAGTATTATAGATACTTTGATGATCAGAAGAACGAATTCACTATAATAAAGATAACCTGTAAGAAATATCAACCAGATGGTTGTATGTATGGGGTAAGTTTAAAATACAAATTATTCTGTAAACCTATTGTCGGTAATGTTGGATTAATTTATACAAGTAAATATTATTGGGATAAATATTCAAGAGAGTTAGATGAAGAACAAGCATTTGTGGAGTGTATCTAATGGGAATGTATAGTTATATTCAATATGAAGATTTATCAGTATATAATCCAGATGAATTAATAAAGTGGATAAAAATAAGAGAAGGAAAAGGAAGTTGCTATTGGGAAGCAGTAGATATTTCTAAAGAAGGATATATAAGTCTTGAAGGATTATCTGGATTTAAAATAATAAGTTATTGGTATCCAGAATTTATACAATTCTTAACAGAGATTGCTTTATTTGTAAGAGGAAGTATATGCTTTCTATATGAAACTGCAGAAGAAATGGCTACAATCCATTTTGAAAATGGAACATATTATATTGATATGGGAGAAATGCACTACACTAAATTCACTGCAACTGAAGTAGAAGATATACATGGAATAAAAACTAATTTATCACAGAAATTAATAGATTTAGTTATGGTAGGAAATTTATGAAGATAGATTTATCTAAATATAGAAAATTAAGATATGCTGTAGTCAATTTAGAAGATGGTTCATTTGCAGATGCAGGAACTGTATGTATAATTTTAGGATTAGATGAGGATTATATGACAGTATTATCTCCCATTAATGATAAGGATACAATAATTCATTGTATGGAAGATGGATTAGACCCTGTAACAAAAGATGATATAATGGTGGAGATTTTATGAGTTGTCCATTTGATTTAAGAAATAAGAAACAGATAATTAAGTTTGAAGAGATAGACCCTTATAATCCACAAAATACTGTAAGAGGATATATTAATAGAAGACAAGGTCAATTATATGGTGCATTATATATAACTCATGTTAATGGTAAAAGAAAATATCAACTAATATATTCAGCACCTAAACAACATTATCCATTTGATAAAAGTATAAAGGAAGAGAAGGTATTTAAATTTCCAGAATATGATAATATAGAACTCTATGAAAAGTTAGATGGAACCTGTATCATAAGTTACCGATATACTGATGGAAAAGAATGGTTCTATACATATAAGACTAGATTAAGACCTTTTTTAGGAACTAGCAAATATGGAAACTTCTTTCAATTATGGAATGAAATATTAGATAAATATCCCATTATAGATAAAGAGCATAGAGAAACTGGAGATTATAACTATGTATATGAATTATATGGTAAGAGAAATAAAATACTAATAGATTATGATGTACCACTAGATACTAAACTCATATTTATAATAGATGGAAATGGAAATATAATTTCTCCAGATGATACTGAAGGAGTTGAAGTTCCTAAATTAATAAGTTCACTCCAAAATATCCCATTAATTAATGATAGGTTAGATGAATGTTATAATGACTATCAAACCTTATTGGAAACCAATTTGCAAATAGATGAAGAAAACCATATAATGAAAGGTAAAGAGGGATTAGTATGGTATTTTATAAAAGATGGATATGCAGTTCAAATAAAATGTAAACCTCCCAGTGTTCTTAAATATCATTGGAGTGGAGATGCAATACCATATGAATCTGTATATACTACTGTTATTAATGCATTTGAGAATTTTGATGAACCAACTTATGATGATGTAGTGGAATTATTATTAGAAGAGTTTGAGCAAGGAAAAATAGATAAGTCAAGAACCAGAATAGAAAAATCGTTAGGTAAAATATTATTTGATAAAAAGTTTTCATCTAAATTAGAAATAGATTATAGAGAACAAGGATTTGATATTAATAAGGATAAAGTAACTTGTATGAGATGGTTTGGACAAAACTATCCAAGATCAGAAGCTAAAAGAATATATCAATTACTAATGAGATATGAAGAGAGGAAAAATATATGAAAACCTATAGAGTAGTGATACCATATTATTATGAATTTGAAGTAGAAGCAGAATATTATAATCATGCCATAGAAGTAGCCCATTCAGAAGGTAATGGTAAAATAATATCTTATGATGATGATGGAGCAATAGTTGAGGAAATAAATGAGTAATGATTCTAAGTTGGGATTATTAATCTCGCTAAGTAGTATAGTTATTACATTAGGAATATTAATTGCCTTTTTTGTGTCAGATATAGTTGGTATTATAATGTTTATTAGTGGATTGGCATCATCATCATTATGTGTAGAATATTATTGAGGAATTAATATGAAAGTATTTTTTACAGCAGATACTCATTTTAATCATGCAAATATAATTAAGTATTGTAATAGACCCTTTTATAAAGAAGAAGATTTTTTAGGAAGTGGAGAATTATCCAGAAAGCCATGGAAGTCGGAAAAAATAAAATCAGATAGATGTTATTATATGGATAGTATTTTAATAAAAAACTGGAATAACATTGTATCACCAGATGATATAGTATATCACTTGGGAGATTTTGGATTCTTAAATACAGAAGAATTTATTGAATATCTTAATAAATTAAATGGTCATATAGTATTAATTAAAGGCAATCATGATGATAAGAATAAGGTGAAGACTTATCTTGATAAAGCTATGATGTCATTTGGTGGTAAAGAAGTGTTTGCACAACATCATCCTCCAGAGGAAATTCCAATCTGTGACTTTGTTATTTGTGGACATATACATAATAACTGGAAGTTTAAGATTCATAAGCAGAATCCCAGTATTCCTATCATTAATGTAGGAGTAGATGTTAATCAATATGCTCCTGTATCTACAAATTCTGTATTAAGACAGTATAGAGAAATTAAGGGAAAATATTGTAGATTAAATAAATATGGAGAGTTTAAGGAAATTTAAAGGAGTTCACTAAATAGTGAAACATTCGGTAAATGGTGAAAGTTATGAAAGGATGTATAAAGGAATTAGAAAGACTAATAGAACATCACTCCAAAGAAGACAATGAATATTGTATAGGAGTTATAGATGGTTTGGAAATGGCTCTAGAGATAATAAAGAATAAGGAATTCTATGGTGATTGAATGAGTTATAGTATAGGAATAAGATTCCATAAGAAAGATGAAATGGACTATTGTGACATATGTGGTTTAGTATCAGATGTTGTTGAATCAGATATATTTGATAATGGTAATTCTTCAAATACAAGAGTTAAATTTTGTAGGTCTTGTTTAAGGTCATTAGATATGTTATTTGATTAAGGAGATATAAAATGACAGAATATTATGAGTGTGATTGTGGATGTACAATCCTAAGAGTAGAGTATGATGATGAGATTGGAGAATTTTATTTCTCTACTTATAGAGGTAAGGGAGATAAACTTCCTTGGTTGTATAGAATAAAGGCAATCTTACATATAATTAAATACGGAGAACCTTATGGAGATGAGGTTGTTCTTAATAAAGATACTGCTAAAAGATTAGTTAAATATATAAAGGAGAGTATTTGAATGGGAACAGAAATAATATCTTATGAGGACTTAGAAGATTTAACTTATGATGGTAATATAAATATTCTACTTAAAAGATTCTATGGTGGAAAGGATAGAGGAACTTGCTATAGTATAACCTTTAGGAACTCTGCAAAGGACTACATAGAAATAACAGAAGATGAATTTATGTATCTTATATATAAAAGATTAAGGCAAGATTATGATGAGATACAAAATAAGGATACATTATATGATGGTCACATTAGATATATAAAAGCCATTAAACCATTAATGGACTATTTAGAAAAGAAGAATAACTGGAAATAAATACATAGCAATAACTTATAGTATTTAAATGTTTGCTTAGTATATGAGGTAAGAGAATGAAAAGTGATAGATTTTTATGGGAGATAGTAATGGCTATCTATAGAGATATGTATAGTGAGGCTACTCCAAAAGCAGATATAGATTATTTAATAAAAAAGAAAGTAACTAAAAAAGATAATTGGTTTATGGATTATTATCTACCTCAAAAAAGACAACAAGAAATATTTAATTATTGGGTAGGTAAATTTAAATGTACCACAAGAGAGATAAGTAAAATAAGTATGGAAGTGTGGTTAGGAGCAGCTCCAAGAGGCTGTAGGAGGAAAAAGATATGAGTATAAAATTAGGAGATAAAGTAAAGGATAAGGTAACTGGATTTACTGGAATAGCCATAAGTAGAATAGAATTTTTAAATGGTTGTACTCAGATACAAATCCAACCCCAAAAACTTAAAGATGGAAGACCGATTGAAAGTGAATACTTTGATATACAACAGATAGAAAAAATAGAAGAGCCAAAGCCAAAAGTTAAAAAAGAAAATACTGGCGGTGGATATAGGAAATACCCAAACAAGTAAGTGATAATATGGAATGGCATTATGGTATAGATTGTTTAGGTAATCTCTTTAGATACAATGATGACTTTGAGTGGGAAATATTATAGGAGTATATCATGCAGAAGGAACATGCTATAATAGAAGCAAAGAAGGATAGAAAATGTTATCTCTGTAAAGAAAAAATTAAGAAAGGGGAGAGATGTTTAGGGATAAAAAGTTTAAGTTATGGAAGATATGCTGGTTGTCACTTTAAACATTTTACCAGAGAATATTTAGATAACCTAATGGTGGAAAATATATGAGGGATAAAGATTATTGGAGAGAAGAAATTAGAAATATGAGAATGTTGGAATTCTCAGCATTACTAAGAGCAATAACTGAACATAATCAAGAGATGATAGATAATGCTATGGTAGATAATATATGAAAAAGAAAATACCAAAAATAATTGAAATAATATTTGTACAGGAGATGTGATAAATGTATTATTGTCCAGAATGTAATAGTGATAATGTATTTCTAGATAGTGAATCAGAAGTAAAACAATTTGATGAATGGTCATGGCAAGATGTATCAATCTGGAAATGTGAAGATTGTGGTTGTGTATTTGAAAAGATAGAAAGAACTGACGTTGAATTAGAAGTAATAGAACATGGAGAAGAATATGGAGATTAGAATAATAATACCAAATAAAATATATGACTATCATGAAAAGGAAATAGAAAGACTCCTTGATTATATGAATGAGGAATTTGGTCTTATACACAATAGTATATTTGTAATTCAGGGAGAACAACTATCAGAAGATGATATAGAAGAAGAAAAAAGATAAACTTAAAGAATTATGGAATGAGGTAAATGGGAAAGATAAATAAAGGAGTAATGTCCAGTAACTCAAATGAATGGGAAACTCCAGATGACTTATTTAAGCATTATGATAAATTATTTAATTTTAAGTTGGATGTATGTGCTAGTGATAAGAATTATAAATGTTTAAATTATTATGATAAAGAAAAAGATGGACTTAAACAAGATTGGACTGAGAGAAATTGGATGAATCCTCCATATGGATCAGGTATATATAATTGGGTTAAGAAAGCATATGAGGAATCTTTAAAAGGAAATTTAACTGTTTGCTTACTACCAGCAAGAACAGATACGAAATGGTGGCAAGAATTTGTAATGAAAGCTGACCATATTCTATTTATAAAGGGAAGATTAAAATTTAGTCATCAGAAAGATTCTGCACCATTTCCATCTGCAATAGCAATATTTGGATTAGACTATAGGAGATAAGATGAGAATAGAAAAATATATATTCACTAAAGAAGAAATAAAAACTATGATGAAACATTATAAAAAGAATACACCAGAAGAGGCACTAGAGACATGGGCTTATATTAATTACCCATTGGCTAATGATTGTAGTTATTATATTAAAAGAATAGGAAAGACCTTTATAGAAATAGGAGAAATGGATTAAGATGGAAATAGATGAAGAAATGGAAGATGAACTATACAATTATATTGTAGGAAGCAATCTGGAGTGGTCTTTGATAGACCAATGTCCTAATGAAGAATTAAAGAAAAAGTTTATGGTATGGTTTCAGTTGGATTGATTAAGATGGATATGGAAAGTAAGTTGTCATTAATAATTCAACTAAGAAAAAGATTTGAAGATTTAGAGAGAGATATAATAGCAGATATAGAAGCAATCTATGATATAGAAAAAGAGGAAAAATAATGTATTTGAGTGATGGAAATCTTAGAATGAATATACCAACCTGGAGTATACCAGCAGAGATAACCTGTCCTAATGCTACTAGAGATTGTATGAATAATTGTTATGCCAAAAAGGCAGAAAGGATGTATAAGAATACAAGATTAAGTAGAACAAGAAATTTAAATGATAGTAAGAGAAAGGACTTTGTATCTAAAATGATAGGATTAATTAAAAAGAAAAAGTCTAAGTACATTAGGATACATGAATCTGGAGATTTCTATTCTCAAATATATTTAGATAAGTGGTTTGAGATATGTAAGAAGTTTCCTAAAAAGCAATTCTTAGCCTATACTCAGATGTATGATCTAGATTATTCTAAGAAACCAGAGAATCTCATTATATATTGGAGTGTGTGGCCAGATAGCAAGAAAGTACCTAGAAAGGGTCTTAGAGCTACAGTAGTAGACGATGGTAGTGGAAGACTCAAGAGTAGAGATATGAGCTCTACGAGGCTAAAAACAGCCTTTAAATGCAAAAAAGGGCATGGTTCTAAACTAACCTGTGATAATTGTCTATATTGCTTTAAAGGAAAAGGAGATGTTATATTTAAGATACACTAAGCAGTGGTTGGTGTAATGAGAGGCATTGTAGTCTGTGGAGCTACAGGAGAAGGGTGCAAATCCCTCACCCTGCATTTAAGGAGTGAAATAAATATGGAAGCATATGATGTTATCGAATTGTCTCTCGGTGAGAAGACAGAAGGAGATAAAATTGTCTTCAAGAGTATAGAAGACATGGAGCAGGCGTATAAGGACATCGACAATGGCAAAAATATTTATGTCAGAAAAGATGGACTTGTAACTAAAATACTTAATCAGATGGTTACCAACAAAATATATGATGGTAGCATAAGATTAAGTGCAAAAACAGATGAATAAATAAAAAGGAGAAAGAAAAAATGTTAGAAGGACTATTGTTACCACTAGCAATAATCTTGGGCATAGTAGCTTTTATAGTGATACTATTTAGTATCTACACTATATCACCAGCTAACTTTGCTCATGTAGTGGTACAAAGCAAAAAGACACGTGTGTTCTCCTCAGATAAAAAACACAGTGGAGAAGGAGAATACTCAAGCGGTGGAAAAGCTGCATACTTTAAAATACCTGGATTTATTCCTGGAGTTGGTATGCACGTACATCCTATGCCTCTGGAAATATTACCAATTAACGTTCCAGACTTTAAGGCATTCGATATAGATAGAGCAAGATTTCTATGTGACATTATGGCCTATGTAGCTATAACTGATCCAGTAGTAGCTGCAAAAAGGTTTAATGGAGATATGAAAGAATTAGCTGAACAAGTATCTAAAGTAGTTCAAGCAACTACAAGGGATTCAACAACCAAGAAAACTGTTCGTGAAATCATTAATGACAGAGAGGGAATAATAGCAGAAATTAAAAAGCCTCTACAAGATGCTATATCCAATTGGGGATTAGCTCTTAAAGATATTGAGTTAGTTGAATTTAAGGATGCTGATGGTACTCATGTAATTGCTGATATCTCTTCAATTATAGAAGAACAGATAAACTCTGAAGCAAGACAAAAAAATGCAGAGCAAAGAAAAATGGCTCGATTAAAGGAAGCTATTGCTGATGAGTCAGCTCGTAAAAGAGAAATTGAGAGAGATGAAGAAGTTTCAAAAAGGGAACAACAGAGAGATAAACTTGTTGCAGAAAAAGAGAAGGAAGCAGTCAACCAAAAATTAGAGGTTGTTAAAGTAGAGAAAGTTAAGAACCAAGAAATTGAAAAAGAGAAAGCAGCAGTTCTAGCAGAACAAGAAAAAGTAGTTGCAAGGATTGATGCAGAAAAGAGAAAGGATGTAGAAGAAATAAACAAAGAGCAAAAGAGATTAGAAGGAGAAGGAGATAAAATCAGAGAGTTTGAGAGAGCTAAAGGTAAAGCTGCACCCATAAGAGAAGTTGGTACAGCAGAAGCTGAGATTATCTTAAAGAAACTTCAATCTGAAGCAAAGGGTAAAGATGACTTGCAGAAAGCTCTTAATCGATTTGGTGATGATGCAATAAGAGCATTGGTAGCTGAATTGATAGTCAACAAGGACTTAGAAGTTGGTAAAGCATTAGCTAAAGCACTTGAATATGCAGACATGAAAGTGTTTGCTGGTAATGGTGCAAAGGATGGATTTGATTTAGGTAAACTTATTGAGAGTATCAATGTAAGTTCACCAGATACATCAAGAGCTATTGTACATAAGATGGGCAAACCAAATGACCTTGGATTCGTAGAAGGTTTTGCAGTTGGTAAAGAGTTACCAAAGAAAACCAGAAAACCAAGCAATAACCAACCAAGTAAATCTCAAAATAAAACTAAGCCATCTATAACTAAGGGTGGATTAGAATCTTTAAGAGATTTAGAAACAACTAAAATGAAAATGGAACAGGCACAAAAGCAAATAAGGAAAGATAAGTAGAGGATTTACTCCTCTCCTTATTTTTTTGGAGTGTGTAAAATATGAAGATAAGAAGATTCAGTGACTTTATAGATAAGTGGGTTGAATTTACATTACGGACTGGTGATACCTATGAGAGTTATTTCATAGGGGAAGATAATGATTGTTATATTTTCTGTGATAATACAGAGGGTGTGGACTATGCTTATCTAGTTAGGAGAGACCATCTAGTTATGATGGAAGCTACAAGTAAGGATAATGAAGAAGAAGAAACAACACCTCAAAGAATTCCTACTGTTGTAGTGGGAGCACAAGATTTAAATGGTATGCAAATTTCAAGTAATGTAAATTCAGTCTATAAAAATAAGTATAGAGATATATAAAAATATATATAATGATGGATATTTGATCACAAACTATATAAAGGTTTCTGTACTATTAGAGTACATTGGAGGAAGGTGAATAAAATGAAAATTTGTGCAAGTTGTAACCAAAAACTTCCATTAAAAGAATTTTGGAAATCCAAATCAAATAAAGATGGATACCAATCTTATTGTAAATCTTGCATGTACAAATGGAAAGATAATAATAAAAGTAAAGTAAACCTCCATAAACATAAATATAATATATCAGATAATAATAAAATAGTTCAGAAGAAATACTACTTGAATAATAAAGAATATATTTCTGATTATTGGAAAACTGAAAAAGGCAAATTTGTTTTAAAGATTAGTAAATTAAAAAGAAAAGGAATAAGACATTCTTTTACTTATAAAGAATGGATGAATAAAATTAAGGAAACTAATGGTGTTTGTCCAAATTGTGGAGAAAATGTTGGTATCTATAACTTAACTTTAGACCACATAATACCAATTAACTCAGTTCCAATAGGAACATATTACTCTTTAAAAGAAGTACAACCTCTCTGCAAGAGCTGTAATAGCTCAAAAGGAGATAAGATAATACTATGACAACAAAAACCGAAGAATATTTTTTATATCAACGATGCAAAAATTGTGGTCAGATTTTAACAGAAGATGAAATTTGGGACAATGGAGGTCTCTGTGATTATTGCTTTAATGAGGTAAATACTTGGAGAGAAACACCATTCGGAGGATATAATGAAAAACAAATATAGAGGAAAAGTTACAAGAACAAGTGGATGGAGTAGTCAACCAGAATTTGATAATGAATTAAAGGATTATCACATATCAGATTTAGTTTTTTTAAATCATAAATATCATGCAGAAATAAGAGACTTTCCAAATCATTTTGATTTAAATGATGAAGATTCTCAACAGTTGTATAAAGAAATGCTTCAGAGAAAGTCAATGATAGGAGAGGAATTAAAACATAGGATGATGGATATAAATGCATCTCCCTCTTTTCAGGAACAAGGTAGTTACTATGATCCAGAGACTGGATTAGTAATAGATAAACATGGGGATGTAGAATATTCAATAAGCTATAATGAAGATGAGGATGATATTATCTGTAATGAAACTGGCAATTCAACAGAATTATTAGAATCATTAGAAGATGAAACTGATTATTATTATTACAAATATCACAATAGAAAAGAACTATATAAAGAATGGGATTACATTAAAGATATAAATGAGTAGAAGGAAGGGAACTACTGGCTCTGGTAGAATTGTTTTTGGCAGAACTTATGAGGAAGAGCCCAAGTCAGCTCGAGCCAATAAAAGATATTATCAATTATGGAAATTTGCATCCACACTAGAACTCAATGAGATAGAATTTCTTATAACTAAAAGGAAAAATGAATTAAGGTATGAACAAGATAAGGATGAGATAAGAACTCTCAGAACAGAAATACTTATCTTGGAAGATACCCATAAAATAAAAAGAAAGGAAAAGGAGGAAACAAAATGAGTGAATCACAAAGTAGATATTCAATCGTAGAAAGATTGACAAGAACAAAACTAGATATAATGTCGGATAAATCTAATCTCAAGGAAGAAGTCACAACTAAAAGACAGAAGATAACTGACCTTGAAAAAGATTTAGCTAATTATCTAGAGGACTACGAAGTAACTAAACAAAGAGAAGAAAGACAAAGAAAAATAAACATAGAGAAAGCACAGAGAGACTTAAAGAATGCAGAAGAACGACTTTCAGCAAAAGAGAAAGTCTTGGATGAAAAAATAAAAACTATTGAAGAATCTCTAAAGTCAATCGAAGAAATAAGCAAAACAAGTCCAACAATTAATAAATAAGAGTCCACGAACAATACTAAGAAGCCATGTGCTTGTGGATTGATTTGGTAGAAATTTTGCAATGCCATGTGCTGCAGACCCGCATGGGTTCAATTCCCATGAATGATGGAGGTAAAATCTCCATCTAAAGGGTATTTAGGTTTAATAAATAAAAAATAAAGGAGAAAAAGAAATGAAAGAAAATATATATAAAGGAGGCAAGAGTTTATGAAAGAGCTCGACGACAAAATGTTTGGTGACATACTAGCAAATAGTGGGTCACAATATTTCTTCCATAAGGAAGACACAGGAGAAGTAACATTAGTATTTAAGTCTGGGATTGTAAAGGTTGAACCTGGTGAAGAAGATTCAGCAGGTAGAATCTGGAGTCCTAAACTTACAGATGCTAATGGCAATCCATTATTGGATTGGAATGGAAATCCCAAAGAACCTTGGTCTAAATTTGAAGCAGAGGTTCTTATAGAAGGAGCACCAAATATCTATAGTTTCTCTGGAGAGAAATCATCTGTCCTTAGAAACTTTATAATGGCCATGAAAAAAGAAGGTATTTCTAATGATGAATTACCGGGAACTATCTGGTCAATAGATAGAATTGGTAAATGGGATTGGAATATAAAGTATTTAGGAAGAGAGGAGCAAGACTCCTCTTCTTCTTCAGTTTCAGAACCTAAAGAAGAGAATCCAGAAATTAAAAAGATACAGGAAGCTCTACAGGTTAAAAAAGATCAGTCTTCAGATGGAATACCTGAGAATGACCTTATAGGTTATATATCATTTATTCTACATAAAAAGTCAGATGAAGTTAAGGATATGATGCCAGAGCTCATAGATAAAGGACTTTTAAAGAAAGAGAATAATTTGATCTATATACAATGAGGTGATTCATAATGGTTACAATCAGATGTCATCATGACGCTGACGGTATAACTACTGGATACTTTACAGCATATGGAGTACCAGGAGCAAAATTAGAAATCTGGGATGGAAAGTTTGGTGATACTACAGGTCTCAAAGAAGGAGACTATATGGTGGACATGAGACCAATTCAGAATATGAAGGGTCTTAATGTAATAGATCATCATGGTCCTCATAGAGAGGATAGAAAATATAATCTTATTATAGATGAAGTTCCAGCTAGTCTAATTGCTTGGAGAGAATTCAAGGATGATATACCAAAAGCAGAGTGGTGGAAATTAGCAATAGGTCTAATGGGAGATGGACAACCGGAACTTATACCAACAGAAGTATTTGACTCATGTCCTCAGCTCTTAACTAAAATAAAGACAAGTAGTTATTCAAGTTATGGTAAGTGGAAGATAGGATATTATCCTGTCTATAAGTTGCTATCATCATACGTAAATTCTTTTTTAAGAATTGGAAAGCACGATGAAGCAATCAATTTAATATCTTATAGTCAGAATCCTATAAACATATTACATTCTAGTAAGGCTATAGTAGCTAAAATAGAAGTAAAGAAAGATTTTGAAAATATTGTTAAAACTTGCGATAGCTATCAATTTGAAAATCTAGCTGTATTTATTTTTAATTCAGATTTTAGGATGACTGGTTATGTTGCTTCAGCATTGCAAGATTCTGTGGAGGGTAAACCCATTATAGCGATTAATAGAAAGGATGGGTCAGGTTCTCTAAGAGGAGACTTAGCATATTACTGGAGAGACAAACTTAAACATCTAGAATATATTACGGTAGATGGACATCCAGGATTCTGTGGATTAACCTGTACAGCAAATCCAGATACATTCATTGAGGACTTGATTAAGTTATTATGAGGATTAAGGAATTATTCTATGACAACATCGGAATCGCACGAGCTGTTATTGAAAGCGATAGCGGAGCTGAGTATTGCACGAGCGTGGACAGTGAACTGTTTCGTTCTTGGTGTAGCTGCCCCTACTATGTATTCAATAACTCAAATTGTAAACACATAATTCACTTAATGAATAATTTGGAATATGATAAAATGGCTAAGAAAGATAATTTAAAATTTGTAGCAACTGGTAGTAAAACAATTGATGAATTACTGGGTGGAGGAATTCCATACGGTATAGTTACTGCTATATTTGGTGAACCAACTTCTGGAAAGACCATGTTTGGTAAACAGATGGGATTAGTTAATATTGCTGAGACAGGTAAGAAAACTATCCTTATAGAAACAGAAGGTCTTAGAGATTATGATACTAAGTTACTACTCTATAGATTTATGAATAGATGGAACTTAGATAAGAAAACTGTTGATGATAACTTTATCATTAAACATACTCTAGGAGATGTGCAGTTACAATCAATTCAAAAACTACTTCAGATGTTTGGATATATGGCTACCTTTGATATATCTAAAAATGGTAAGTATTCTGTTAAGTTTCAAAACTGTACTCCCAGTATTAAGGATAAGGAATTAGAAGATACCGGTATGATTGTTCTGGATAGTCTCACTAAACCCATAAAGGATTCAGTAGGATCAGAAACCCAGAATCTACCTGCAAGAGCTCAGTTAACTGAACGATTGTTCGGTAAATTATATCATACTGCCATGATACATAACATAGCTATCTTGGTAATTCATCATGCATCCATTAATCCCATGATGCCCTTTGGTAGAGACTTAGGAAAACCCTATGGAGGTAATCCAGTCTTATATAATTCAAAGTATGCTATGGAATTTATAGATGCACCCAATAAAGTCAAGAATGAAACTGGATGGGGAGAGGAAGCTAGAAGAGTAAAGCTTCTACGTAGACCTGATGAACCCTATACAGGAGAACTCTTTCCAATAAGACTTAAAAAAGATTGGGGATATTGTGAAGAGTGATGTGATGACTATAGAAAACATAGCTAGAGCACTTGCAACTCTAATTAGGTCAGGTTACTCACCAAATAATATAACATTAGATCCTAATATAGTTGCAGATTTATTTAGTAAAGAAGTTATCTTAAAGGATGGAAATAAGGTAATGATGTCCATGGAAGAATACCATGAGTATGTATTAAATTTTAATCCTCCAGATAAAGACAATCTGGAGGAATTTAATAATAAGAAAATGGTGTTAGAGTTATGAACTATACATATAGTAATAATACATCTAATATTAGTTGGACATCCACTACATCAACTAGCGATGGTACATATTGGGAATATAAACCTAAGAAATATAAGGATTGGTCATACAATAGATTTAAAGAATGGGAAATATATCCTTGGAGACCATCTAAAGAAGATAGAGGTCATGGAAAATCAGTAGATCCAAGAGAAATATTTAATGAAGTTACAGCTATAAAGACTAAGGATGGAGAGAATCTAGATTTAACTTATGGGCAAATCTATGAGATAGAAAAGATGACTGGTAAATCCATAGAAGAATTAACTGAAGAAGAAATCAAAGAACAACTTATGGTATTGGAATTATAATGTTAGGTGAATGTAAACCAAACGATTCTATAACAGCAGATGATTGCAATAGATTCAAGGCAGATAAATTCAAGGTTAGTTTTAATTTAATGAATGGAATGGAAGTAGAATTATCCTTTGAAGAGTATATATTCTATGTACTCATGTATCAAAGATTACCTTCAGAATGTAATATAGATGAATTCAAAGAATATAAATTGATGTGTGAAATATGAAATTAAATAAAGGACCAGATGGATTTCTTTACGAAGCTACTTTACAAGATGGAGAAGAAATAGTAGTATTTCCGAGAGCAACAATACCATCCTGGTATCAATCAAATGATAGTAAGAAGGAAGAACAACGCACTTATGCATATTTATTATTTAGGAATAGTAAAAATGTATATAAAATTACTAATGAAGACTTTGAACAACTCAAAGATGATGAATTTGAATCTGAACAAGACTTAGTGGATAAACTATTGGTGGCTAAAATATGAGAATCAGATGGATATTTGATAAACATAAAAAGACTATCAGTGATATATTGGTGAGATGGAAATGTTAATAGTATGTCATAATTGTGGTTGGAAAAGAGATACATCAGAACTGGATAAACATAATATAACTAATTGCCCAAGATGTGGAGCACCATTATTTGGAGATGGAATTGGATTAGCATGGGTAAAGTAAGAGCAGATTATATTAAGAATAACTGTAAAGAAATATACCATTATTATTCAAATGAAGTAACAACTGATTTTGAATCCAACAAACAATTATTGATGAAAGTAACTGATGTTAAGAATAAACGATTAAAAAACAGAATGGCTGGATATCTTGTTATTATAAAGAAAAAGGAAGGAAGAATAATTATACCTCCCAAGAAAGAGAAGAAGGCTAGAACTAAAAAGGAAAGAAAGAAAAATAGAAAAAGACAAGATAAAAAATGGATAGGATAATATGAGTTTATTTAAAAAAGAAATGAGAGATGAAGAATACTTTTATAATATGATAAGTGAATTAACTCCTCTAGAGTTAATGGCTTTGACTAGAGCTTTCGTAAAATTTATGGGAGAATTTAAAAATATTTCTGCTGACCTATCTCAGTATAATAAAGTAGAAACTGATGATGGGAAGCCTAGAAAAGAGATATCCTAATGATATTAGTAGATTCTAGAGAACCTAATAAGATTATAAAATCTCTTAAAGATAAAAAGTTAGAAGTAAAAGAAGATTTTCTTGAAGTAGGAGATTATCTCTTAGACAATGGATATGCTATTGAAAGAAAAGATAAAGATTTAATAGCATCAATACAATCGAATAGATTATATGAACAGTTGAATAATTTATGTAAGTTTGAACATCCAGTATTATGTATAACATTACAAGACTTATGGAAGACATTCTACTTTAGTAGAAGTAGATATATACATAGAAGTTATCTGGGTACATTAACCACTTTAACGACTAAATACCCAAACTTGAAGATTATGTTTCTTCAGGACGAAGAGGAATTTATAAGTTATATAGTTAGTCTAGATAAAAAAATCCATGAGAGTGGAAATAAAGAACGTCCAGCTCCAATAATGAGGAGAGCCAAATCTATTAAGACCAGAAAAGAAAATGCCCTGACGGCCATAGAAGGGGTCTCTGTGGGCAAATCTAAGAAGCTATTAGAAGAGTTTGGATCTATAAGAAATATAGCTAACGCTAAATTAGCTGACCTACAGAAAGTAGATGGAGTAGGAAAGAAATTAGCAGAAAAAATAATGGAGACACTGAACTAATGAGTATATTTAAAATATATAAACTATCAGCAACTAAGTACTTAGATAAATATTATTGTCAGATAAACAAAAGCTATGAATTAGATTTTTATACTGACAGTAAACATTTAGCTAAATATCAGAAGGATGTAGAAGAAGGTAAGTCTAAATATGTTACTTTCTTGAATAAGGAAGATAATTTAAGAGAACAGGGATTAACTGTTCTAAGAAGTGAAATAAATAGCTTCACTTGGAAACAAGATTATAATAGTTTCTATGAAGCTTATAGAACACCAGAACAAAAACTAGCAAAGGAAAAAGAATTGCTAGCTGATGGCTGGATAATAAAGGAATAAAAAAGGAGGAAAAACATATGACAAAATATAACATAAACGAACTACTCGAAAAGAAAAAAGAACTCGAAGAACAAATTTTTGAAAAAGTAAGCTCCGTGAATGGAGAGGAACTTAAGTACAGAAAAGATGTAACTATTGATCATACAAGAGAAGATAGAACATCTGAATATGTACCTAGACCAAAACAAAATATAGACCAATTCACTCAAGAGACATTCGGTCTTATAGATGAATTAGTTAAGGTCAAAACTGCTATTCAAAAATACAATGCTCAAAAAGTATTGGGTGAGCTACAGAAAAGAGAAGCAGTAAGAATCAAACATAAATATCTTGATTCTATAAAACACAATCTACCAGAAAACAAAGAACACAAGAGACAAGTTACAAGGCAAGATAAAGATGGTGTTGCTTTAGAGACAACTGAAATTACAGTAGAACCTATGTTCGAGAAAAAAGACGTTGAGAAACGTATGAACGAATTTGCAGCTCAAGAGAGAAAAATAAATACTGATATTCAGAAACAAAACCTAAACGCTAAGATACAACTTTAGACTCACTTCGGTGAGAGATAGCAGGGGCAAAGGTGAGAGGTTTGAGAAGTTTAGCCTCTTTAAATAACTAAGCTTCATCCGTTGCATGGAATGCAACCAAATAGATATAGGGTAATGGTTATCCCACAAGCCTCTGGAGCTTGATATCTCGGTTCGAATCCGAGTGTCTTTTGGATTGTATACCAACCTAGAGCTACTTAGACAACATAGAACTAAGTACCAAATTGACAATTCACTACAAAAACAATTTCACTAACTCACTACTAACAGATTTACTATTTACAGTTTATCCACCGACCTTTGACTGCTATCTTAAACTTTATGCAATCGGGATGTAAAGAGCTAAAGGATAAGCCTCCAGGCTCATAAGATGCTATAATTGCCTATGTGTGGCCACCACAAAGTTAGGATTCCCTACAAGGCCCTAATTGATGCATCTGAGAAACCTGGGTGTTTGCAGGTTCAATTCCTGTCATCCCCATTAAAACCCAGAAAAAATATCAAAAAGAAAAATGTAAAATGAATGTAATAAAAATATAAAGAAGGAGGAAAAAATATGACAAATATAAATATATTAGGTACTATAGCAATTGTTCTTGCTCTTATAGCAGTAGCTCTTGGAGGCTATGCAATATACGATAAGAAAGGAGAACAAGGAGAAGTAGGACCTATAGGATTAGAAGGTCCAATGGGACCAATGGGTCCACAAGGAGAGCAAGGTCCACCTGGAGAAGATGGCCTTGATGGAATTGATGGAGTCGATGGTGCAGTAGGACCACCTGGACCTAAAGGTAATAAAGGTAATCAGGGTAATCAAGGAAATCCTGGAGAGCAAGGCCCACAGGGAGAACCTGGAATTGATGGTGTAGATTTAGAACCTAATGATGCACCAGTAATAACTGTAGATGATACAGCTAGTTATGTAGAAGGCTGTGGAAAATATGATGATTATTGGTTCTCTATAGCTATAACTACAACTGATATAGAAGACGATTCCAGAAAAATCTGTTTATATTACAGATGGGATGAAATTGATCCATGGAATCTAGAGAAATCTTGGCCATTCTTAACTAATGCAGACATCATAACTGATTGGGAAGAGAATAAAGGTAATGAATATGGAGAAAATACAGAAACTCTTTATTGGTTAGTAGAAGTAATGGATGGAGAGAATCTAGTTTATCAGCAAGGTGAAACATCCTTAACAAAACCTTTGTGTCCATAAAGAAATAGGGAATAATCCCTTCTTTTTTCTTTACATGATTGTATGTTTAAATTAATTAAATAATATGGAATAATTTATGACTGAAAAAAAATTAGAAACTCTAGAAGAAATTCAGGATGAAATGAAAACACTATCAAGAAAGAGAGACCTTGCTATCATTGAAGCAGATAAATATCAAAAATCATTACAAGAATTATCAGTAAAATTCCTTGAAATACATCCGGACTTTATTAAGATTAAATGCTTAACCTGTGGTGGTAAGGGTTATATAGCTGCAGATGATGGCAAAAAGAAAATTTGTATGAATCCAAACTTCCCACTATTATCATGTGGTGGTAAGGGCTATATTATGCTAGAAAAATATAAGGAAGAAAAAAAGGAATAGATATAATGGCAAGAGAAACAGTAAACCCTTTTAATATGAAGAAGTCAGAACTTCTTGAATTATTTAAGGGTAGGTGTAAACATGGACATACATATGCTGAACATCCAGCATGTTATGTTAAGGAAAAAGAAGAGCAGATAAAGATAGGTTATCTAGATATAGAGACCTCAAATCTGAAAGCTAACTTTGGTATAATGTTAAGTTATGCTATCAAGGTAAGAGGAAAAGATAAAATATATTATGATACCATAACCAAAAAAGAGATAGATAGTAAGACTCTAGATAAGAGATTAGTAAAGCAATGTATCGAAGACATGAAAAAATTTGATGTTGTAATGGGATATTACTCAACTAAATTTGATATACCATTCTTGAGAACTAGAGCTATGTATTGGGATTTAGAGTTTCCATTATATGGTGAATTACAACACAAAGATATCTGGTATATGGTAAGAGCTAAGATGTGTCTTCATAGTAATAGACTCGAATCAGCCTGTAAGCATCTTGGTATAGAAGGAAAAACACATCTAGATGGTTATTATTGGATAAAGGCTTTATCTGGAGATAAGAAAGCTTTAAGCTATATATTGGACCATAATATAAAGGATGTAGAAATATTAGAAAAGTTACATGATAGAGTAAAGGACTTTGTCAGAGATACAACAAGATCTTTATAGGTAGATAAAATGAAAAAATTTCCCAGAGAAAAATATACCTTACAAGCATATGAAAATGAGAGATACTCCCTAGTAATAACTAAAGATGAAAAAAACATAAAGACTAATAAAATTGAGTATAGTGATAACTGGGAAGAACTATATGCAAAAGCAAAAAAGGAATCTGAAAAGGGAAATGAATGTGAAATTTGGGAGTTGAAATTTGAATTCTTTCCATAAAATAAAAAATAAACTTCCATTTTTGAATTCTATAATATCCTATATAATTAATATAAATAATAAAAAGATTCCGAAATGTAACTATGAAGGAAAATGTAGGGGTAAGGCCTTTGTAGAAGTATATCCTTATACTGATACAGCAATTGACGAGGATACTGGAGATATATATAAAACTCCCTATATATTTAGTGGCACTTGGTCTTATCTGTGTTTTAAACACTTCATTAAATTTAAATTTGAGAGAGATAAATTTCTTTGGAGAGAAGCAAGAGAATTAAAGGAATTGGAGAAAGAAGATGAATAGAGAAGAAAGACCTCCTTGGAATCATATAGTAATAGAAGGATTCTGTTTGAGAGGATTATCTGAAAAAAGACATAAATATAATTATAAGGTTATAGACTCTAAAGAATTTAAAACAGAAAGAATTGATAATCCACATTATGATCCAAATTATAAAATGCCTAGAAGACCATCTTACTGCAAAAGAAAAATATGTTATACTTGCTTAGTAAATAATTGTCCTCATTTTGGATATTCAGAATGTGAGAAAGATGAAGAAGAAGAAATAATGAGATTTATAGCTGATATGTATGATGATTGATATGAGAGATTTGTTAGATGTTCCATTTGGAACTAGATTTGTTGGTTACTATGGTAAAGGATATGGTAATCAAATACCAGTATCAAATGGAAAACAAATAAGAGAAATAGTTGAAGAACATCTTGGATTAGATAATATAGCTATATCTATAAGTACCTATAAAAATAGAAGACCTCATCTATTGTTTCTACCATTTGACTTTGATTCAGATAACTTAAAAGATGCATGGAAGGATGCTGTAAAATTATATAAGCATGTAATTAAGAGTGGTTATGGAGCTTATCTAGTTTTTTCAGGAAGAAAAGGATTTCATGTATTGATTACAACCAAACCTAATGTCTATACAAAAAGACAAGTAAGGTCAGCTCAAAAGATGTTTAAAGGAATGATGAACCTTAAGACATTAGATGAACAAATATTTGGGGATGTTAGAAGATTAATGAGGATACCTTGGACATATAATATATATGGTAGTTTATGTAAAGTGATAGCAAGTAATGAAGGGATAGAACTAGATTTAGATGAGATATATATAGATAACATAACGGATAAGGATATTGAGTTTGACTTTAAACCAGATAGAACTTATCACGATTATCCTTGTATAGAATCTCTTGTTAGGTCTGATCCTGAACCAAGACATTTAATTAGATTTACATTTGTAGTCCTTCGATTATCAGAAGGATACGATATTGAAGATATACTGGATGAAATAGAATCCTTCGATTGGGTCGATTTTGACGAAGATTATACGAGAAAACAAATAGAGCATATTATAGGTAGAGGATATGTACCTCCATCTTGCAATACTCTAAGAGACTTAGGGTATTGTAATGTAGAGGATTGTCCTTATACTAATGATATGAAAACTAATTTAGAGGAGTTAGGAATAAAATGAAAGATGAAATAAGATTAGAAAGAACCTGTTTTGCATGTCCAGAACAATATGAGGCTTTTATAGGAAAAAAACAAGTAGGATATCTCAGATTAAGACATGGATACTTCTATGTCTCTTATCCAGATTGTAATGATAATATAATATATGATTCATATACAAAGGGAGATGGGATATTTACTGAAGATGAAAGAGATTACTTTTTAAACCAAGCCAAAAATGCAATTTATTTAAAATTAAAGGAGGAAAAGAATGAGTGAATATTGTGAGATATGCGGAGATGAATTACAAACAGAGGAAGAAATATTATCTGGAGTTTGTGATAATTGCTCCTCTACACTAATGAATGATGAATATGAAGAAGAGCAACTATTTAATGAGGACCTATAGATGAATATACCTTGGGACGCAGTAATTATAATAGCAGTTGGAACACCACTAGGAATATGGTGGTATTTAGCACAAGTTAAGATACTTTGGAATTCAGTTCAAACCTTTAAAGCAGTTAAAAAATCTATGATGATGGGTCAATCCCCAGAAGAAATTAAAGAAGTTTTAGGGAGATTATTGGGGCATAGCCAACAAAGATCAAAGGAAAAGAAAGAGAAGAAAGAAGAAGATTGGAAAATGTATCAGTGATAATATGAAATTAGGATTTATACCTGATATGATGTCAGAAGATTTTGATGATGATGCTTTAGTATATAGTAATGATGAAGAATTCTATTATACTAAAAACTTTCCGAAAGATTTGCTTAAGGATATAGAAGAAAAACAGATTCAGATATATACTGGTTATTATGATCCTCCCACAAAAGGAACTAAGGACAGCCCAACTATATATTTATTAGGTAGAGGAAAGACTAGTGGAAAGTTTAAGCTTAAAATTCAAGGTTTCTATCCATACTGTTATGTTAAATCTGATGAAGGAACATACAAGGATTACTTGGGAGAAACAGTAGAGAAATTAATCTTTAAAGGTATGCATCCAAGCAGAGTTGCCAACTTTAGAGACTTAAGAAGAAAGAAAGGATTTCCACTACCATATGAAGCCGATATATTATTTGTTAGACGATTCTTAATAGATATGTATGATAACTTTAAATCAAAGGAAATGATAGAACCTAAAATAGCTATCCTAGATATTGAGAATGACCATCCAGTATCCGATAGAATTATTGCTTATTCGATTAATGATCCAGATGAAGATATAGTATATGAAAGTAAATTTGATACAGAATATCCATCTGAGATGTCACTTAATATAATTGATATATTGGATAAATTTGATATTGTTACGGGATGGAATATTAACTTTGATATAAAGGAAATAGAAAAAGACTTAGAAGAAATTAATAAATTTCTTGATTATGCAAGGTCAGGTTATGAATATAGTAAAGATAAATATATAGAAGATTTCATTAAAACTAAAAGAAGATTTCCAGTAAATGAAATAAGATACATATTTGATATGCTTATAGATAAAAACTATCTTAAGATAGAGAATGATGTTATTAAATTAGGATCAAGAAAGTTTTTACATGAAATAGAAAAACATATAGCGATATTGGATGCCCTTACAGTATCAAAAAAGATGTATGCTGTAGAGATAAGAGGTAAATGGAATCTAGGAAATGTAGGAACACAACTAGTAGGTTTAGATAAAATTCATCTAGGAGCTAAGAATATTAGAGATTTAGATGAAGAAGAATTAAAGGAATATAACATTAGAGATGTTATAATACCAGAATTAATTGATGAACTCTTAGGAGGAATTCAAGCTCATGTTATATTAAGTTGGGCTCTACAAGCTATATTAAGAGATGTAGTTATTACGGCAGTAGTCAATGATATAGCATTACTGAGAGCCTATCATAAAGAAAGTATAGTATTACCCTCAAGACATTGGGATGAGACTGGAACAGAAGTTAAATATAAAGCAGCTGAACCTGATGCAAGACCTGGAGTATATGATGGATTAATTGTAACTGATTTAGTACATGCTTATCCTTGGGCTGTTATATCCAAGAATGTATCTCCAGAAACTAAAGATGAAAGTGGAGAAAATATAGTTACCTATATAGGTAGAGAAGAAATTCCAAAGACATTAAGATTTAATAATAATAGAAGTATATTTATAGAAACTCTCAAATCCATTATGGATGAGAGAAGTAAGATTAAAAAGAAATTGAAGAAGACCAATAAAGAGTCTGATGAATATAAAAGACTTAAGTCTATAGACTTTGCTCTAAAGACTCAAGCAGCTGCTTTCTCTCATGGGATATTTGGATGGGCTAATTCAAGAATGAGAGATTATGAAGTAGCAGATGCAATTACAGGAATCGTAAGAGAATTAATTAATACCATTAAGGGAGCATGTGATAATATAGATAGACAATGGGTCTATGTACATACAGATTCTTGTTTTGTTAATGCTCCTAAAGAAGAGATGGATAAAGTAATGGATTATCTTAATGATGTTATTACTAATTATAGTAAAGGTTCTAAGGTAATGCCTACCTTAGATGTTAAGGGTTATTATCCAATTGCCTATATACATTCTCCTGCAAGGAATGTATTAGTTCCAGAAGGAGTATCAGTTGATGATGATGAACACTGGGAAGTAACTGGCTGTAATTTTATGAGGTCAGAAGTACCAGAAGAACTAGCTAATATAGAGATAGAATTAATAAAGAGGAAAATGAAAGGAGAACCATTAGATAATATTAAAAAGTATCTAAAGAAGAGAGTAAAGAAAATAGTAGAGATCGATAGTACTGAATTAGGATTAATAAAACCTCTGACAAAATCCATAAATGAATATGGAAGAGAATTAAAGGATGGCTCTTATGGAGGATATCCTGGTCATATAAATGCTCTCTTAAGAGCAAGAGATGAATTTGATTATGATGTTGATGTCGGAGAAAAATTTATGGTATTACCCATATTAACAGATGAAACAACTGGAGTTAGAAAGATAAGAAGAAAGAAGGTTGATATTGCATTTCCAATAGAGACAGGATTACCAGAAAATTATATGATTGACTATGAATATTATCTAAGAAGTAATCTGTGGGGTAAAATCCATAATCTATTTGATCTTAAACCAAGACAATTAGAAAAGGAAATAGTTGATGATGAGATTAAAACCTTATTTGAAATATAAATTAAAGGAGGAAATATATGTCTGATATAATGGAAAGTGAAAAGATTGGTGTTAGTGAAGTACTCACTATAGATGATGCCAAAAAGTTAAAGGGAGTAACAGGAGATAGAGCTAAAGAATTTGAGCAAGAAATATCAAGTAAACAAGACTTGTTATTCAAGGATATCTATTGTGTTACATTTGGATGGAAAGTCCAAGATGATGGCTCAAGAAAATTAGTATCCAAGATGCCTAATGGAAAAATATTATTTCCAGATAGGACAGAAGACATGCAAGAAATTGAACCTGGTACACCTTATATTTGTTTGATATACGAAAGAGAAAGAGAGGCATTTGCTAAAGTAGTATGTGAAGAATACCAACCTAAAATATTTGTGCCTTCATCCAAGATACCTCATATGGTATGGAGAGATGAAAAGGGAGTTATAAGAAGAAAAGCTCCATATGGAAATTCCTATGAAGACAGGATAGTATCCGCAGTAAAGGAAATGGAGAAGTTAGGTTTTCCATCCATAAAAATAATATTTAGAAAAAATCAAAGATAAACTTAGGATAAAAGATAAATATGGCAAAAGATTGTTATTTATGCAAAAATAAGACAATATTCTATGTCTGGTCTACGTCAAGGAAATTCCCAATAAAGAAGCTAATAGAATATAAAAACCTAAAATCAAAATATGAATTAGCTGAGGTTTCAAAAGAAGGCCAACCGATATGTTTTAAATGTTTAGAAGAATTAAAAAAGATATAAAATGACGCTGAGAATAGCAGTGCAATGTAGTTCCTTAGGAACTAGATGCGGTATAAATACCTATAGTAATAGACTCAATGAATATCTAAATAAGATAGATGATGTTGAGTCTGTATGTTTCGTGAAAAGAGCAAGAAATTCACCACATGTAATTAGTGTTCAATATGAACCAGGCCTAATGCCTCCACAATATTTACAAAAGTTAACCAATAAATATTCACAGCCTATTGTTGTAACAGCTCATCATATAGGTGTATTACCTCAATTCTATCCCTTATTGGATGGTATAGTATTACATTCAAAATCACAGGTAGAAGGATTAGAAGAGCCTTGGAGTTATAAAGTAATACCTCATCCAGCTATTGTATATCCAGAAAAGGGTATGTATAAGATGAGAGAAAAATACGGTTTACCTCAAGATAAAAAGATAATGGGAACAGCTGGTTTTATAGCTGGTACTGGTAAAAAATTACCAGGAATAGTTGAATATCTATTGAAGGATCTTAATGATGATGAATTTCTATACTTAGCTACTTCTACCTGGAAGGGAGGAGATTTTGGTTTTGAAAAGGAAATTGAAAATATAGTTAAGGATAGTAGAAAGGAAGATCAATTTAGAATAGATACTGATTTTGTAACGGAAGAAACATTAAATGAAAAACTACAATGTTGTGACCTGTTATTTGCATGGAATAAATTTGATGCACCTGGATCAACATCTGGGATAGCTATGGATATGATAGGAGCTAGAAGAAAATTAATAGTAAAGGATTCTCCCCATTATTCATTTGCAGGATCAGTAGAAGGAGTTGAGAAAGGAAGTAGAAAACAAAAACAATTTGCAAAAGATGTCCTAAAAGTATTAAGAACTAAAGATTTAAAGAAAGTTCCTGACCCAGAACAATTTTCGTGGAAAAATCTTACTAAGGAATATGTAGATTACTTTAAGGAAGTAGTGGGATTATGAGTAAAGAAACAGTATTAATAGTAGGAGATTCCTTACAAGGCCCAACAGGTTTTGCTAATGATGGAATGGGTATATCATGGGGACTTGCTGAAGATTATGATGTTCATTATCTAGGCCTACAATCCTTTAGGGATGAAAAAGTAAAAATAGGAATAGAAGGAAAACAAAGGACAGTTGTTCAGCATGCCAATATGCCTAGAGGAAAAGAGAGATGGGATTTTGGAAAAAGAAGTTTACCAAAGTTACTAGATAATCTAGAACCAGAAATATTATTAACAATAAATGATATACAGATGGTTCAACATGTACCTAGTGTTATGTGTGGAAATACAATTAAGGTTCAAGTTATGGATTTACCTTCTAAGAGGTTTATATCTAGAGATGCAATAATGATGCAAGTAGAAGGTGAATTACAAAAATTCAAAGAAAAATATCCTAGAGATACTAAATGGATCCAGTATGCACCTCAAGATGGTGTGCCTCCAATGGGTATATGGGAACAAATTTATAAAATGGCTGATCAATGTGTGGCTATGTCAGATTTTGGAAAAGATGTATTCAAGAGATATTATAAAATGGATATCCCAAGAATATGGCATGGTGTTGATATAGATATATTTAAGAATGAAGAGAAACCAAAGGAATTAAAGGATAAATTTGTTGTTGGTAATATGAATAGAAACCAACCCAGAAAACAACCCGTTCGGACGATAGAAGCATTTGCTAAATTTGCTAAAGATAAAGATGATGTTTTATTACATATGCAGATGGATTGGAATGATGAGTTTGGATGGCCATTACAATATTTTATTCAGTTATATAATGTAACTGGAAAAGTAATAGCACCCCAAAGAGTAGGAATGCCAAGAGAGCAAGTAGCTCAAGTATATAACATGTGGGATCTAAATCTCAATGCTACTGGTGGAGAAGGATTTGGATTAACTCATATTGAAGGTTTTGCATGTGGTTTACCATCCCTAGCTTGCGACTATACAACATCAAAGGAACTTATAATAGATGGAAAACCAGGGCCAAGAGGAAGTTTAATAAATACAGCTGATCTTCTATGGCAGAAAATGGATGTTGCAGCAGTACAACGTTCTCTAGTGGATACAGAAGACTTTGCAAAAATATTAAATAAATATTATTATAATAGAGATTTAGTAAGAGAACAAGGTAAACATGCTAGAGAATGGGTAGAGAAAAATTGTTCTTGGACCGTTATAGGAAAACAATGGAATAAGCTAGTTAATAATGTATTAACTGGTGAAAATAATGCGTTACGCTGAATGTGAATGTAGAGAATGCGGTATGGAATTTAAGATTGCATTCTCTGATAAAGTACCAAAAGTAATACATTGTCCAAGTTGTACAGGAATATTAATTAAATTTAATTGGATAGACAGAAATGGAATGTAGATTTAAATGTAAGGATATAGTTTGTCCGAATTGTAATTCAGAATTAGAATTAGATGAAATAGACATACATTTTAATCTTAAAAATAAAATATCAAATAAGAATAAATGGTATGGAGCTGCAATGTTTAGATGTGTTAAATGCAATTCTGTTGTAGCTTTAAGAGGGACATGTGAGGTAAAGGAATGAATATAATAGGAGCATTTGATAGAAGTAGAGCAAGTGAATTAGAACCAAGAGCAAATAGTGTTTTGATATGTATAACATCAGAAAGTTCTAAACATCCAAAGTTAAATAAGAAATGGTTAGAAATTCTATATTTAAAATTTGATGATGTTGAAGGAAGAGAGGCTGAAATAGGTTCAGCAGCAAACGTTATGCAAGATAAACATGCAGAGCAGATATTAGACTTTGCAGTTAAGCATATAGATAAAGATCTATTTATAAACTGCGATGCAGGATTATCTAGAAGTCCAGGAGTATTAGTAGCTCTAGAACAGATCTTCAACGGTCGAGACTTGTCTGAGGATTACAGATTCCATAACAAATTTGTAAAGAATAAGATAAGAGATATCTGGTTTAAGAGGATATGGTTTGGTAGGGAAAAGGATGATGAGGATGCCGGAGAAGAAGATTGAAGTTGAAAATGGTCACATAGAGGATATATCAGAAGATACTGATGAGATACTAGAAGATACTTCTTCTATTGATAAAAAGACTACATGGTTAATAGCTTTATGGATTATAGATAAAATAATAATGGCGTTACTTATAGTATTTTTAGGAAGATCATGATTAGAAAAGAGCCTAAAAAGAAAAAGATAAATTGGAATGCTTTTAGAAAGAAATGCCCTGAATGTAAATCTACAGAATTAGAAAGAATAAATAAGTATAAAAAATCTTATGAGAAGATTAGAAATGAGTGGAAGGTTAAAGAACTTAGATTATATAAATGTAAAATTTGTGGTTATGAATTTTGGGAGTGAATAAAATGGATATAGATATAAAGAGTCATCTTATGAAAGCTTTAATAGAATTAGACCTAATTAAAGAAGAACTACAATTTAGAAAAGATTATAAGAATGCAATTGTAATAAATAATTGTATGGAAGATATATTAAAATACGATGAGAAGATGCTTAAAGATTGGACACAAGAGAAAGAAAAATGGAGCTTATGAATATAATGGAATTACAAGAATTAATAGATGAATCCCATAAAATAGCAAAAGAAAAGGGTTTTTGGGATGAGAAAAGACCAATCTCAGAAAAACTTATGCTTATAGTTACTGAAGTAGCAGAAGCATGTGAAGCTGATAGAAATGGAGATGAAGAATCATTTAATAGAGAATTAGCTGATGTTTTTATAAGGTTAGCAGATCTTTGTGGAAAAAAGAATATCTTTATAGAATATTATATAAGAAGAAAAATGGAGATAAATAAAGATAGACCTTATAAACATAGTAAACTCTATTAATTATGACATATGGACCTGACCTATTTATATGCAGTAATCCAATATGCAAATTTAGTACAATAGATAATGATATATTAAAATGCCCTTTATGTGGCAATGAATTATTAAAAGAGATATTATGAAATATAAATATTATTGTAAAAGATGTGAAGATTTCTTTGAAATACCCAATTATGGAGCAATGAGATGTCCTAGATGCTTCTCAGGGAGAGAAATGTTATTAGGACCATATCCAGTAGAGGAATATACAATATGAACGAATATATAAATTATATAGTATCCGGTCTAGAAAGATCTGGAACATCTATGATAATGCAGATACTAGAGGCAGGTGGGGTACCAATAGAATATGATAAAACTCGTAAGGCAGACGAAAGTAATCCTAGAGGATACTATGAATTATATGATGGAAAGATAATAACCAAATTAAAAAGAGAAGAAGTTCCTTTTGAAGATTTCAAGGGAAAGTTTATTAAGATTACTGCTTATGGATTACAATACTTACCAGATAGGGAATATAAAATAATATTCTCAACTAGAAATATTAAGGAGATTGTTGAATCAGGATTTAAAATGCATCCATCAGACCAAAGAGCTGAATTTATGGAAGAAGTTTTACTTAAACTATTAAATAAGACTAAAAAGGAATTAAAGGAAAATGAAAAAATTAAAGTGTTGTATATAAATTACAATAGAATGTTAGATAGTCCCGATATAGAACTGAAGAGAATCAAGACATTCCTAAAAGATTTTGATATAGAAAAAGCTAAAACTGTTATTGACAAAGATCTGTATAGGACTAGAGATGTAGATAATAAAAAAGAAGGTTGATGTTTATGAATTTAACCGAATCAGCAAGAGATTTATTAAAAAAGAAATATTGCAGTCCAGATGAAAAACCAGAAGAAGTATTCAAAAGAGTTGGAAAGGCTATAGAGTCACAAATGAATGGAGATCCCGATGCACAACAATTTACAAAAATAATGGAAGATTTAGATTTCTTACCCAATAGTCCTTGTATAAGGAATGCTGGATATTCCAATCAAGTTAAAGCATGTTTTGTTTTACCAATAGAAGATTCTATGGAAAGTATATATCAGACACTCTATAGGAGTGCCATGATATTTAAGAGTGGAGGAGGTGTAGGATATAATTTCAGTGAACTTAGAGAGAAGGGAGCTGCACTAACACATGGAGGAACATCATCTGGAATAATGCCTTTTCTAAAGATATACAATTCTTCTACGGATGCAGTAAAACAAGGCGGATTCAGAAGAGGAGCAAGTATGGGAGTACTAGATATAGATCATCCTCAAATATTAGATTTTATAAAGGAGAAACTTACACCCGGTTCAATGAGTAACTTTAATCTATCGGTTATGGTAAATGATGATTTCATGAAGGGAGTAGAAGAAGATAGTAAGATATTTCTTAGAAGTAGACTCGATAAAAGAATTATAACTGGTAAATTTAATTGTAGAGATTTATTCAATATAATAACTTATTCTGCATGGTTAACAGGAGATCCAGGATTATTATTTTATGATAGAATAAATAAGGACAATCCAAATTTTCCAAAGTATCCTATAAGATCAACAAATCCATGTGGAGAAGTTCCATTATTACCATATGAAAGTTGTTGTCTCGGTAGTATAAATTTAGCTAATTTTGTAACTAAGGATAAAAAATTTGATAAGAAGAGATTCTCTGAAATGGTCAGAATAACAACTAAATTCCTAATGGGAATGAATAAGATATGTGAATTTCCAAAAGGTGTACAGGGAGAATGCCAATTAGCTCAATCCAAATATTGGAGATTGGGATTGGGAGTAATGGGATTTGCAGACATGTTAATGAAGATGGAGATAATGTATGACTCAGAAGAAGCTTTAAAAATGATAGACACTATAGGAACTATCATGCAAGAATCTAAGAAATATGCACCCCATTCAGTTGCAACATTATCTATAGCACCAACTGGAAGTTTATCGATAATTGCTAATTGTTCATCTGGAATAGAACCATTCTTCAGTAAATCATATACAAGATACTTAAGACACGGAACAGTTAAAGAATCTAGAAAATCGACATATTTGAGAACTGCACATGATATATCTCCAGAGTGGCATCTTAAAATACAAGCTAGATGGCAATCATATATAGATAATGGAGTTAGTAAAACAATTAATTTACCTCATGATGCTACTATACATGATGTTCAAAAAATATATATGAATGCATGGAAAATGGGCTGTAAGGGAATAACAATATTTAGAGATGGTTGTTTAGGAGATTCAGGTCAAGTTTTAAGGTCAACTTGTGAGGATGATGATTGTTATCTTTAATTATGTGCCGAAAGGCTATGTAGAATAGGAAGTAATAAAAATGAAAGGAAAAATAAAATGGTACAATGCAAGAAAGGGATATGGATTTATATCTGGTGAAGATGACACAGATGTATTTATTCATAGTTCTGATGTACCAGAAGGCACTCAACTACAAGAAGATGATGAAGTTGAGTATGAAGTAGAAAAAACAGATAAAGGTTTAAAAGCAGTAAATTTAGAATTACTATAATTTAATTTTTATTTATTCAAGAAGACCTATGATAGATTGGATTGGAATGGTACTTACATTAGCAGGCTCATTCAGTGTGATTTATAAGATAAAATACGGATTCATACTTATGCTCCTTGGGTGTATAGCATGGATGATCTATGGTCTATATGTAGAGAGTATAGCTATTATAATAACAAATATAGTATTTTCAGGAACTAATTTATATGGTTTCTGGAAATGGAATAAAGATTAGGTTTACCTTTAGAGTTATGTATTTACATAATGTTTTTAAAAAAGGAGGTCAATTATGCCAAATGGAAGAAAAAAAGATGATGAAGAGATATACAAAGTAGCAGAGAGAGAATCTTTAGAAAGACCCTGGGCATCCAATGATAAACTAGTTTTCGATGAACGTTCTGCACACAGTAATAGATGTGCTGTTATTGCAGAAGATTCACTACAAGAATCAGTAAATTTTACAAAACAGATACATCAACAGTACTTAAAACGAGAACAAGATGCTATGGAAAACAACAGATATACTCTGAACTATCTATATGGTCTATACCCAGAAGAATGGATAGCTCTTCGAGAAATGATCAAACAGTGGAAAAACGATAACGACTAAATACTTTTTTTATTGTTGAGGAGAGTGGAGGGACTTTCCTCTATGTATTTTTATTATGTAATATAAATGTGATAATATGACAAAACTTCCTAATATAGAGAAAGATTATGAATTTCAAAAGAAGAAACCAGGAGATTGGTCAATGACTATTAAATCTAAAAGAGGTAAGAAGAAATGAAGGTAAGTATATCTAAAGTAGAATGTCCTAAGTGTAGACATGAATTTGATTATGAATACGAAACATTACCATTTCCTTTTGATGCAGAAGAGTGGTTGGATAATCTGGATGAACAAACTAAAGAACAACATCTTAATTATATGAAATATGGAAAATTAATTCCATCTGGAGGTAAGAAAGAATGAGTAGAGAGATTAAATTTAGAGTATGGGACAAAAAACAGAAACTAATGTTGAGTATCAGGGCATTACAATTCAATAAAGGAAGTTTTGAAGCTATTGGTGCTTTAGCTGATAGAGATTTAGATAATGAACCAACATTTGCTTATACCACATATGAACACGAGAATATGTATAAGCATAAGGATATAGATTCTGGACATCCATTTAGTGATATAATTCTAATGCAATATACAGGATTAAAAGATAAGGATGGAAAGGAAATCTACGAAGGGGATATACTAAAGTTCAAACCCGTTGGAGAAAAAGAAAATATAGGAAAAGTAAATTTCCTAGCAGGAATGTTTATGGTGACTGATAAAGACGATTACGATTATGAAATTGGATTAGTATTAGCAGATTCCTTAAAGGTAATAGGTAATATATATGAGAATGACTTAGATATAATATCTATGGCTAAAGAGCATTCTAAGACTATGGAAGGGTTGGCGAGGAAATGACTGAACAAATACTTGGACCAGGTAGTGAGACAGACCAACTGATTAGAAGGTTAAAGAAACAGAATAAAAATATGAAAGGTAAATGGATTGGTGAAGATATAGATAGAGTCGAACAAGAGATTAAATCTGAAGATAAAGAAATACCTAAAATAGTGTATGATGCAATATTAGAAGTAAATAAAATAGATAATATTAGATTGGTATATGATGATGATAACAAAACATTTAAACTCTATTTATCTAAAGAGATGATAGATAGTCTATGTAGAGATAGGATTATATCTATTGGTGATATGAAAAGTAAAGTTAATATGATGGTGAGAGAAAGTGTCTACTGAAGATAAAGAGTGGAGTTTGAAGAAGAAAGAGAATTTCATTCCAGATAGTGGAGCACATAACAGAGAATACTTTGATAAGAACTGTTATTACTATAATAAGAAGGACATAGAGACTCTACGAGAGAAATTGATTGAAGATATAAGAGATATTCAAAAAGAAGATTCAGATTTTGTAGGTTATGATGATGGAACCATAGAATGTGATATAGTAATTAAGATTATTAATAGAAGATTTGGATATGAAGATTAAACTTATAGATAAAAAGTACACTACAACAAAGATAGATAAGTATTGTTGTAGAGATATGAAAAGAATGTTAAAACATTCATGGGAATTGAATAATGATGGAATTCTATTTGATGATAGATTTACTGGTTATGAGCCTATAAATTATTGTCCATTTTGTGGTGAGAAAATAGATATTAATTGGTAGGAGATTTGGAAGATAATGATATGTCCTAAATGTGGAGAACCTATGATGGAATGCGGAGTAGGTGGTGTTTTTACTGACCAATTAATATTCTACAATTGCTCTAATTGTGATTACATGTGTCATCCATTCTTAGATACAAAAGAGCAGATACTTAAAAGGATAGAAGAAATTGATAAAGAAGTTGAAGAATATGAAACTGAATGGGAAAGAAAACTTAATAAGAAATGGTGGGAGTTCTGGAAATGAGGAGAAATAGAATATGAAATGTAAATTTTGCAAAGAACAATTAGTAGCAAATTATGAAAGATTTTATAAATGAATATGGAGAAGATATGGAAAAATTAAGTAAATACGAGAAATTTATTTCATTAAAATATGGAATAACATTATGTACAGATTGTCATAGAGAATTACATTGGGGTGATTAAAATAATAATTTGTTGTTGGGATTCACTCAGATTAGACGCAGTAGAACCATTCAAAGGAATCTTAGGTGAAGAGTCATGGGGGGATGTACCATCCATAGATGGTTTCACCGCACCTGTATTACCATCAATAGTATGTGGTAAAACACCAGAAGAGCTAGGAGTACCTAGAGACGAAAGTGCATTCTTTTCTAGTATAGACCCAAATAAAATAGATGACACTTTATTTGATCACTTTGATTCACATGTTACAATATCTAGATTAATAGGACCTCAAACTATGCCTCATACTACAATGGTTCCATCTAGAAGAGGTAAGATGAAATTCATGCCTCCCATTAAATGGAATGCTAAGTCTAATTGGGCTATAGATATATGGAGAGAAGTAGGCAATAAGTGGTCTATGACAAATCCATATTGGGTAGATGTTATATTCTTCTGGACATTTATAACACATGGTAACTTTTCTTGTTATGATAGTTTAGGAGCTGTAGAATCACCCGAAATAAAGAATGGTGGTTTAGTAATGAAGAGATTACAGAAACAAGACCCAGAGGCTCTAAGAAAATTGTATATGATGGGAGTTTATAATGGAGTAGAAACTCTAAAGGGACTTAATGAAATATCAGGTGGAAAGGAATTAATAATATGTTTTAGTGACCATCAAGAATGTCTTAATGAGACAATGAATGGACAATTGATGCCTCCAGGACATTATAAAGATATGCATAAGATTCCTGGTTTAGAGAGAGTTCCAATTTGGATCAACAAACCCAATGAAGAACTTCCAAAGGAGCAGACTGACATTAAGGATTGGATAGTCAAAATGTATAATAAGTATGAGAAAAATAATCCAGAGTATCAAAAATGGAAAAAGGAAAAAAGTACAAAGTAGTTGGATGTAATTGTGGAAGAACTGCCACAAATAGATTATTGACTATGGGTATAATCAAAGATTCTATATTAGAGATTATTGCTATACAACCAATAGGTCCAGTTACATTTAAAGTAGGAAAATCAGAATATACCTTAGGAAGAGGATTATTTGATAAGTTAATCTTGGAGGAAATAAAATGATGAGAGGAAGACGAACTAGGAGATATCAACGTCCTGGAAGAGGAATACCACAAGGAGATAAACCAGGTAGTGGACCAGGTGGAAATTGTATATGCCCAGCTTGTGGGTATAAGATTGAACACACATGGGCAGAACCTTGTAATACAAAAACTTGCCCTAAATGTGGAGCTAAGTTAACTAGAGAATGATCGAGGTAAGTTTATTAATAGGAATCTTAATATTTGCATTTTTATGTGAATTTATAGATTCTTCTTTGGGTATGGGATATGGCACTGCAGCCACTCCCTTACTTATGTTAATAGGAATACCAGCTTTAGAGATAATTCCAGCAGTATTATTATCAGAATTAATAACAGGGTTAATGTCTGGAATAGCTCATCATAAATTTGGTAATGTAGATTTTAATGTGAGGTCTAAGCATACTAAAGTTACTGCAGTTCTAGCATTATGTAGTATTTTAGGAGCTATAATTGCGGTTAATATAGTAGTAAACATACCAAAGTTCTATCTTAACCTTTATATAGGATTATTGGTTTTAAGTATGGGAATAATTGTATTCCTAACAAGAAATAAACAATTTGGTTTTTCTTGGAAGAAGATAGTTGGATTAGGTTCAATAGCAGCCTTTAATAAAGGTATGTCAGGTGGAGGATATGGTCCAATCGTAATGAGTGGACAGATACTATCTGGAGTTGAAGATAAAAGTGCTGTAGGAATAACTTCAGTATCAGAAGCAATAACATCCTTTGTTGGATTAGTTGTATTCATATTACTTGGAAGTTATATCAATTTTGAACTTGCAATACCTATGATAATAGGAGCTTCATGTGCAGTACCTATAGCAGCCTATACAACTAAAAGAATGAATTCCATTATTCTTAAAAGAAGTATAGCTTTATTGACTGTTGTACTAGGCTTAGTAACATTAGTAAAGTTGTTATAATATAAGAAAAGAGAAATAATATGACAGAAAGGAAAAAGTATAAAATAGCAGTAATGCCAGGAGATGGTATAGGAAAAGATGTGATGGACTGTGCCATGGTTATATTGAAACACATTGACCTAGATGCAAAATACTTTCATGAAGATATAGGATTAGATGCAAAAAAAAGAAACGGTACAGCATTATCAGATCATACTCTTAGAATATTAAAAGCATGCGATTGTTGCCTATTTGGAGCTGTATCAACAACAGATGAATCCACTATCTTAAGATTAAGACAAGAATTTGCTTTAAGTACTAACTTTAGACCTTGTAAAGGTAATGGAATAGATATTGCTATATTTAGAGAAAATACTGAAGATTTATATGCTCAAGTAGAATATAATCCAATCCCAAGAAGGTTAAGGAACTTCATTAATAAACACGAACGAATGAAAAAATTTAAATATACCCCAAATGAAGAAATGGCAATAGCTTTAAGGATTATTACTGTAAAAGCATGTACAAATATAGTAGCCAGGGCGTTTAGATTTGCAGCAAGAAATAATAAAAAGAAGATCACAGTAGTAGAAAAAGCTAACGTATTGAAAGAAACTGGAAGTATAATAATTAAAGCTGTTAAAGAAATATCTAAGAAGTATCCTAATATAGAAGTAGAGATAGTTAATATAGATAATATGTGTATGCAATTAGTAAAGAACCCTAAAAATTATGAAGTTATAGTTACTACTAATTTATTTGGTGATATATTATCAGACTTATGTAGTCAACTAGTTGGAGGAATTGGATATGTTGGTAGTGCAAATATTGGAAAAGATTTTGCATTGTTTGAACCCATTCATGGTAGTGCTCCAAAATATGCAGGGCAGTATAAAGTCAATCCCATAGGTATGATTAGGAGTATTGTACTCATGTTGGAATGGCTAGGCGAAACAAAAAAAGCTAAAGCATTAGATTTAGCTATAAATGAAGTTATAGAAGAAGGCAAAGCGAGAACATTTGATATGGGGGGAATTAATAATAGTTTAGAGGTAGCTGAAGAAATTGCAAAGAAATATGATAACTATATATGATACTACTTTAAGAGATGGAGAACAGATGCCTGGTGTATTCTTCACAAAACCTCAAAAGTTAGATATTGCAAGAAAATTAGATGAAGTGGGGATAGATGAGATAGAAGCTGGATTTCCAGCTATATCCAATAGAGAAGCCGATATAGTGAAGTCAATAGTTAATGAAGGATTAGATGCTAATATATTAGGATTATCTAGATTAAATAAAAAGGATATAGATATAGCAGCATCATCAGATGTTGATAAGATTATATTATTTGTAGGAACTTCAGATTACCATTTGAAATATAAGCTCCATACAACATTAAATGATTTAAAAGAAAAAATGAAAGATTGTATAGATTATGCAAAACAATATGGAGATGTAACATTTGGATTTGAAGATTCTACTAGGACAGATATAAGTATATTAAGAGATCTATCTAAAATAGTAACTGAATGTGGTGCTAAGAGAATAGGAATTGCAGATACAGTTGGTTGTGCAACTCCAATTATGATTAAAAAATATGTAACTTCTTTAAAAGAGATAACTAATATACCAATATCATTACATCTACATAACGATTTGGGTTTAGTTACAGCAAATGCTTTTGCAGGTTTAGAAGCAGGCTCTAATGTCTATGCAACAACTGTAAATGGTATAGGAGAAAGAGCAGGTAATCTTCCCCTAGAACAATTTGCTATGATACTTAAGTTATTTTATAAAACACATATAGACACTACAAAATTATATGAATTATCCCAATTAGTATCACTATATTCCAAAGTGCCTATATATATGAATCAACCTCTAGTCGGTAAAAATGCATTTGCTCATGAGTCGGGAATACATGTAGCAGCAATTCAAGAGAATCCAATAACATATGAATTCATACCTCCAGAAATGGTTGGTAATAAGAGAAGATTTATATTAGGTAAACATAGTGGTAAGAAGTCTATAGAGATGAAACTTAAAGAATATGGATTAAAGACTAGTATCGATAATATATGTAAAATATTAGATAGAGTAAAGAGATTAGGAGAGATTCAGGGAGAGGTTAGTGATATAGAGTTTCTTAATATAACTAAGGAGATTATTAATGAGGGTATGGAGATATAAACAAGACAACATAAATACAGATTTATTATTTCCTGGAAAGAGATGCTTTCTGGGTAGTGATGAAAAAACTCTAAAGAAATATATATTAGAAGATTTAGATGAGACATTTGCTAAAGAAGTGCAACCTGGGGATATTATAATAGCAAATAAGAACTTTGGATGTGGAAGCTCAAGAGAACATCCAGTATTAGGCTTAAAGGCAGTTGGAATTGTAGCCGTTATTGCAGAAAGTTTTGCTAGAATATTTTTTAGATGTTCTATTAATAATGGATTAACCATAATAGAATCTCCAGAAATGGTAAGAAGATACAAAAATGGAGATAAAGTTAGTGTATATGAGAGAATTGGAATAGTAAGAATTGGTGATAATGTTTATCATATTCCAAAAATGAATAATGAAATATTGGAAATAAAGAAAAATGGCGGACTACTTGAATACACAAGAAAAAAACTCAGAGAAAAAAACATTCAAAATAAAGCCTGAAACATACGTAGTATTATTTAGTGGTGGGTTAGATAGTACTTATGCTCTATGGTACTGTGTGGCAAAGACAGATAATCCTGTTCATACACACCATGTTATTATAAGAAATGATGTATCAAAGAGATGGAAAGAAGAAAGAGAAGCTTGTAGGGATATTGTAGATTATTTACAAAAGAATTATAGAGATTTTGATTATTCAGAGTCTGGATTTGATTTCTTTAATTTTAGAAATGTAAATTGGGATGTTGATATAGCTTTAATAGCTGGAATTATGGTAGCAAGAAATATAATGGGACTTAAGAGAATAGTATCTGGACCCACAAAAAGTGATTTAGATAGAAATCCCCATATTCCATCAGATATATTGAAGAGTGCAATTATGCCTAAAGACTGTATATATGAAGAAGGTTTTCGTCCCGGTATAACTAAAACTAAAAAAGAGATATATGATGAAATGCCTAAAGAATTATCCAAATTAGCATGGTCATGTAGACATCCAAATAATGGTAAGCCATGTGGTGAATGTAAGGCATGTAGGCTTAGAATAGAAGAAGGAATCCCTTTATAAATGACTAAAGAAAAGAAAAAAATTGTAATTAAACCTCTTAAAATAGTTATGTTTAGTGGTGGACTTGATAGTACATTTATTCTTTGGTTTTATCTTACAAAAACAAAGTTTGATGTACATGTGCATCATATAAGAATTAGAAACTCTATCTCAAAAAGATGGGAAAAGGAAGATGAAGCAGTAAAAAATATAATAGAATATTGTAAAGAAAATTATAGGAAATTTACATATTCAGAATCTGCATTCGACTTCTTTGGTTTTCCTAATGTAAACTGGGATGTAGATGTAGCAGGTTTTGTAGGAACTATGGTTGCTAGAAGTCTTATTATATATAGAAATGAAGAACCTCTTAATAGACCCATGACTATATGTGTAGGAGCCTGTAAGGACGATGGAATCAATGAACATAGACAATTAGGAATATTGGATGGTATCATAAGAAACTCTTCATTACTAGAACCAACCACTACACCTAGAGCTGAAAGAATAGCCTCTAATATGACTAAAAAACAAATGCTAGAAAAGATGCCCAAAGAATTATCAGATTTAACTTGGTCTTGCAGAATTCCAAAGGCAGGTAAACCCTGTGGTAAATGTAAATCATGTAAAATTATAAATAAAGCAAAGGAAGAATTGGGATGGTAATGTGAATATGTTTAATAAAATAAAAGGAGAGATATTATGGTAGACCATATAACAGATACATATACATTTACTGTGGAAGTAGTTCAACATGGAGATTTAGCTATATCAAATGTAGAATTCCCATCTCCAGTAGAACCAGGAGAAGAATATATTGTTGGTTACGATGTAATTAATAATGGTGGTAATGACACCTGTTTTGGTTTTATAGGCGATGTGGATAATGATAATATGGAAATAGCTGAAACTAGATGGCAACAAACTATTCCATCTGGAGAAGAACAGCATTTCGAAGCTACCCTTACCGGTAGATCTAATGACCTCCATGCAAAAATTAATGTAGGTTATTATACGGAGTGATATTATGCCTAAAGTTAGTGTTTATGATGTAGATACTCCAGAGGAGGTATCCCCTGGAGATAGCCTTAATATAAAGGTTAAAGTGCTTCACACATCCTTACCATGGTGGTTAGGTGGACGATTAATAGGAGTGGTATCATTTCTAAATGAAGATGGAGAAGAATTATTTAGAAAAAGACATTTATTTAAACCTTGGTGGTTTTGGGGATATAAAACATTCTCATTTAATATCGATGAATTACCAGAGACCACAATGTTTAGTTTAGATGTAGGATGGACTGAATAGGTGATTAAATGAAAAAGAAACAATTTGAACATTATAAGAAATTAAATGAAGATAAGATACCTATAACAAGAGATGAGAATGGAGAAACAATGGATGCAGACTTTATATACAAAAAGAAAAAGAGGATAGTACCTCAAATGTCATCGCAACCAGATTGGGATCTATTAGAATTAAGACTTGAAAAGAAACTTGAACTAGGAATGATTAAACCCATATATAATATGAATGGGGTCCTTTCTCCAGAAGTACAAATTCAAGAGGTAAGAAATAGAACCGATCTTGGATATAAACTTATGTTAGCTGAGAAAGGTTTATTGGATTATATGTTGGCTTATGAATAAAATAGAAGCAACAATCAACAAAGGTAAATACAAGGGTAAGTATCTTGAAGTGATTATAGGAGAATCTAATACAGATACAAAGATAATCTTAGACGGAAAAGAATTAACCAATGTAATGAATCTAGATATTCATATTGATTGTGATATGAGAACAATAAAGATGGAGTTGTTTGATAGATGAATAAAAGAGATGTAATGTTCATCCGGCCATCTGACTGTAGATATTGTTGGAATGGTTATTTCGGATTAGGACATGTTGTAGATTATGCTGCAGATAAATCCTTTAATATAGAGGATCTAAAATCAGAACAAGCTGATAATCCATACATTGATGATACCGTTAATAGCTTTAATCCATTTATGATTTATGGATTTGGACACGGTAACGTTAATGTTTATACAGCTAATTCTGAGACTCCAGTATGGGTAGTAGGAGAAAATCTAACTCATCTATCAGGTAGGATAATATATTTATTATCTTGTTTGACCGCTAATCAATTGGGTCCATATCTTATAGATCAGGGAGTTTTATCATATGGTGGATTCCTAGTATCGTGGACTTGGTTAACAGAAGATTTAAATGGAGATCCCTATAATGATTTTTATGCAGAAGGATTCTATAAGAGTGTAAATAGATTCTTTGAATCTTTATTGGATGATAATGTTATGTCAAGAGCTATGCAGGATTCCATAGAGGAATATAATAATTGGATAGCTTACTGGGAAACATCGAATGATGAATCTGCCAGTGAAATTATTAAATGGTTAATCCATGATAGAGATGGTTTAATAATATATGGAGATCCAAATGCATCCATGCTTGATATAATAGCTACTTATGATTTCACAGTTGAGGTTTCAACATGATAAAAATATATTCCGTACCAGATTGCAAATTATGTAAAAAAGCAAAGGAATTACTAACAAAAATGAATATAGAATTTGAAGAATATAATCTCAAAAAACCAGAAAATAGAGATGCCAGAAAATTCTATAGGAATTTAGGAGTAAAAACGGCTCCCATTATAGTTGGAGTAGACAAAAAAGGAGAAGAATGGATTCTAACAGAATTCAATGAAGAATCCCTATTAGAATTACTAGGAGTTTAATATAATGAAAAATAAAGAAGAGGAATCAGGAAATATACCAGAGTTTGATGAAGAGGATATAGAAGATATAGATGAGGATGAAGAAGATGAAGAGGAAGAAGAAGAAAAGAAGTCAGATAATCCAACTAGAAGAATACAGGTTTGTACCTTAAATACTCAAGTAGAAATAACTTCTAGTGATCCAGAAGATAGACTTGAAAAACTAAAGGGAATGGCTGAAGACCTAATAAATAAATATGGTAGGTTAAAGGAATGATTAAGGAGTTTACAAATGAACTGTCCAAAGTGCAATGCAAAGAGTATGGTAAAGAATACCATATACAAGACAGGATTTACATTGAGATATAGACAATGCTTAAATAAGAACTGCAGATGGAGATTTAAAACAAAAGAAATGCTGGCAGATGAATGGAATTATAAAGGCATCGTATTAAAGATTAAAAAAATAATAAATGAAGTAAACTGATATCCCAGAAAATATATATGTCTTTTTTATAGTATATATAGCAATCCATTTTGCTACATATACTAAAAAAATGAGATATTTTAGTAACATGCACGTGAAGTGTAGGGGTTTGATGAACAAATGGAAAATAACTCTCAAATAGATGGAACTACCAAGGAATATATGGATAACCATCCAAGTTATAAGATAGTATGGGATGATTATAAGAGAGGAAAGATAAATATAAAAAGATACATTTCTGATATCCTTAGGAAGAAGGATATTTCCATATCCAAGGATGGAATGGCAGAAGTGACATCTCGTGTATATGATATGATATATGATGATATAACTAATATAAGTGAGATGATTGTAGAAGATGGTAGAAAGAGAATTAGAGAAGAAGATATAATAAATTATTATAGTAAGTTGATTATATGAACATTAAAGTAGAGACACTACATATAGAAAAACCAACAAAAGATTTATATTCCATACTTGGATATAAACATACAATAGATCTCCCAACAGAAATAAATGGAACTGCTAGATTGATTCACGATCCTCAGTTAGATTTTGATAAGTTAACAAATAATGAAGAACCCTTAACACTCTATGCTGACCTTAAGGGAGATAGTTATTTATTAAAGAATTGTAGAATAACTGGTTATGATGTCACTATGACTAGTGGAGGACCAATAGAATCTACATTTGATTTTGTAGCTGAAGATGCAGTGAGTCCTGCATATGTTAAAGTTAAGTTTAGAGATGTAGAAGTCGAGGTGGACTATAAACACTATTCAAAGTTGGAAGGAGAAGACTTTGAGAGTATGACCTATTCAGATTTTAAGGATAAGGTCATGGTAGAGGAATTATAATATGGAAGAAGAAATATCAAGAATAGAAGATCTTATTGAAAGACGAGCAAATAGAAAGTTTGAAGAAAGCACAAAAATTGTTAAAGTAGATAGAAAGAAAATGTTAGAAAATCTTAAGGCAGCCAAACAGGATATAAAGGATGAACAGAAGAAAGCTGAAGACCTTTGGAAACAAGCTATTGAAGCTTATTATGAATATATGAAGAAACATATGGCATCAAAACAAATAGGCAATCCTCCCGATAAGCCTAGATTACCAGAAGAATATGATACTATTGATGGATATACTCATCTATTTGAAAGCCTAACGGATGATAAACTAAATTTAGAAATAGATTTTCTAGAAAAGATTTATCTAAAAACAGCCAAAGGAATAACAGAAGCTAAACAAAGTACTGCATATATGGCAGCATTTTGTAGTGGAAGTGCTTTTGGTGTAAGTGATTTTAGTCTAAATACAACTGGAGTTTACAACTACAAAGAGGAATAAATGTGATTCCATATCCCTATGGAAAACCCGCTATACAGCCAAAACAATATGTAATCAAAAGAAAGGATAGATATATTCTAGAATTATCAGATGGTACACCAACATTTGATTTAGGAAGCAATTTAGAAAGGGTAGCAGAATATTTATATTCATTCAAATTTAGTATAGGACATGGAGATTTTTTTGAAGGTCTAGAAGAACTTTGTGACATAGAATATAATTTATCTAATAGAGATTTAAAAATATTAAAAAATTTAAAAATGGTGGAAAAATTATAATATAAGTAAGGAGGAATAAAGTTTGGAATTTGATGAATTGAAGAAAATAATAGAAGCATTAGAAGGAGCATCAGAACAATATATAGTAAAGTCTTTCAAACCATGGACTAGTAATGGTAACAAAGAATACATTACCATTCAGTTAATTAAGAAAGATTAAAGTATGTTTAATGTTATAAGAATGGAGAACTAATTATGACAGAAGAATTTACAGGTTTTGATATTAAGGAAGAGAAACCTATAGAAGAACCAAAACCTAAGCCTAAGCCAAAAAAGACTTTATCTGAAAAAGATATATCAGAAATAGAAACAAAGATTAGAGAGGCAAGAGAACTCTTAAATATAAGTCTAAAGAATAGAAATTCAGATGGTATAGATGAGGCTATAAATATATTAACAGATGTAATTAAGAAAGTTAAATAAGGAGACTATACATGCCAAGAAAAAAGGGAAGCAAAAATAAAAAGAAATTTACCACAAAAAAAGAAGACCCTCTTAAAGATTACAAAGAGGAAGATAAAGAAAAAGGAGATTCTATATTTGATGAAGGAGAAACAGTAAAAGCAACTACATCAGAAGAACTAAAAGACAAAAAGGAAGTAGAAGAGATAGAGCCCATAGAAGAAGTCAAGGAGATAAAATTCGATGAGAATGCTCTGATAAGAAATTCTAGAAGAATAGTCAATTATACAGAAGGAATAAAGAATATGGTAGATAGATCTAAGGGAGCAGGACGTTCACACGATATCCCAAAGATGTTGCATCACCTCAGAAGGTTAGCGGATTTATCAGCTGGTCACTCAACCATCAATGGATATATAAAAACAATGGAAGAAAAAGTTAATGTATGCAAAGCTATTCATGTAAAAAAAGAAAGAATACCAGTTATCCTAGAAATAGGAAAAATAGCCGATGATCTATTAGATGAGATAAAGCCTTATGCGAGACGCAGATGATTGGATTAATAGTATAATTAGAGACTTCTTTGGAGATGGACCTATTGGAGGAGCTATAAAGAGAGGGCATACCTCCAGTAGAAGATATTATGACAATTCTGATGATATTATGGAGGATGAAGATAATGTCTATATTTCATTTGAATTGAAATACAATAAGGATGATTATCAGGTAATCCCCAGAGAAGAAGTAGTTATAATTTATCTAATAACGACCAATGATCAAATTGTATATAGACTTCCATGTAAAGTAGAGCCAGACTCTATAAAGTATACCCATGAAAATTATGTTATGGATATAACATTAAAAAAGAAAAAAGAGGAGAAGATTGATGACGATGAGTGAATTTGAGGAAGTTTGCAAAATCCTTAAAGATAGAGGTTATAGAGCAGTTAGTATGGAAGGTCCAACAAAAAGAATATTTATAGATGATGAACATAACATAAATATAACTATAGAAATAGATAATGACACTCTAACTGCTGAAGATGAGAAAATTATAGAAGAACGTTTAATAGAATTAGGTTATCTATAATGAAAAAGAAAAAAGTGGTAATTACCGGAATAAGTGGCTTCATTGGAAGTAACTTAGCAGAATATCTTGATACAGATTATGATATAGTTGGTTTTGATAGAGAACCATGGAAGGATCAGAATAATAGACCGTTTTTTAAACAGGATATAAATGATCCCCTAACAGATTTGCATGATGTATATGCAGTCATTCATCTGGCAGCCAAAGCTGGAGTTAGAGAATCTCAAGATAATTTTGAACAATATGTTCATGATAATATTCTTGGAACAAAATCTATTCTAGATAAATGTATAGACTGGAAACCTTCCATTATATTAATTGCATCTTCTTCCAGTATATCAGGGGATAAGGAGAGAGGACACTTTCCAAAATCATTATATGCAGTCAGTAAAGTTACAACAGAAGAGATTTTAAATTCCTATATAAGAAATGGGTTATTGGATAGTGATACAACTACTTCAATATTAATACCCTATACTGTATATGGACCCAATCAGAGAAAAGGTCTAGCTATAAGAAATTTTATAGATGCAATTATTAGAGAGCAACCCATAACTATATATGGAGATGGAACTCAATCTAGAGATTTCACATACATAGAAGATCTTTGTATAAAGATAAAACAAATGCTAGATGAACCTCATAGTATAGGACAAATAACTCATTTAGGTTCAAGAAAACAATACACCATAAATCAGATTATATCTATGATAGCGAGAATTACGGAAAAACCCATAACGGTTAATTACGTACCAAGAAATAGATTTGATGTTGATTCTACTCTAGCTCCATATCCATGCTTAGATAAAATAACACCCATAGAGAGAGGATTAGAAAAACAAATTAAGTGGGCAAAGAATATCTATAATATAGAAAGATTAAGAAAGAATGCCCAAAATTTAAATAAGGAAAAGAAAAAATGAGCTTTGATTTAGCTATGGCCTTTGATAAGGCAGAATATCTAAATCCTCAAATATATATGCTCATAGATACCTTAAAGGATAATATTCCTAAGGATACAATACTTCATATTAATACAAATCGTTCCGATGACAATGAACTACTACAATATATCCATAAGTGTTTAGGGACGATAGTATATAAAAAACCTCCATTTGAGGATTTAAAGTCAAGGTGTCAATATATGTTTCATGCATTTGAAATTGAAACAGATAAAGAATGGATAATGAAAATAGAAGGGGATCTGCTGGTACTTAAGAATCTTAACGAATTTGATAAGTTATTGAAGCCAGAGTATGATCTGGTTATAGAACCTGAGAATAGAAAAATACATTCAGATATTATCGCCACAAAACTTTGGAGATTAATATATAATCGTCTTGATATAAAACAACCTAAGGATAAAATTGTTTTTAGGGAGAACAATGAAGAAGGTTTACCATTGTATGGAACTGGATTAGTTTGTGTAAAGAACAAGCATCTAGAAACTATTAATAATAGATGGATTCCATTAACTAAAATTTGTGAGGACTGGATTCAATTTAATATTCATCCAAATGAATTTGCCTTTACTGCTATGACATATGATGAAGGATGGAACACTTACTTATATCCTCCAAAATATAAATTCAATCCAATAGGACATTTCAGAAAGGGGGATTATCCTTCAACTGAATTGATAGAGAACTGTAAATTACCAGAAGATACAATTATCTTTGATTATCATAGACCTGAATGGTTGATGCATGTTGCTAAATATAATGAGAATATTCGTAATATTATAAAACGAAATAAGAAATATATACCAGAAGACTGGTGGAATCTAACTACAGGAGATTTTCAGGAAGGATGAAAAATCATAAGCCTACAACACAATTCATAAAACGTATTTATAAAAAACAGAACTTAATTGGAGTAGAAGTAGGTGTATGGAAAGGTAGTAATGCTAAAGATATGTTAGAGTTTCTACCCATAAAGAAATTATATTTAGTAGATCCATATCTACATTATAATAATTATAATGATTATAAAGAAGACGATATGGATGAGATGTATCTGAAAGTTAAAAAGAAATTTGAACCATTTGGAGATAAGGTTGAATTAATTAGAAAAATGTCCTTTGATGCATTAGATAATATTCCAGATGAATGTGATTTTATTTATATAGATGCAAACCATGCATATGAATTTGTTAAGAAGGATTTAGAATTATTTTATCCAAAAGTAAAAAAAGGTGGAATATTGGGAGGTCATGATTATCATTATCTAAGACATCCAGGAGTAACCAAAGCAGTAGATGAATTTTGTAATAATATTAATAGTAAGATTTATAGTATGATTGAAAGTATAGATAGTAGAGGATTAGAAGTATCAGATTGGTGGATGATTAAATAATGAGAGTATTCAAGAAAATATCAACTCCTTTTGTAGATTCAAGACCTGATAAAGCTATTATAGTAGTGAATGGAATAGACCCACAAGTAAATACTATAAAGGCTTTTATACAGGCGTGTGACGATTATAAGATCAGTTATACAGTTTTTGTTAATAAGACAGATTGTTTAGAGGATGAAAAGTATACAGTTGGTTATATTAAGCAATCTCTAAATTTAAAAGATATTCAGTTTGGCTCTGCTAAAACTGGAAAGGGATTCAAAAAATTAGCAACATATCTAGACCTGTGGTTTGGTAAGAGAATTATAGTTTTGGGTGTATTTAATTCTGGAAAGACATCTTTAATAAATAGATTAACAGGAGAAAACCTTAAGGTAGGAACAATACCTGGAACTACTCTAGAATTTACAGAAATACCTGTTAATGGAACAGTTAAGAATATAGGAAAAGAAAATGAGGAAAAGATAGAAACAGTCTTAATAGATTCTGTAGGTCAATTAATAGATATACATAAACCCATGATGGTATCTATAGATTTTAGTGGTTGTATAACCGGATATGAAAAAATAAATAAAGTATTTGAAGAAGAAATATTGGGATTAGTTGAAACTCAAGAAAGAGTTAAGAATGATATATTTACAGTAGTTAAGGTTATTAAGCAAGCTTTATCAGAAGGTAATAAAATTATAATTACAGGAGCTGGAGCATCAGCTTTAGTAGCTAAAGAGATGGCTGGGCAAGGAACAGAATGTGGTTTACCAATTTTGGTATTTACTAATGATGGAGCTGAATTACAACCTGTAACATTCTCAAAGGGTCTAGGAGAACAAGAAGGTGGTTTATCTAAATATATAGCTAATGCAATTAATCCAGGAGATATAGTTATAGGAATTAGTGCATCAGGTGGTACTGGATTTGTATTTGATACCTTAAGAAGAGGTAGAGAAAAGAAAGCAATTCCCATAGCTATAACAGAGAATTCTGATACACCTTTAGGACATGCAGCTCTATATATAATAAAAAGTGAAGCTAAACCAGAAGGACCCAGTAGTTCCAAAATACAAACAGCCCATTTGGTTATAGGCCATGCCTTAATATTAACACTAGCAGATGAACTAGGAGTATCAGCTGATGAATCAGTTGGATATATGTTACCAGAAATATTAGAAAATAAAAAAATGGGAATTAAATAATGACAGAATATTCTATAGAAGAACATAAATGGGAAATAAAGGGAATACCAGATGAAGATGGTATATTATTTAAGATGTACCTTTCAGATATAGGAGAAATTGGAAGAGCACGAGTAGTTAAAATATTTAATGATACTCGACAACAATATTATGCTCTCTTAGAGGATTTAATATTAGAAGAAGAATATAGAGGTATAGGATTTGGATATATGTTTGTAAAACAGATTATTCAAGAAGTGGAAAAAGAAGGATGCTATAAGTTTATAGCTACATCCAGATTCGGTAGAGATATGATACATAAATTTTATATGGATTTAGGTTTTAAAGAGTGGGGCTACGAATTTAGAATTGATTTATGAATATAGGATATTTTAATGCTAGAGGCATAAATGATGTTGAACATTGGTTTGCTTTAGAAATAGAAGAATTACTTAGAAGAAAACATAATGTTGTAAATTTTTCATTTAGAGGACAACAACCAAATAGAGAGCATATCCAGTGGATGGATTTTGCTCATTTTCATTTTGCTCAAGTAGCAGACCACTATAAGAGAATTGGAGTTCCATTTGCTATAAGTCCTCACGCTAATGATATATTTGTGGATAATGGAGCTACTCTTATAAAGGCTAGCAAACATCCCAAATGTAAATTTGTAACATACCAATCATTTTATCATAAGAGAAAATTTGAGGAATGGGGAATAACTAAACCTCTAGTATATTTACCAATGTGTTGTAGAGTAAATTTATTCAAGAGAGAACATCCCACATTACATTTAACAGGAGATAAAATAATAGCGGGTGGAAGATTAATACCTAAAAAGGGATTAGATAGATTATCTTCAGTAGATAATTTAGTTATATTTGGTACTGGTCCATTAGAGGATGAATTAAAGGAGAAATTACCTAAGGCTGAATTTGTTGGATGGCAGAGTGGTGATGTATTAAAATATACATATTCAAGAGGATGGATATTTTTAAATCCTAGTATAGTTACTGGAGATGGAGATTCAGATGGTATTCCTAACACCATTAAAGAAGCTATGCTTATGGAGATGCAAGTAATATCAAGTCCAGTAGCTGGTATACCTGAATTAGAACAGGTAACATTATTTGATGATTGGGATAATATAAATGAATGTATAGAGACTATACCTAGAATTCCTAACAAGAAGGGAAGGAAGGAGATATTAAATACCTATAGTCCTAGATCATGTGTAGATAGATTATTAAAGGCAATAGAGGAATATAATTGATAGATGCTATAATTTTAGCTGCAGGAAAAGGCACAAGATTAATGCCCATAACTCAAGATAAACCAAAAGCTATGGTGGAAGTTAAAGGTAAACCTATAATAAGTTGGATCCTAGATGTATTAAAACAAATACAAATAAAGAAAGTATTTATAATAACAGGATATAGAGAAGGAACTCTAAAATCGTATATAAAATATAATTATAAGGATATGGATATAAATTTCCTTCATCAAAAAGAATTAACTGGTACTGCAGATGCAATAGCATTAGCAGAAGGTTATATTGGAAATAACTTTTTAGTATTATCCGGAGATACTATATATAAACCAGAAGAACTCATGAAATTAATGGAATGGGAAAATTCTCTTTTATATACAGAACAAAATACTAGATTATATGAATATGGGACCATAGATCTAAATACCAATAAATTACCAGAAGAAGGATTTTATTTGAAATTCATAAATGAAAAAACAACTAGACCAACAACTAATAATATTAATTGTGGAGTATATCACTTTAATAGAGAAGTTTTTAGATATATAAGAGATACAGAATATGATGGGAGATTCAGTGAAAAGATTATAACTAATACAATAAATATGATGATAGATGATGGTATTGACTTTAGAGGTTTTTATGTTAAGGAATTAAATGAAATATCCAGACCAGAGGATATAGAGAATATAGAGAATAGATTATGAAAATACTATTGTCTACCTTACCAAATGAAGGACAATATATAAGTTGGTTAACTAACCCAACATTTAGAGTGGAAGTTAATAAATATATGCCTCTAGGTATATTATCATTAGCAACAAACCTCCCACAAGAACACGATATTAAAGTTATAGATCCAGCTAGTGAGGATTGGTCTATAGATAAAACAATTTCGATTATAGAAAATGAAGAGCCTGATATATTAGGAATATCTGCAGTAACAAGACGTGTATATGCATTAAAGGAGATTCTTTCTAGGATAAATGTTCCATATATTACAGTAGGAGGACCACATGCAACTCATTATTCAGAGCAAATATTAGAATATGGTGCTGATGCAGTATTTGTTGGACCATTAGCTGATAATGAATTTAGATACAATTTGAATAAAAAAGCTAGAGGTATAATATATTGTAAGACTGGTATAAATGAAATTAAATTCCCAAATAGAGAATTTTTAGAAGTAAATAAATATTTTCCAAAGGCACATAAACTATTTGTAGCTGATAATCGTCTTCCTATGTTTTCTAGTATAGGATGTCCAAATAAATGTCTTTTTTGTAATGTACAAACTAAGAAAATACAGTTAAAAAATTCAAATATAATACTAGATGAAATGGAATATTTAAAATCATTAAATTGTAATAGTGTTCATATGTTGGATGATAATTTCAATGTAAGTAAAAAACATTTAAATAGCATCATTAAGGAATTTAAAGAAAGAGACTTTAATATAGAATGGAGTGGTAGAGGTCAAGTTAAAATGGATCTATCTATGTTATCTAAATTAAAGGAAGTTGGTTTTAAAAGAATGCATGTTGGTATAGAAGCCCTAGATGATAATATATTAAAATACTTTAATAAAAATCAAACAGTTAATGATATAGAAAATTTTTGTAGAGAGATGACAAATTTAGATTTGGATATTATAGGATACTTTATATTTGGAAGTCCAGTAGAAACAAAAGAATATAGAAAGAATGTTATCAAGAAAATAAGAGATTTAAATATAAATAAAGTTCTTTGTCATGTATTATTTCCTCAACCAAATACTGGATATTATTTTGAATTATTAAATAAGGGTACATTCAAGGAAGATTATTGGAAAAAATATATGGAAGGTCCCACTCCAAATTATGAGTTGCCATACCCGTTTGGGGAAGAATATAAAAATGAGATATGGAATTTTATGGAAGATTTGAAAAAGGAATTTAAATATATATAAGAGGTAATTAATATGAAATGTGTAGTAACTGGTTGTTGTGGTTTTATTGGTAGTAACTTAGTTCAGACCTTATTAGATGAAGGCCATGAAGTTGTAGGTATAGATAAGAACTATAGTCCATTAAGATTGCCTTATAATGAAAAAGCTTACAAGATACATGAAGGAGATTATAATAAGATAACAAAAAAATTTACTTTTATATGGGCTCCCTTACATGAGATACGAGTATTTAGTTATTTAATGGATAATACAGACATTGTATATCATTTAGCTGCCTATGTAACTATAAGAAATGAAGATATCCATGATAATATAAAGAATACTGTAGAAGGAACATTTGAATTACTAGACCTTATTGTAAGTAGAGAAATTCCCAGACTTGTATTTGCATCAACTTCTTCAATATATGGAGAAGATGCAGTTGGTTTTATAGATGAAGATTCTATAACCTTAAAACCAATTTCCCATTATGCATCAGGAAAAATAGCTAATGAAGCTTACATTAATAGTTATGCTTATCATAATAACTTTAGAGCTTGGATCTTTAGATTTGCAAATGTAACGGGTAAGAATCAGAACAGAGGAGCAATCTGGGATTTTATACATCAATTAAAGGAAAATCCAGAAAAACTGACAGTATTAGGAAATGGTAAACAAAGAAAATCATTTTTTGATGTAGATGATTGTGTAAGAGGACTAATAGATATACCTAAGAAAGATAAGAATTTAAATGTAGAAGTATACAATCTAGGTAACGATCAGATAATAACCGTTGGAGAAATAGCTAAATTAGTTTGTGAAGAAGTTGGAGTAGATGCAAAAATAAAGTATTCAGGTGGAGATAGAGGTTGGGTGGGAGATACACCTAATACTGAGATATCCATAACTAAAGCATTAAATACAGGATGGTGTCCTAAATATACTTGTGAAGAATCTGTTAGGAGGACCGCAAAATGGATGCTTACAAATTGGAATGCCCTGAGTGTGGAAGAGAACTCTTAGGTGATTATGTGGAATTTCACCGAATTGGTTGGTATTGTAGTAACTGTAATATAAATATATATAAAGATATATATGGAGATATTAGGGGATAAGAAATGATAATAAGTAGAGCTCCTGTAAGAATCACTTTAGGTGGTGGAGGAACTGATTTACCATCCTTCTATGAAAAAGAGGAAGGATTCTTACTAGCAGGAACAATAAATAAATATGTTTTTATAAGTATAAATAAACAATTTAATAAGACTTATAAAATTAATTATTCTCATCAAGAAGAAGTAGAAAATGTTGAAGATATTAAACATAATCTGTTTAGAGAAGCATTAAAATTATATAATATAGAACCCGGTATAGAAATACATTCTATGGCTGATATTCCAAGTGGTAAAGGATTAGGTTCATCGGGAGCATTCTTGGTAGCATTATTAAACTCATTACATTTCTACAAATATGGTCATGAAGCTCATCCAAGACAATTAGCTGAAGAAGCATCTAAAATTGAAATCGAAGTCCTTAAAGAACATGAGGGTAAACAAGACAAATACATATGTGCTTTTGGTGGAGTTAAGGGATTGACATTCCATAAGAATGGGGATGTATCGGTAGCTCCATTGATTAATGAAGATCGTATATTACATGAACTAGAAGATCATCTTATAATGTTCTCATTAGATAGATCTAGAAAGGGTAAAGCATCCGATACTCTAAAAAATTTAGATGATAAATTAATAGAGAGAGACGTGGATTATATAGAAAATATGAAGAAAATAAAAGAAATTGGTCTAGAGTCTAAAAAAGCATTAGAAGATTATGATTTTGATAGATTTGGTCTATTAATGGACCATCATTGGGCTTGGAAAAAATTGTGGCATCAAGATACAACAAATTCTAAAATAGATGAGATGTATGAATATGCTAAAGAATTAGGAGCATTTGGAGGTAAAACAATAGGAGCTCCAGGTGGAGGCTTTATGATATTCTATCATCCAAGTATAGATAAGGGAAGATGGGAATTCATAAGAAAAATGAAAGAAAAATATAATATTAAACAAACTGAATTTAGATTTGTAGATGAGGGAGTTACTTTAGTTTGGGGAGAAAATGAAATCTGAATTTGAGAAGTTTCACGATGCATTAGACTTAGTGCAATATGAGCAATTTGGAGAGTTAATGAATATTATTGATGCTCTAGATGAGCTCAGAGAAAACAATGGAACTATCTATATATGTGGTAATGGAGGCTCAGCTAGCATAGCTACCCACATAGCTTGTGATTTAGCTAAGATAGCTGGAATAAATGCTATCAGCCTTTGTACAAACATACCCTTAATAACTGCTATAACTAATGATGAGGGGTTTGATTACATATTTGAAGATCAACTAAGGGGTATGGAATATGGAGATTTACTTATGGTTATAAGTGTACATGGAACTATACCTAGAGATGATTATGAAGTATGGTCACAAAATCTAGTTAGAGCTGTGGATTATACAAGAAATTATGGAAATAAAGCTATATCCCTAACAGGATTTGATGGTGGTATGTTAAAGGATATAACAGATTATAATATTAATATCAATATAGAATCTACACCAATAGTGGAATCGATGCATTCAATTATAGGACATATTATAGCATTTAACTTAAAGGAGGTTGATAGAGAATGACTGAATTATATATAGACTCAGCTAATTTAGATGAGATAAAGATAGTAAATGATTTAGAAATCATAACTGGAGTGACAACAAATCAAAAGATATTCTCCAGAGAAAAAGGAATAGACTTTGAGGCTCATTGTAAACAAATATTAGAAATGGTAGATCCCTATCCAGTTAGTTTAGAGGGTCCTAATGATGCTAGTGATTTACTTATAAAAGCAGAAGAATATAATGATTGGGGAGACAATGTTGTAATTAAGGTACCAATGTTACCTAGATTTGATAGTATATGGGTATTAAAGGAATTGGATAATAAAGGAATATATACCAATGCAACTACATGTATGGACCTCAATCAAGTGTTTTTAGCAAGTGAGGCTAGAGCAAATTTTGTCAGTTTATTCTATTGTAGAATGAAGGATGCTTGGGGTGGTGAATATGCTAGAAGTACAATAGAGAAGGCAATGGAATTATTGGATGGTAGTGACACCCAATTAATAATTGGAAGTATAAGACATCCAGATGATGTTCATGAATTATTAGGATTACAACCCGATATAATAACAGTACCATATCAGATTATGAGTAATATGTGTACTAATAAAGTAACTGAGGAAGTATTAAGAGACTTTGATAAAGCCTGGGGAGAATTTAAGAAACATGAAAGGATGTAAGATGTGTGAAATATTAAGAAAAGAAAAGGATGAGTTCTTATATGATGATAGTGAAATAGCCATAGTTAGAACTAAATTAATGAAGGGTCACCATAAAAGAGTTATGGTTATATCTAAAGAGCACATAAAGGAATTAAATCCCCATACAGAAAGGGACTATCTACATATATTCATAAAATTCTGTCAAGAATATTTTAATGAAGAGCCAACTTTTTGTTTAAATGATCCGACATATGCAACCTATCCAGAACATTGGCATAGAGTAGCATGTGACTGGATAACTGATGATCCAAGAGAAATGAGACAATTACATTATACACCACATAAATCAATAAGGACAAAAGTAACATGGAGCCCATAAAATTAGATAGAAGTAGAAAATATTGGGTATTTGATATAGATGGTACCCTATGTAGTACAAATGGAAGTAGTTATGAAGAGTGTGAACCAGATATAGCTATGATCACTCTAGTTAATATGTTATATGATAAAGGAGATTACATTACTCTTTATACAGCTAGAGGTTCAACTAGTGGTATAGATTGGTACGATTTTACTGAAAATCAATTAAAGGGTTGGGGAGTCAAATATCATAGATTAATGTTAGGAAAGCCATTCGGAGATGTATTTGTTGATGATATGGCTATAAGACCAGATGAATTTCTAGATACAATATGAATAAGAGAGAAACTAAAATTATAGAAGAATCCTTAGATAAACTTAAGGATCTTAATGTTCTAGTCGTAGGGGAATTAATAGTAGATAAATACTGCTATGGTAAATATCTAGGAAAAATGAGAAGAAAATCCATAATGGAATTTATGGAATATGAAGATAAATATTTCTTGGGTGGAGCTGGAATAGTTGCTAATCATATAGTAGATTTTGTTAATAGTGTTAGTCTTCTTAGTTTAATAGGAGATAATAATAACTATATGGAAATTATAGAAGAATATTTAGATGAGAGAATAAATCCCTTATTATTACATAAAGATGATTCAGATACTCCTATCAAAAAACGATTTATAGATAAAGAAGAATTTATAACTTTATTTAAGAGTTCTAATATTAATGATAAACCCATAAATAAAAAATTATCAAAAAATATATCGGATTTTATAAATGGTGTTGCAGATAAGTATGATCTAATAATAGTTATGGATTATGGACTAGGAATGATGAGTCCAGAAATAATTAATAGTCTAGAAGAGAAATCTAAATTCTTAGCTGTTAATACTCAAATTAATGTTGAGAATAGAGGATACAATACAATAGATAAATATAATAAAATGGATTATGCCTGTATTAATGAGGATGAATTAAGATTAGTTTGTAAGGAGAAATATGGAGATGTTAAGGTATTAGTTAATAAGCTAATAACCTTAATAGATACTAATTATATTTCTGTAACTAGAGGACCATACGGTTCTGTGGTCTCTTCTAATGGAGATTATGAAGAGATAGAGGCATATGCTAATGATAGAAGATATGTAGTGGATACCATGGGATCAGGAGATTGTTATTTTGCAATATCAGCTTTATTTGCATGCATAGGATGTTATAGTAGGATAGTGGGATTAACAGGAAATATTGCTGGAGCGATACATTCCAATGTAGAGGGAAATACTCCATCAGTTAATCTAAAAACATTTAAAGAAAAAATAGGAGAAATTACAGATGATCGATTCATATTCTTTAGATAATCATAAGTTAATGTATCATCCAGAACGAGTACATAAATGGATGAATGGAGACACAATCTATCCCATATTTGCAGAGATCTCTCTTACAAGTAGATGTAATAATAGATGTCTTTTCTGTGCATATAACTTTTTCTTAAAATACAAATCCATAGATATAAATACGGAAACAGTAAAGAAGACCCTAGATAGTATGGCAAATTGTGGAGTTAAATCAGTTATGTTTGGTGGAGAAGGAGAACCTCTCTTACATAAAGATGTAGCTGATTTAATTATATATGCAAAAAATCTAGGATTAGATGTAAGTTTAACTACAAATGGAGTATTATTAGATAGTATAACGGCTAAGAGGATATTACCTTACTTATCTTGGGTTAAGTTTAGTATAGATGCAGGAAGATCAGATGAATATGCTTATCTACATGGAACCATTAAAGAGAACTATAAGAAAGTTTTAGATAATGTATCCAGGTCAAGCTTCTTAAATAGATTAAAGGAATATGATTGTACTATAGGAACTCAAGCTCTGTTATTTAAGGAGAATATAGATAATCTAGAAGAGCTTATTAAGTTTTTGGTATATGCTAAGCCAAATTATTTAGTAATAAAACCTTATTCAGAAAATGAGAATCAAAGTATAAAGACTTTACATCAACCCACTAAAAGACAACTAAAGGACTTTAAGAAGATGTTAAAAAAATATGAAGATAAATTAAATATTATATTCAGAGAAAAAGCCTTTGGGAATATAGTAGATGACAAACCATATAATATCTGTTATGCCAATGAATTTATGGCATATATAAATACCCTGGGAGATGTTTATAGTTGTACTAACTTTCTAGGATTTGAAGAATATAGCTATGGAAATATATATAAAGATAGCTTTGAAAATATATGGAAGAACAAAAAGGAAATTAATATTGATATAAGTAAATGTAGAAAAGCATGTAGATTAGATCCAATAAATAGATATTTATGGCGACTAAAAAACCCACAAAACCACGACAATTTTATTTAAGAAAAAAAATATTAGAATTGGCTATGGAGACTAAGAATGGTCACATAGGAGGATCTCTATCCTGTATAGATGCAATAGATACAATATACAGCATAAAGAAGGATGAAGATAAATTTCTTTTAAGTAAGGGACATGCAACGTTAGCATTCTATACTATATTAAGAGAGCAAGGATTTAAACCCGATATTACAAAATTACATCCCGATATAGATATTAAGAATGGAATAGAAATAAGTTCAGGCTCATTAGGTCATGGACTTCCAATAGCAGTAGGTATGGCTCTATCAAAAAAGATTAAGAATGAGAATGGAATAATTTATGTATTATTAGGAGATGGAGAATGTCAAGAAGGTACAACTTGGGAATCTCTATTATTTGCTGCTCAGCATAATTTATATAATCTCTGTATAATAATAGACTATAATAAGTTACAGGCCATAGATTATGTTGAAGATGTTCTAGATATTGATAGTTTAATTAATAAAATTACTGCATTTAATTGTACTGCAATGCCAGTATTAGATGGTCATAATACTGATAGTATAAAGAATGCCCTACAAAATACATCTAACTTCACCGTTAGAGAACCAAAAGTAATTATTCTACATACAATAAAGGGAAGTGGAGTTAATTATATGGAAAATGGTCTAGAATGGCATAATAAGTTGCCAGATAAAAAACAATTAAAAAAAGCTATGGAGGAGTTATCATGAGAAGGAGATTTGGAGAATGGATAGCCAAACAATCTTTAGATGATGATAGTATTTATCTTCTAGTTGGAGATATAGGATATGGAATATTTGATAAATTTAGAGAACAATCACCCGATAGATTCATAAATGTTGGTTGTTGTGAACAGACCATGATAGGAATTGCAGCTGGTATGGCTTTAAGTGAATTGAAGCCTTATGTCTATACAATAACTCCATTCTTAATAGAAAGAACCTTTGAGCAGATTAAAATAGATATAGACCTTAATAATGTAGATGTTAAACTTATAGGTTATGATGATTATGCCTCTCAAGGTCCTACCCATGAATTAGTTAAGAATGGAAACTATATGAAGATGTTTGAGAATATAGAAAGCTTTTGGCCAGTAGACTCTGATGAAGTTGAAGATTTTTTAAGATATTCTTATAAAAATAAAAAACCCACTTTTATGAGATTAAGAAAGGATAGGGGATGTTAAACAATTATTCATAAATATAAAAATCGTAATTTAATAGTTCCTGATTTTATTATAGCAGGAAACGAAAGATCTGGTACTAGTTATTTAAATATATGGTTAAATACACATGAGAATATATATTTGCCAAAAAGACATATATATTTTTATACAAAATATTGGAACAACGGAATAGATTGGTATGCAAATCAATTTAAAAATAAAAAAGTAAATATGAGAGCAAAATCAATTATAGGAGATCATACTCCAAATGAACTCTCATTTTATAAAAAACACGATACTCTCAAAAGAATGAAGGATACATTTCCAGATCTAAAAATTATAGTTTCCCTTAGAAATCCAGTTGATAGAGCAGTATCGGCAGCAGTTCATCATAAGTTAGTAGATGGGACTGGTGGAAATAAACCTAATATTAATGAATACTTTGTTAAGGATGGAAAATATCTAGAACCTTCAGATGGCATATCCATTATTACAGAACGATGTATATACTGGAAATCAATTAAGGAACTGTATAATACATTTGATGAAGAACAATTTAAGATAGTTATATTAGAAGACATTGCCAAAGATCCAAAAAAGGTATTGGATGATATATGTGAATTTCTTGGTGCAAGTAAAACAATTAAACCTGACAAAAGAAAATTCAATCAAAGAAAAAAGAATATTGATATTAAACCAGAAACTAGAAAAATTATGCTAGAATACTTTAAACCTCATAATGATAAATTGTTTAAGATAATAAATAGAAATATAGAGGAATGGGATTATTAGATAATGAAACAGATAAAGTTACATTTGGGATGCGGTAAGAAATACATACCAGGATTTATACATATAGATATAGAAAAATATGATCACATAGACTATAATACAGATGCATCAGATCTACACATGTTTAAAGACAATTCAGTTGATTTAATATATTCAGCACACCTTCTTGAACATTATAAGAGAAGAGATATAGATACTGTATTAAAGGAATGGTATAGAGTCCTAAAACCAGACGGTACCCTTAGATTAGCAGTACCTGATTTTGAAGCATTAATAAAGATATATAATAAATATAAAGATTTAGAGATGATAATGGGACCTCTTTATGGTAATAATGGAAAGTTAGATTCTCACTATATAACATTTGACTTTAGATATTTATGTAAGAGATTAAGATTAATAGGCTTTAAGAATATACAAAGATATAACTGGAGAGAAACAATACATAAAAATTATGACGATTATTCTCAGAGTTATATACCCCACTTAGATAAAGAGAATGGAATACTAATAAGTTTAAATGTTGAGGCAACTAAATGAGATCCGAATGGTCACCTGGAAAGAAGTGGAATCCATTCAATAGCTATAAATTATTAGCACAAGTATATAAATGGAGAGATATAGAAAGAGGAAAGAGAATACCATCTCCAACATTAGTTACAATTGATCCAACTAATAACTGTAACTTTAATTGCATATGGTGTAATAGTGACTATATATTAAAGAGAAGAGATCAATATATATCTAAGAAATCTCTATTGAATATTGCAGACTTCTTACCAAAATGGAGAAACGGTGTAGAGGCCGTTTGTATAGCAGGAGGAGGGGAATCCCTATTAAATCCAGCAACTTCAGATCTTATAGATAGATTAGTTGATAATGGAATAGAGGTAGGTGTAGTTACAAATGGAACTAATCTTAATAAGTATAAAGAATCATTATCAAAATGTACTTGGGTTGGAGTATCAGTAGATGCAGGAACACCAGAAACATTTCAGAAAATAAAGAAAGTAGATTACTTTGATAAAGTGATATCAAATATAAAAGAACTTATAGATTATTCTAATAAAAAAGATACAAGATTAGGAACGGACAGATCTGGATATGGAGTTAGTTATAAATATCTTTTACATCCATATAATTGTCAAGAAATATTAAAATCAGTTAAAATTGCTAGAGATATAGGATGTAAGAATTTTCACTTAAGACCTATGGGTATACCATGGGATAAATTAAATGAAGGTTCAGAAGTATTCGATTTACCTTCTATAAGTACATTTCAAGATCAATTGGAGCAATCAAGAAAATATGAAACTGAAAAATTTGGGGTATATGGAGTTACTCATAAATTTGATTCTAAATTAAATATAGCTAATAAATTCAAAGAATGTTATGCAATCTTCATGACATGTGCCTTTATGCCAGGAACAGATGGCAACAAGAATAACTTTACTGTTGGTTTATGTTGTGATAGAAGAGGAGACGAAAGATTAGAATTAGCTAGGAATATTTCCTCTATGAGCCAATTAGATGACCTCTGGGGCTCAGAAAAACATTGGGACATATTTGATAACATTAACATGAAAGATTGTCCTAGATGTACGTATCAGCCTCATAATCAAATATATGAACATGTTATAAAGAATGATAGTATGACTTACAGATTTATATGATTAAATTACACTTAGGTTGTGGACCAGTATATCTAGATGGATATATTAATATAGATATTAAGATAGATGATTACACGTGGTTAAAGGAAGAGAGACCAGATATACTAGATTATAATAGAACTACTCTAGATAAATATTATAAGTATGATTATTATAAGAGAAAACACAATCTAGCAGTTGTAGATGAATTTATGGATATTACTGAGATACCTTATAATTATAATAATGTAGATGAGATATTAATAATAAATACCTTTGAACATTTCAATAGATACGAATCAGTAAAACTTTTAGAAGAGTGGTATAGATTACTAAAGAAAGGTGGAAAGTTAATCATAGGAGGTATTCCAGATTTAGAGGGGACTATAGATCTTTTAAAAAGAGAAGAAAATGAAGAATGGGTTATTAGTCTTATATATGGTAGTCAAAAGAATAACTTTGCATATCATAAGTGGGGGTATACATTTGAGTATTTAAAGGATATATGTTTAGAAATAGGGTTTAGGAATATAAAACAAATATCCATTATAGAACACGCTTATCCAACATTTAACATAGAGATGACCAAATGAAGGGAATAATATTAAAACAAAAATATAATGCATATACAGCAGGTAAGATATTTATAGATAATCTAATAAAGCACACTGATTCCAATGTGGTTGAATTTGATAATAAAAACTACTGTAGTAACAACTGGAAAGATATATATAATCAAATATCTAAATATAAGGATGCAAAATATATATTCTCAGGTATAGACTATTTTCTATATGAGAATGTAGAACCCCTACATAAATTTAATATTCCTCTTATAATGTCAGCTGGTAATTCATGGGAGAGATTAAAGGATAATAGATGGAGAAAATACGTTAAAAAACATCGGCCTTCTATAATAAGCTTAGATGATTGGTGCTCTAAGTGTGTTTATGAGGATATTCTAGATGTAGATGATTTACAATATATATGGAAACCATTTGATACCGATATATCTACAATAAAAGATTATCAGGAAAAAAAGATTTGGGATGTTTCATTATCAGGAAAACCATCTTATAAAGATAGACGATACTACGAAACTTTTATACCCACTTTATCAGAAAAATTAAAATTTAAATTTAAAAGATTAGGAAGAAATTTTTCATTTGAAGATTATGCTAGGAACCTAAATAAAAGTTGGATGTCAATGAGTAGTGTTCAAAGTAACCCATATTATAAAAACGTATATATAGGAGCTAATGTTCCTAAGAATATAGAAATAGCTGGATCTAAGGCTTGTTTATTTACTAAGAAGTGGGGAGATTCAGATATAATGGGATTTAAGGATGGAGAAAATTGTGTTTTATTTGAAAATAATAATGAAATAGAAGATAAATTGAAATATTATTTAGATAATAAAGATGTTTTAGAAAAAATAATAGATAAGGGGTATCAACTAGTTCACAATAAACATACTCCAGAAATACATATAAAACAATATATAAAAGATTTAAAGGAGATATTAAAGAGGATATGAGTAAGATATTATTTACAATAAGAGGTAAACCAAGAACACTTGGAATGGGTGATATTGCAATGTTAGCATGTCCAGTATATTTTAGAGGAAGATCATTAGGATATGATGAAGTATATTTGGAATGGCCAAATATAGTTACGGGTCCTAAATATAAAAAAGTTAGATGTCCAAAGAAAACTATAATTCCAGTTAACTTTATAAAGAGAAGTGATATTAGGAAAAAGGATTTCGATGAGATATTAGACCTAAGAGATAAACATGTCTTATTTAATTTTTACCCAGGTATTGATTTAGATACTGAAGGAAAAAAAACTAAAAGTCTATATGGAATATATAATTTTAATAATCTTTATTTATATTCAACTGGAATAAAACCAGTATTCAAGGTAGATAAGGATAAACTTGAAAAACCATACATAATAATACATCATAGAAATTATAAGACAGCCCAATTTAGAAATTCTAAAGAAGAAACAACAAAAATTGTTTTAGATCTATTAAGAGATACACTAGGAGATAAATATGAGATATGGAAAATGGGAGAACCCACTTCATTTGATGAAGAATTTGATAGAGTAACAACCATTAATTATAATGATGTAAACGAATATTTCAAAACTATTAACAATTCTAGTATGGTATTAGGAAATGGTCAATCAGGAATTACTGCTACCGGTAATTATTTTGATATACCGGTTGTAAGATTGGATGTTAATTTTGAATCCAAGATATCAAGAAATTTATTATCAGTTTATCATTGGTCAGCATTATGTGGAGTAGGTTATACTTGTTATGATTGGGCTGGACCTGAAAAAAATAGAGTATACTATGTAAATAAATTTGGTGAATTAGAATTAGAAAATTTGGAGAAGTTTGTGATAAAATGGCTGCTATAGATAAATATAAGATGACTGGAACTAAGTTACTTTGGCATATGGATAGAGTAAATGCTTGGAAAAATGGAGAAAGAGTAGCTCCAATCCATATATCATTAGGTATAGCTAATTATTGTAATTCTAAATGTAAATTTTGTTATGGAACATTCTTTGGTAAAGACAATAAAAATAAAAAATATATGAGTCTAGATACAATTAAAAATCTATTAGATGATTGCCAAGAGATAGGAGTAAAGTCCATAGTTATTATGGGAGAAGGAGAAAATACAATAAGTCCTCATTTCTATGATATGCTAGAATATTCAAAAAATAATTCAGTAGATTTATCTCTAGCAACTAACTTAATAGATATAAAAGAAGATAAGATAGAACTGATGCTCCAAACACTACAATGGATAAGAATAAGTATATGTGGTAGTAATAGAGATATATACAAAACAATTCATCAAGTAGATAAATATGATCAAGTAATAGATAACATAAAAAAACTAGTTAAAATTAAAAAGGAAAATGGATATAATACCACTATAGGACTTCAAGTGGTAGTTATAGAGGACAATTTTGATGACCTAGTTAATATTGCTAAATTAGGAAAAGAATTAGGTGTAGATTATTGTGTAATGAAACCTTGTTCAGATACTAACGATGGAAAGTTAAATATAAATGTTAGTAGATATAAAGACGTTCATGAAATCTTAAAAGATGCTGAATCAGAGAATAATGATAATTATGATGTAATAGTTAAATGGAATAAATTTAATTATAGGGAGACTACTTTTAAAAACTGTTATGGGACTGTATTCAGTATAGGAATAGATGCTTTAGGAAATGTAGGTCCATGTGGACATCTTCTAGGATATAAAAAAGAATATTTTAATATGGGAAATATGAATAATAATAGATTCAAGGATATAGTGAAGTCCAATAAATATTGGACAGTCCAGAATAGAGTACATAAATTAAATGTAAGGAAAGAATGTGAAACTTACTGTCTTCATTGTTATATGAATCAATTTTTAGAGGAATACTTACATCCCCCGGAGCATATTAATTATGTCTAAAGTAGTAATATTGGGAGCTTATGGTATGGTAGGAGCTGCCTTTAAAAAAGAAAACCCAGATGCTATAGCATTGGATAAACACGACTGTGATATAACAATACCAGAATCCATTTCTAGAATGATAGAAATATATGAACCTGATATAATAATAAATTCAGCAGTAATATATAATTATGATGCTTGCAAAAAAAATCCAGAATTAGCCTATAGACCAAATTCAATAGGTCCATTAAATTTAGCCATACAATGTAGAGATAATGACATAACATTGGTTCAATTAAGTACAGTCAATGTCTTTAAAGGAGATACTTCAACTCCATATACAGAGGATTCTATTCCAAATCCTATGAGTATATATGGAAAATCTAAATATATAGCAGAACTATATGTAGGGAGTATATGTGATAAATTTTATATAATAAGAATGCCAACAATGTTTGGACATGTAGAAAATCATAAAAATATAGGATTCACTGAAAAAATGCTAATACGCATGAGAGATAATAAGGAATTAAGAGTAGCGGATGATAAAGTAGAATCTATTTCTCATACTAGAGATATAGCTAAGGAAGTATATAGAATCATTGAAGATAAATTACCATATGGAATATATCATATATCTAATGAAGGTTGTATGAGTTATTATGAATTTATAGTTGAAATTGTAAAGCAGTTAGGAAAGTCTATAAATGTTGAGGGAGTTAGTAGAAAGGTTTTTCCAGATTGGGAAACAAAACCAGGGTATGCATCATTGAGCTCTATTAAAATAAAACCTCTTAGAAATTGGAAGAAAGCATTAAAGGATTATTTGAATGAGCAAAATATTATTTAGAGGATTTGATCTCTTACCCAAGAGAGTGGTAGGCTATGGAGATATTTTTATATACTCATTAGCTTGCTATCTAAAAGGTAAAAAAAGAAATTACGATAATATAGATATAATATTTCCAAGATTTGGCTATGATAATAGATGGATTATACCTAAAAGAGACCAAGTATGGCAAAAGACGGAATTTCTTCCATGGACTTGGATTAGTAGAGAATCAAAAATAAATGAAAATGATTACGATTGTATAGTCTATACAAATAAAAAGAATTCATTTTATAAAGGATATCCAGGATTAAATAGCAGTGGAAGATTTTTTTATGCTTATCTAGACATATATTATAAACTAACTGGAAAGGAGCCAGTATTAGATATACCTAGAGAAAAACAAAATAAACCTTATATCTTATTACAATACAGAGAAGTAAATGGAAGAAAAAGTGAAATTAGAAATACAAATATAGAAAGACTCCTAAAATTATATGATGTTATTAAGGAAAAATATGGGAATAGATTTTTATATTATAAAATAGGAGAACCATCTCCAATAGATGATAAATTTGATAAGAGTATACCATTAATGTATGGGAATATAGATGGATTTTCTAAGTTAGTTAGAAATAGCTCATTAATGATAAGTGGGCACTCTGGTCCTCAGAATTTTTCTTTATGTTTTCCAGATATACCCACAATTAGATTAGATATAAGAAATGAATGGAATCCAAGAGATCCATTCCATTGGAAAAATCAAGTTGGAAGTTTATCGAGTATTATACCATTTCATCCATTATGGTGCAATGATAGAATATTTGATATAGACTTTAATGATGATATAAAAAAGGAAAGAATATTTAGTTTTTTAGATGAACAAAAATTATATGGAGGACAATATGATAAGAACAAAGTGTGAAGTTTGTGGAAATAAAGTAGGTAAGTTAACAATACCTTTAGATGATTATCCCTTAACGGAGACATATCTAAAGAGAAAATCTAATACCAAGTTTGATCAGAGATTTGTTTTTTGTGAGAATTGTGGTCATGGACAACTAGAAAATATACTGCCTCAGGAAGATTTGTATAGTCATAAATATAAATTTAGAACTTCAAAGAGTTCTGGAGCTGATAAGGGAAGTGGTTTTGTATATGATTACATAATAAAGAATAAATTATATGAAAAATATAAGACTGTTATAGATATTGGATGTAATGATGGGTATCTATTATATAGATTAGAACCTTACTTTGATAATTTAATAGGAGTAGATCCAGTATTGGATGAAAATTGGAAGGATAATAAAATAACCCTTTATGCAGATTTTATAGAACATGTTGATTTAAAATTAGAGGACTGTTTAGTTATAACCAGTCAAGTTCTAGAACATTTAGAATATCCCAAGATGTTTATTAAGAAGTTATTAGAAAAATCTAATAATAATACTAGATTTATATTTGCATTCCCTTGTCTGGATATGTTAGTTAAAGATTATAGATTTGATCAGATATTTCATCATCATCAAAATTATTTCTCTAAGGCATCCATTGGAGAACTATTAAATATATTAGGAGCAAAAATAACTAATACTAAGATTAATCCCCATTATTGGGGTACCCTATTGGTAGATTTTCATAAGCATAATAAACCCAATAATAAATTTGAGAAAATAGGTAGAGAGACAGTTATTGATAGCTATAATGAATTCATACATTTATGCAACAACGCAAGAGATTATCTTGATAATCATAAGGATATTAAGATATACGGTTATGGAGCTAATCTACAGTTACCTGTACTTGGTTATTTTATAGATAATCTAGATGAGAGATTAGAATATGTATTAGATGATGATATAGAAAAAGATGGTTTGTATGTACCGACTATGAAAATAAAGATAAAATACACTCCATCAGTTAATTTAAAGGGTAAACAAATAATAATAACGGCAAGTAATTTCTCTAAGGCCATCCTAAAAAATATATTAGAAAAGGATATAGAGAATGTTTATTGTATATTTAATAAGATATGAATTCAGATATATTCTACATAATAGCTCCCGGACCTACATTAAATGATTTAACAGAAGAGGAATGGAAATTTTTAGAACATCAAAATACTATATCTATATCCTGTACACCCTTTACTGGTAAATACTTTAAATATTACATGACATATGAATCAACTAAAAGTACAAATAGATTTTTAGAAATGATGGCAGAAGATAGATACTTTAATACTACTCTATTACTAGGTATAGATAAAAATATAAGATATGCATTGGAATTAGGATTTAAAAACATATATGGTATATCAAAGGGAAGAGGTAGAAGCTTTAATGGTAAACTTTGGTTTGATGGGGAAGATAAACCTCCAGAGAAATTAAAAAATTGCATTGCACAAAAATTAAGTGAACCTCTATTTAGATATAGGGGATCACTAGCAGCAACCATTAATGTAGCATTAATCTTGGGTGCTAAAGAGATTAGATTGATTGGAGTTGAGCTAAATAATATGAAACATTTCTATGAAGGAACAGAAGAAAGATGGACAAAAGACCCAAAGAGAATAGAAGAGATTAGAGATTATCATAAAGATTATTTGGAGACAATTGAAGTTAAGAAGAGACGACAGGTTGAAAGAATGAAAGATTTTGATCCAAATATCATGCATACAACTGCCATGAAATATCCTAGTAAACTATGGGGTAATAAAAATCTTATTGGTATGCCAAAAGTTGTAGAATGGATGGATAAAGAATTAAGAGAAATGGGACATAGAGGTATATATATAACAAATAAAAAAAGTATCTTATATAAAGATAATTTAATAGAATATAAAAAGGTGATGGAATGAGTAAAGAAATATATTTTACTGGAGAAATAGGCATTAATCATAATGGAGACATAAAACTAGCAAAAGAACTTATTAAAATGGCTAAGGATTGTGGTTGTGATGCTGTAAAATTCCAGAAGAGAACTATAGATAAAGTATATAATAAAGAATTTTTAGATAGCTATAGAGAATCTCCTTGGGGAAAAACCCAAAGAGCTCAGAAAATAGCCCTAGAATTTGGTAAAAGAGAATTTGATGAAATTGATAATTATTGTAGAGAATTGGATATAGATTGGTATGCTTCAGCTTGGGATGAGGATAGTCAAGTGTTCTTAGAACAATATGACTTGAAATACAATAAAATAGCATCTCCAATGTTAACTCACAAGGCACTATTAGAACATGTAGCAAATGAAGAAAAACCCACCTTTATATCCACAGGAATGTCTACATACAATGAAATAGATGATGCCATCAATATATTTAGGTCCTATAAATGTCCATACGTATTAATGCATTGTGTTAGTATATATCCATGTCCTCCAGAACACCTTAATCTAAATATGATAAAAACTTTAAAGAATAGATATGATTGTGATATAGGATACTCTGGACACTCTCAAGGTATATTGGATACAACTATAGCAGTAGCATTTGGAGCTAGATATCTAGAGAAGCATATAACATTAAATAGAGCAATGTATGGTTCTGATCAGTCAGCATCTCTAGAAAGAAAAGGTCTTCAATATTCTATCAGAAATGCTAGGGTAATTAATAAAATGTTAGGAGATGGAAAAAAGAAAGTTCTATCAAATGAAGAAAAAAATAAAATTAAATTGAGATATTGGGAATGAGAATTATTTGTATTATACCCGCTAGAGGAGGTTCTACTAGAATTAAGGATAAGAATATAGTGGACCTTGGAGGACACCCGTTAATAGCCTGGACTATAAGAGATGCACTAGAATCTACCTTAATAGATAGAGTTATTGTATCCACTGATAGTAAAAAAATAAAAGATATTTCTTTAAAATATGGAGCAGAAGTTATAGATAGGCCAATCCATCTTTCTGAAGATAATTCAAAAATGGAAGATGCAATAATTTATACAATAGATAAGATAAATGAAAGTCCGGATATAATAGTTATATTACAATGTACAACTCCCTTTAGAAATAAAGGAGACATAGATAAGGGTATAATCAAATTAGGTCAGGATAATGCTGACTCATTATTTTTTGCCACAGAATTTGATAAATTTATATGGACTAAAGAACATTATAGTATTAATTATGATTTTAAAAGTAGACCTAGAACTCAAGATAAAAAATGGGAGATAGTGGAATTGGGTAATTATATAATAAAACCAGAAGTACTATATAAACTTAATAATAGACTAGGTGGTAAGATAACTCATTTATTAGTAGATAAAATATCAGAAATAGATATAGACAATCAATATGATTTAGCTTTAGCTAGATTATTGGTAGAGAAGTGTGGAGTGATAAAATGAAATTACATTTAGGATGCGGATTAGACGCTAAAGAAGGATATATTAATATAGATAAAATAGGCTCTTATGGAGTTGATTTAGTTTTAGATGTTGGTAAAGAAGAATTCCCTTATGATGATAGTTCAATAGATGAAGTTGTGGCAACACACTTTATAGAACATCTAGATGGAGAGGAAGTAGTTCATCTAATGGATGAATTATATAGAATTTGTAAGAATGATGCAATAATATTATTTACTGCACCTTACTTCACGTCACCTACTAGTTGCAGACCCTTTCATAAACAGATGATAAGTGAAACTTACTTTGCAGATTTTGAAGTTCTAGATCCAAATAAGTGTAAGAGTTTGGACCACAGATTTTATTTCCATATAAATGCATTCAAGGAATTAGATGATGAAGAGAATCTAATAGTTATATTTAAATTAAGAGTAGTTAAATGATAGTAGAAGAAGAATTAGAAGAAGAAATTGTATACCCACCAAAAAAAGATAGAGAGATTGCTATAAAGTTTGCATTTAGAAAAGCCTCAGAGATAAAACTAAAAGGAGATTATCTAGAATTTGGTTTATTTAAGGGATCTTCTTTTATTAGAGCTTATGAATATGCTAAAGAACACAAATTTGATTATATGAACTTTTATGGTTTTGATTCTTTTGAGGGGTTACCAAAAGAGGCTAGTTTAGAAAAGTTTAGACCTCATCAATATAAATGCAGTAGATTTGACTTTGATAATAATATTAAAAAAAGTGGAATGGATTTAAAAAGGGTAACTATAGTTGAGGGATGGTATGAAGATGTTTTGAAAAAAGAATTAAAGGATAAACTTCCAATAAAAGTAGCATCAATAATTCATTTTGATTGTGATTTATATTCATCAACAATTCCAGTTCTAAAATTTATAAAGAGTTACTTAAGAGAAGGTTCAATATTAGTATTTGATGATTACTACTGTCCAAATCACGGAGAAGAAAAAGCTCTAAAAGAATTATTTGGAAAAGATCCTAATATTAAATTATTAAAATATAAAAAGCCAAGTAGGACTTATGAGAGTATATTTAAGGTGATAAAAATATGAAGATATCTGTTATATTGGCAACTAATAAATTAAATAAGACCCTTATACCTACATTAAAGAAATTTGAAGAGGGTCTAAAGATAGAAAAAGATAAAGTTATAAATGACGAGTTTTTAGAATTAGCTAGATGGAGAGTTGGAGGAAGTGGACACTTTCTACAACCTACTCTAGAATGTTTAGCTCATCAAAAATTTAAGGATTTTGAATTGGTTATATCCCATAGATATCCAGATGATGTAAAGGAAATAGTTAAGGAATATAAGAAAGATTGTGACTTTCCAATCAAATTAGTTAAGGAAAAACACTCTATATGGCACGATTTAGGACCACAATACCATACTGTAGCTAACAACAAGAATACTGGTTTTATCCATTCAGAAGGAGAACTAATACTGCATATAGATGATTTATCCTTTTTTAATGATAATCTATTACAAGAAGCATGGGATAAATGGGAACAAGATCAATATATAACAGGAAGAGCTATTAGATGTATCAGTTACGATCCAAGTATAAAGGATTATGTAAAACAGCTAGGACCTAATAAGATAGAGGTAGCTGAGAGTGGTTGGAAGGGACAAATAAAACCTCTGACTCAAATAGAAGAGAATCCAAATATCCCAATGAGTATGTTCTGGACATGCTGTGCTACAGTATCAGCTGAAGATTTATATAAAATAAATGGATATGATGAGGTATGGGATGGCTCATTAGCTGGTATTGATATGGATGCTGGTAATAGATTAGAACATGTTAGTAATTATTCCAGAGTTGCATCAGACAATTATCTCTATGAGATAAATGATCCTAACCCAAAAAATATGGTTAGGGATGATGTAATGTTTAGAGTATTATTAAGAGATTTCCATATTAAGGCTAATTCTTGGAAACCAAAATCAGTACAAATGAGAAGATATAAAAATTGGCATTTGCATAATAAGAGAGAATTAGATCCAAATTGGGATAAATTATTAGATGTACCATTATATGATATAAAGAGAATTAAAGATGCAGAAACTGATTAAAGATTGGGGATATGAGGAGTGGATAGTTAATAACGAATTATATTGCTTCAAGAAGATATTTATTAAAAAGGGATATAGTGGATAATAATGAGAAAAGATACCTGGTCAAAAAAAGAGATAGAAATACTTACGTATAATTGGGATATAATAGAACCACATAATTTAAAGATATGGTCAAGTCTACTTCCTAATAGAACCTATGATGCAATAAAGAAAAAAGCTAGATTGTTAAATTTAAAAAGAGACCTCTCTAAGTTCTCCAAGAAAAAAGAATTTAAGTGCATTGAATGTGGAACTATATTTAATGGATATGGTAATAAGATTTTGTGTTCTAGAGAATGCACTGCTAAATATATGTCAAAAAATAGAGTAGGAGAAAAAAATCCATATTTCCATAATGATAAAGAAATAACAACTAAGTGTAAATCATGTGGGAAAGAATTTATATGGACTTATTCTGGTCAACATAAGGATAATGATAGAATATTTTGTTCTAGAGAATGTGCTTCCAAGTACTATTCACAAGAAAATCATCCTAATTGGAAGGGTGGGATTCAACATTATCCATATAGTAATGAATTTAATAATAAATTAAAAAATGAAATAAGAGAAAGAGATAATAATTCTTGTAGATTGTGTGGTGATTATAATCAATTATGTATTCATCATATTGACTACAATAAAGAAAATTCAGATAAAGATAATTTGATAACATTGTGTAGGTCATGTCATAGCAAAACTAATTTTAACAGAAATTTTTGGGAAAATACTTTGACATTTCTTACAACACTCCATCAAGTAGTAGTAAAAACATGGGGATTTGAATTCATACCAATTAATGATGATGACTACTGTCTAAAGGCATTAGTATTTTGGAAAGGAAAATCATTTTCTAATCACTATCATAAGATTAAAAAAGAAAGTTGGTACGTGCTAGAGGGAAAGATGGTTGCAAAATTAACGTATCCAAATGGGGATATTGAAGAATTTATATTTAAAAAAGGAGATGTATTAGATATTGGACAAGGATTATGTCATATACTAACTGCAATAGATAATACAATATTAATAGAGATTTCAACACATCATGAAGATAGTGATAGTTATAGAGTAGTTACAGGTGGAAAAGTTGAAAGATTCTATGGAAACAAAAGAATAAAAATGGGTAAATATATATGGAAGAAAAACGTAATTATATAGTAAAAAATCCAATAACAAATAAGAAAAGTGCAGATAAGATATTATCAGAAGTAGATGGTATATTTAAGGATATTGATTTAGAATATTTTTTATTATTTGGAACAGTTCTTGGTTTTTATAGAGATAATGGATATATAATTGGAGATGATGATATAGATATAGGAATTAAAATATATAATTCAGAATATATAAAAAAAATAATATTCTCATTTATGCAACATGGTTTTCAATTAATACAAGCAAGAGGTTTTGATCCACTAAATTTATTTAAATATGGAATGGATAATACAAGATGGTTAACAATGCAAATGCATTTATTGATATCAGCTAGAGGAATGGTTTTTTTATCATTCTTTAAGAAGGGTACAAAGATAGATCTATTTTTTTGTTATAAGGATGATAAAGTTAATAGATATATAGTAGGAGATAAAAGATCTACTCCAATAAAATATCTAGAAAATTTTGAAGATTTAGAATATAATGGTATAAAATTTAAAGTACCAAGTCCAGTAGAAGACTATCTAAGATCCATGTATGGAGAAGATTGGAATATTCCTCTAAGGAAAAATAAATGAATATAGGATATTGTTTACAAGGACAGCCTCTATCTCAAACTGCTATCCAATTAGAGATGAAGGAATTATCTAGTAGAGGACATCAAGTTGATGTTATAGATATAGAAAAGCCTTTAAATGGAAAAATTATAAAGAATTGTGATTTTATTATGTGTCACTTTGCCTATCAAGGTATTTGGGCAAAGCGATGGGGAATACCATATGCAGTATATCCACATGCATATGACATATGGAAGGACAACGGATATGCATTACATAATGCTATATCTAGTAAAAACTGCAAGTGGGTGGCATGTGAATCTAAATTCCATAAACAGAAATTTGAGGAATGGGAAATAGAGAAGCCTCTACATCTTGTATATGGAGCTATAGATGTAGATTTCTTTAAGAGAAAGAGTAAAAAGTTAGGAGATAAGGTAGTTGCAGGTGGAAGATTAAAACCAAAGAAAGGTCTAGAATATGCTGTTATGGGATATCACAATATTCATATCTTCGGTAAAGGACAAGATATGTTAGATAAATTAAAATCCATAAATCCAAACCTCACTTACCATGGAGTAATTAGTAAGGAAGAGTACAGAGATTTATTAGAAGATGCTAGATTATTTGTAAGTCCAAATATTATAGCAAAGGATGGAGATATGGATGGAATACCCGCTACAATAATGGAAGCTTTACTCATGGAATTACAAGTATTAACAACACCAATATCTGGAATACCAGAACTTTCTCCTCATGTTATATTAGAAGAACCAGAAACAATAGCTAGTGGACAGGTAACAATACCAAATAAAAGAAATATTAAGGGTAGAGATTACATAAGAAAAAATAATAGTCCAAAAGTTGTTGTTGATAGAATAATGGATGGTATAGAGAGATACGTATGATAGTTATAACCATAGATGGAGTGAACTATGAAACTGCTACAAATCTATTGTCAGATTTATTTAAAGTTCAATCCATGACAAAAATTAGATGTGATGTAAGACCTTGGTCAGATAGTCCAGATAAAGGACAACCTACTATGTTGGGTTTATGTTGCATGTGGACTGGAGAAAGAATAAGAAATTTTGATAGAAACATGCATGCTAGAGTTAATCCTAAATATAATGAGAATTGGGAATTAAATTTTATAAATAAAAAGGGTGAACCATTAGATTTGATATTTGATCATTTTGATAATACTAAACTATTTATTACCCAACAAGGTGCAAATCCTTATTATAATAATGAGCAGTATTTTAAACATTTTGTTAATATAAGAAATACTACTTTATTACCATCCGAAGAACTTAGTATATTTCCAGAATTCTATAATAAAGATTATGATTTATTGTGGATACATTCTGGTATAGTTAAGATGGGAGTATTTCAACATGGTCCCTATGAGCAGGGTAGGATGCCAGCTTGCATACCCTTTGATGAAATTAGAAAGAATAGAGAACTAAAGAGAAAGGTACATTATTTTGCAGTTAATAGATATAAATTTGTCATCCAGTATTGTTTTGAACCATATACTGATGATATAATAGTTATAAGTTCTGATCACGGTTCAGGATTAAATGATTTCTTCGATCCCAAGGAAGTAGATGAAATATTTGTTATAGTCAATAGAGATGTTGATCTATCAGATATTAAATATCAATGGGATATGAAGAAACTTCTATTAAGATTAAAGGAAATGGAAGATAAAGAGAAATGCAAACAATAATACTAGCAGGTGGCTGGGGAACACGTCTAGGAAAGAATTTTGAAGATATCCCTAAACCAATGGTAAAAATAGGAGATAAACCAATTCTATGGCACATTATGAAAACATATTCTTATTATGGTTATAATGATTTCATAATCTGTCTAGGGGTTAAGGGAGATTTTATAAAGGACTATTTTTTTCATTACAATCTATATAATTCAGATGATGTTACAATCTATACACACTATGATCACTCAATTCCAGAACAAATAGAAAATTGGAAGGTTAAATTATGCAATACTGGTATTGATACTCCAAAGGGTGGAAGAATAAAAAAAATAGAAAAATATTTAGATGATATAAATATGATAACTTATGGAGATTCTCTTTGTGATGTAGATATAAATAAATTAATTGAATTCCATAAAGCTAATGGTAAAATGGTTACTCTTACAGCTGTTCATCCTCCAGCAAGATTTGGAGAAATAGTTGATAATAAATTCTCAGAAAAACCTCAGACATCTTCAGGATATATAAATGGAGGATATATGGTATTTAACAAAGAACTATTAAACTTTTTAGATGAAAATTCTGAATTTGAAAGTGATATATTAGAGAAGTTATCTAAGAGAGATGAACTAATGATATATCAACATGAAGGGAAGTGGGAATGCATGGATCATGAAAGAGATGTAACCCATTTAAATAAATTATGGAATGAAGATAAAGCATTCTGGAAGTCATGGTGATGGACAATATATTTAAAGATAAACTAGTATTAGTTACAGGACACACTGGATTTAAGGGTTCATGGTTATCCATATGGTTAAATGAACTTGGTGCCAATGTGATAGGATATGGCCTAGAACCATATACTGATAGAGATAATTTCGTTGTAACTGATTTAGATAGTAGAATAACTAGTGTAATAGGAGATATTCGAGATTATGATAAATTAAGGGATACCTTTGAAGCATATAAGCCTGAAATAGTATTCCATTTAGCGGCACAATCATTAGTATTACCTTCCTATGAAAAGCCAAAGGAGACATTTGATGTTAATATAGGAGGGACAGTAAATGTCTTCGAGGCTATTCGTGAGATAGGTGGTGTTAAGGCTATAGTTAATATAACTAGTGATAAGTGCTATGAGAATAAGGAATGGATATGGGGATATAGAGAGAATGACCGTATGGGAGGATTAGACCCATATAGTTGTAGTAAGGGATGCTCTGAATTAATAACTAATTCCTATAGAAATTCTTTTTTTAATGATATACCTCTCTCTTCTGTAAGAGCAGGAAATGTTATAGGGGGAGGAGATTGGAATCAGAATAGGATAATACCTGATTGTATACGTTTTTTAGAGAATAATAAGGATATAGAGGTTAGAAATCCACAAGCCACAAGACCTTGGCAATTTGTTTTAGAACCCTTGTATGGTTATTTACTTCTAGCATCTAAGATGTATAAGAATAAAAATAGATATACAGGTGCATGGAACTTTGGCCCAGATCCAAATAACTCTTTATCAGTAGAAGATCTAGTTAATAAGGTAATACATTATTGGGGCTCAGGAAACTGGAAACAACCCTTCTATGAAGATAAGCTCCATGAAGCCATGAATTTGAATCTTGATATAAATAAGGCAATTAATTATTTAGGATGGAAACCAGTGATGAATATAGAAGATACCATAAGAGAAACAGTGGCATGGTATAAAAATCCAGATGTAGATTATCAATTTGATGTTGATCAGATAAAATATTATGATAGACTTAAAAAATAAAACCATCTTAATTACGGGAGGTACAGGATTTATAGGTTCTCATCTAGTAAATAAGTTAGTTTCAATGGGTTGTGATATTACTCTAATAGAAAGAAATATTAAAAATCTATGGAGGCTAGATGATAAAAATTCAGTTATGATATATAACATTAATCCAATGGACTACGAAGAAGTAAGAAATGTAATCAATAAAATAAGACCAGATATAATATTCCATCTATTAGCTAATGTTAATCTAGATAGAGATATAAACAATATAGAAGATCAATTTTATAATTTCATGATTACTAAAAACATACTCACTGCCTTAGATAATATAGATTATGAATTATTCATAAATACTGGAACTTGTGAGGAATATGGAGATATTCAAGCTCCATTCCATGAGTATGATAGAGAAAGTCCAGTCTCTCCTTATTCACTTTCAAAGGTATCCATTACTTATATGTGTGATATGATGAGAAGAATATATAATAAGCCCATAATTACTGTAAGACCATTCTTAACATATGGACCAAAGCATGTTAATGATATGCTGATACCTAGTTTAATAAGAGCTGGAGTAACTGAAGATTCCAATATAAAATTAACTCCAGGAGAACAGACAAGAGATTTAATCTATGTTGAGGATGTAGTGGATGCTTATATACAGTTAGCTGAGAATGCAGAGAAGATTAAAGATAAGGGAATATTTAACATCGGTAGTGGAAAAGAAATTAGAATAGATGAAATAGTTGAAATAATAGAATCAAAATTAAATACAAAATTTAATGTCAATAAAAAATATTATAGAAAGGGAGAAAATAAACACTTTTACTGTTCTATAGAAAAAATAAAAAAAGAGATTAATTGGAATCCTAAATGGAATCTAAGTAATGGATTAGATGAAACAATAAGATGGTGGAGAGAATATGAAGAGAGATGACCTAATACATTATTCAGGTAAGATCTATGATGACCACGAGATTTCTAATCTTATGGATGCCTGCAAGGAATTCTGGTTAACTGAGGGTAAATATACAAAACAATTTGAGAAAGGACTAGCTGATTATCTAGGAGCCTATAAATGTATTGTAACTAATTCTGGTTCATCAGCCAATCTATTAGCCGTATCAGCTTTAAGCTCCCATAAATTAGGAGATAGAAGATTAATTCCAGGTGATGAAATTATAACGGTAGCAGCAGGATTTCCAACTACGGTGGCTCCAATAGTACAAAATAGTTATATACCAGTCTTTGTTGATGTAGAACTTGATACTTATAATATAGATTGCTCTAAGATAGAGGATGCTATATCTAATAGAACTAAAGCAATCATTATAGCCCATACAATGGGTAACCCATTTAATCTAGAGAAGGTTAAGGAGATATGCAATAAATATAATCTCTGGTTAATAGAGGATAATTGTGATGCACTAGGCTCTAAGTATAATGATAAATTTACTGGAACATTTGGAGATCTAGGAACATGCTCATTCTTCCCAGCTCATCACATAACAACTGGAGAAGGTGGAGCAGTTATAGTTAACAACAAAGAATTATATAGTATAGTTAAATCCTTTAAGAACTGGGGAAGAGATTGCATATGTGAACCTGGAAAGGATAATACTTGTGGAAAAAGATTCTCCAAGCAAATGGGAACTCTTCCATATGGATATGACCATAAATATATATATTCTCATCTAGGATATAATCTTAAGATGACTGACATGCAAGCTGCAATAGGATGTGCTCAGTTAGAAAAGTTAAAGAAATTTAATGAGATACGTAGAAGAAATTACAAATTATTATATGAAGGACTAAAACCATTAGAGGATAAGCTAATATTACCTAAACCTCAAGATAATTCAGATCCTAGTTGGTTTGCTTTTGTAATAACGGTAAGAGATGGAATTAATAGAAATGAATTAGCTAAGTATCTAGAAGACTCCAATATACAGACTAGATTTTTATTTGCTGGCAATATAACTAGGCATCCAGCATTAGATAATGTGAAATATCGAATATCAGGAGATTTAGTTAATTCTGATAGAGTTATGAATGATACATTCCTTATAGGAGTATACCCAGGAATAACAGAAGATATGGTATGTTATATGATAGAAAAAATTAAGGAATATTTTTATGAATAAACCCACAATAGGAATAATAGGATTTGGAATGGTTGGAAGAGCTATTCAATATGGATTTGCTCAAACAGCTGATTTTAGAATATATGATATAGATCCAACTATATCAGAAAATACATTCAAAGAAACCATAGAAGAGAGTGATTTTATATTTATATGTGTACCTACACCAGCTGATTATAAGACAGGTGAATGTGATACTAGTATATTAGAGGAAACTATAGAGAAGTCAAGAGAATATATGACTCCTAAAAAAATAATAATAATTAAATCCACTATTCCCCCTGGAACAACAAAAAATATAAAAGAACGAATACCTCATTTAAGGATAGTATTTAATCCAGAATTCTTAACTGCTAGAACTTCTAGACTAGATTTCATAAACACATCTAGAATAGTCTTAGGTGGGGAAGCTGAAGATCTTTGTGAGATTGAAGGACTATATAGATTAAAATTTAAAAATACTCCAATATACTGGACAGATTCAACTACTGCTGAAATGGTTAAGTATGCAGCAAATTGTTTCTTTGCTAGTAAGGTTTCACTATTTAACGAATATTTCGGGATATGCCGAAAGTTAGACATAGACTTTGATGAAATGATGAAGATGTTAATGGCTGATGGTAGAATAGGTAATTCTCATATTGATGTACCAGGACATGATGGAGAGTTTGGATTTGGTGGGTTATGTTTAGTTAAAGGAACTAACATACTAACCATTAATGGTTTAAAGAAAATACAGGATATTAAAGTTGGAGATATTCTTTATGATAATATAGATAAAACAGAAGTAACAAATGTATCCTCAAGAGTTGTAAATAAAACTATAAAGTTAAATGGAAGGGGAAGAACACTAGAAGGTAGTGAAGATCACATCCATTTTATATATAAAGATGGAAAACTAGAAGAGAAATTATTAAAAAATACAGATATTGGAGATTATATCTTCATACCAAAGTTAGACTATCCTTCAAGTCAAACTGATATTGTTATAGTTGGAGATGCTCCAAATAAATATATGAAATATTGGCATAGATTGATAAAGAATAATAAGAAAATTGCAAGAATGATAGGACTATATCTTTCAGAAGGATGTTGTTTTGAAGAAAAGAAAGGAGTATTTACTACCACTTGGTATATAGGACAGAAAGATTCTTATCTCGCTGATGAATTAATTGACACATTAAAATCAATTGGTTTAAATCCATATAAATCCGAGCATAATTACGAAGGAACATTTGGAATGTCAAATACATATAAGATAAGAGTTCGTTCTAGATGGTTATATGAATTTCTTAAAATTATAAAAGCTGGACATAATTGTTATGATAAAAATATCTCTGTAGAATTTATCCCAGAATCAGCTAAATATATAATTGGTGGTTGGTTAGATGGAGATGGGAATATATATAAAGGAACAATTGAAGGTTATTCTGAAAGTAAAGATTTAATATCATCAATAGATACAATGTTACTTAATTTGGGAATTAACTCCAGTATAGCAAAGGATGGACATTGTATAAGAATATCTATGAAAGAAGATGTTAAAGAAGTTTGTTCATGGACTGCTAGATTAAAATTCAATGAAGAAAATTATAAAAGAAAAATATCATACAAATCACCAAATATGAGAAAAGTAAGTGGTGGATGGATTATACCAATAAAAGAAATAGAAGTTATAGAAGATAAACAAAAGGTATATACTATAGAAACATCTTCTCATAGATATATAGCCAATACTATGTTAACTCATAATTGCTTTCCAAAGGATTTAAGAGGTATGATACATAGAGCTAAAGAACTTGGAGTTGACCCTAAAGTGTTGGAAGCTGTTTGGAAAAAGAATTTAGAAGTGAGAAAAAAAAGAGATTGGGAAAGTATCGATGGTGCAGTCTCAAATAAAGCCTAAAAATCAATTTAAAGGCTATTTAGAGCCACGTAGAGCCACTTTAATCTATCATTAGTACCAATTACTATAAAATTCTGTTTTTGGTTATATAAGGCTGTTATGAGCCTTTAAACCATTTTTCTCTTTTGCCTCCATCATAAGGTCTAGCATAACCTAGTCTTATAAGTTCATTATTAATATTTATATCATCATAGAATACATTAGCAAGATATCTACCATACTTTCCAGTTTTTTCAGTTTCAATTATCACTTCCTTACCTTCTATTAATTTTCTTATATAATCTCTTGCTTCATATGCTAATGCTTTTTCTTTTTTATTACTTGTCCTTATTTCTGGACTATCTATTCCTAATAATCTAATTTTTTCTTTTAAATTTATATTAAATCCCAAATCTATTAATACTGTGTATGTATCAGAATCATAACAGCTTAAAATAGTTGCTTTATATTTATACAAGATTATGCACCTCTCTATGACAATTCTCACATAAAGTTATACCATTATCTATATCAAATATTAATAATGGATATTTTGAGAATTCTTTGATGTGATGAGCATTTAAATTTATCCTTTTTCCGTTACCACATCTAGCTCCACAATTCTGACATGTATAATTATCTCTTTTATATACAGAATCTCTCCATTTTGTATATTGTTTTGAATTTCTTATTAATTTATTTATTTTAGTTGTACCTCCATTCCAATTTGGATTAGATTCTCCATAACAGTTCCACATTGGATTATTTTCACCCGATAATTCACCACGTTTCATTCTACATGCCATACATAAACATCCATCTTTATGAAAATCCTTAGATTTATTTTTTAATGATTCTGACCTATTCCTTCTTCTTAAATTGTGATGAATCATTGATTTTAATACCCATCTCCCACTATAACCCAATTTTTTAGCTATTTCATTACTAGAAAGATTTTTATTATAGTAGTAATCTATTAGGATATTTTTATCTATGTACATTAATATATGCCTCCAAAGGGATTAAACATATTTCCTCCCCTACCCATTTTAACTCTAGACCAGAAGTATGATGCTACAACCAGACCGAATACCCCAGCAAGTATCTTCCACATATCGAATACTATTGTAAGAGGCATATCAAACATGTATAGCATAAGCATAGTCATAAGGAAGAATCCCTCAACTACAATTAAAGTAAGGATACCCCTAACTGTACCACGTGGCCATCCAAAAGGTTCTTCTCTATTCTCAGGATCCTGTGCTAATTCCATGACAGGGCCATCTGAATTGATTCCTAAAAATGGACATCCTATATTAATATCTCTATTACCAACTTTTTCTATAGCAGTTTTGGTTATGTTTTCTCTACTCTTTATTTTCTGTTTTCTAATCTCATTTTCCTCTTCTATAGTTTTTTCTAGTAATTCTCTTCTTTTTATTCTATTTTTTCTAATATTATCTAATATTTTCATTTTATCTATAAATTTTGGTTACCTGAAATATAAGCTTCTATCTTAACGTTAAACCATCCAGAAGATCCCTTTATTGGATTACTGGTTATATTTTTTGGATATACTACTTTTACATCTCTCATTCCATATAAGGAACTACGAGTCATGGTGGTAGGTTTTTCTATTGGAGATAACAATAATGTATTATTGGAAGTCCAAGTCTTATCATAATACAATGGTTCTCCTAAAATTGTATATAATTCAGATACTGCTCCCGGTATTGTATTACTAAGCAGAGTATCTAAATCACCCTTTTTTAGCCAGGTCTCTATTATAATCTGGTAGTTATCTACATCCCACCTTGAGCATCTACAATCAATAAAATCATTCACATCACTACTAAAAAATATTGCTAGATCGTAAGCATGTGTTCTCCAATTAAACCCATCTACATCTGAAAAATAATATGGAAAATGAAAATGAGATGCATTTGGATATTCTACTTCTCTAGTCATGGTCTACCTCCTCCCATATATGAGCCAGAAACCCATATCCATCTAGTTGGATTACCACTAGGATACCAATGAGTCGATGAGCTAGATATTACATACCATTTCCAAGATGTGCCTGACCCAGTAAAAGAGCACATACCAGATGCATAATTAAAATTTCCAGAATTCCATGTCCATCCTAAAGCTACATGACTTGAACCTGAATGTTGGCATGTCTTAAAGTAAGTATGTGAAGATATAGCAATATCAGAAACAGTATGGTATGTATAATAATCCTCATGCCAATCATCACCACCACCATCTGGTGAAGTATTGTTTTTATCTGGATTATCACAAGTAAAGTTTGCAATCAGTATTCCAGAACCATTAATCGTAGCTTCAGCACCCCAATTGCCACCTCCATATGGAGATGGGTCAAGACACGAAGCTGCAAGTGGATGGTCAGCATTGGAATCACCCAATTGTGGATTACCAGAACCGTATCGAAGTTGTGCTGTTCTTGTACCTGAACGAACCTTTACTCCATTTATCCATAAACCCATATCCCCCTGTGCACCGCCTTCTGAGCAATATTGAAAACTAACAACAAACCAACCAGGTAAATCTTCATCTGGTATTTCGTGAATAACATTGTCTTGAGGTGTACCACTAGCATTATGAGTACAGCATATCTCTACACCAGTTTCTGTAGCTCTTAAAAACCCTGCTTGTGCATGTGTTCCACCACCATTATGAAATAACCCATATACCTGACTGTGTGTCAATTCAGCTGGAATATATAATAACATCGCTGCATCAGTGATGATGTATATATCCATCCATCCACTAGCAGGTGGATTGTTGTTACTATTCATTCCCTCATAACTTTCTTGAGTGGATATATCACCAGAGCCTACATTGGTATTATCATCATTACCTGAATCATCTCTACCGAAATTGGTACCAAGATTGGTACTGTTTAATTCCCAGTAAGTATGAGGATTTTGAGCTGTAATGAAATCTTCTCGTCCATTCTTAGGTGTTATTGAAGTCATTTAATTACCTCATCAGGTACTCATGCCCATTTGGATCCATTCATAAGCATCTGCATCATTCTTGACACACATATAGATGTATGTCTTCTCACCAGCTGCACCAGATGTTCTAATCAATTGACCAGCCAAGGATTCTGCAGCAGCAGGTCTCGTATGGTATAAAGGAGTTATCCAAGAGCCCGATATAGGTCCTTGTGAAGATACACTCCCAAATACACCATTTACCCCATCATAATGAGCAACTTGTGCACTAGCATAAGCTCTACTATACTCATCTCCAGAGGCAACAAAATTACTTATTTTATTACTAGATTCTTCATACCATGACCATAAGGTGTTCCCTGAGTCTATATAAAAGAAATTGCTACTTATAGTTGCACCCTCAATAAAATCTAGTGCATCAATCCTATCCGATAAACTTCCAGATATAGTGGATAACTTAGAACTTGATTCCGTATACCAATTATAAGCAGAAGTATATTCTTGACCCGATTCTCCTATTCTAGATAAATCTGTAGATATCTTAGAAGAAGAGTCTGAGTACCAATCCCATAGAATATTACCAGATCCAATTAAAAAGAAGTTGCTACTAACAGTAGCTCCTGTTAAACTATCTATTGCATTTATTCTATCTGAAAGTGAACCAGAAATAATTGATAATTTCTCTCCTGATTCTATAAACCAATCATAGACTATCTTATGTTGACTTGATACCCCAGCTCCTAAACTGGATGGATAAAAAGCTCCACTAGCATTATAGGAATCCGATAATAAAAATTTACTTTGAATAGAACTACTACCAGCAAACTTACTAATAGCATTTGTACTATTAACATAGTTAGCTATTATATTAGCGGATGTCATATATAGGTCATCATTAAATGATCCAGCTATATTACTATTATTAGCCGATACAAAGTTAGCATATAAACCACCCTGCGATGATATGTAGTTTGTTATTCTTGCAATACTACCTGAATAAGCTTGGGCTGAGACTGTACCTACAACTTGGAGTTTATAAGCTGGAGTGACTTGTCCTATTCCAACAAAACCAGTTTCTCCATCGGAATGAATGACTTCATTATCTTCAGAATCATAGGTTATAAAATCAGTATCATTACTATCCCCAGCAATTTGTACTGTACCAGGTCCAACTGATAATCCTAAACCACCACCAGCTACAATACCTACTAAATCCTCTTCCATTGTAATAGCATCAACACCAGAATTTATAGTAAATTTAGCTTCTGGTGTTTCTCCCCCTCTAAGAGATAAATATGATACTTCTCCTGATGCAATAATAGAGGTTGTCCAATCAGAACCATCAGTCTGAAATTGAATATATTGAGTTGGTGAACCAATATGTCGAATATATTCATTAGTAGCTAGACTATTAGCTGAAATAGATTTAGCATTGTAGATAGTTTTTGAATTCCAATCCTTGTCAGCATCTATAGTCAAGTCTGATAGATTAGATACTCCTACTCCAGAACCTGACTTATAGGGTCTCCACTTTTGTCCAGCATTATCCCAAATGATAGAAGAGTTATGCCAATCTGAGGAGTTCCAGGTTTGAAGATCAGCCATACCTGTTATGTTCCAGTGTTTCTTGATATCAGTAACCATAGTATTCCATTCAGATGCTGTTATAGCACTTCCAGATTCTTGAGTATCATCCCATGCCATTATATACTACCTCCACTAACATATCCCTCTATTTTACAATTAATCCATAAAGAATTTCCCTTAATGGGAGTTGAAGTTATATTTTTAACAAATATTAATTTTTCATTTCTCATTTCTTTTAAACTACTATTACTAGATGGGTTTGGTCTTAATCTAACAGTATTACTAGCCGTCCAGGTTTTGTCATAATAAAATGGCTTTCCCAATACATTATATAATTCATCAACAGCACCCGGAACTATATTATCCCTTAAGTCCTTTAAGGCATCTTTCTTTAACCAAGTTTCTACCTTTATAGAATAATTATCATAATCCCATCTAGAGCACCAACAATCTATCCAGTTATAATCCGTTATAGGAGGATAATATATAAGTAAATCTCCATTAGCATCACCAGGAGGATGCCCACCAAAATATATTACAATATCATCAGAAATTCCATAGGGGAAATCATAAAAGTTTGCCATATTTATCTAAATCAATGTTAAATCTAGTTTAAGCCATCTACCAGAGTTAGAGGTACACATATATGGTTGAGTGTAAGTAGTACTACCAGACATCCATATAGTTCCAGCAGTCTTGATAGGTTCAGTGTTAGTTGGAGTGATAGTTGTTGTGTTGACAGTATTGATTGAGTTTGCAGATACAAAGTTAGTATATAAACCTTGATTTGATGATATGGAGCCACTAACATGTAAATGAGTTTGAGGATCCATTGTATTTATACCAAAGTATCCACTGTTAGATGAATACCAAATATATGTAAACCCACCCCCTAATGCAATTCCACTTTTAGTGATATATAAAATGTTACCTTCATATAATGCTGCACATGCACCAAATTCATCATTAATAGCAAATCCACCTGTTGATGTGTACATCCCAAGTGTATTAGGTTCTACACTTATATATGAATCATCAACTTCAAGTGTGAATTCATCATTTTGAAACTCCATCTGACTATGATAATTTCCCGATATTACTATATCAAGACCATCATCCTGTAGTTCAAGATAAGTTTCCCCATTACTAATTTCAACTAAAAAAAGATTTTCAAAAAGGTTATCAACTAATGCAATATAAGAATTATAATCTTTTAGAAAAACCTCAAAAGTACTTTCTCCATTAGATGCTTCTTCAATATATATTCCTGTTTCTCCATCATTTAATACAACATCAAATCCATGATCATTCCCACCTAAAATATAACAATAATCAACACCTCCAGATGCATTCATATAGGTTATATAAGCTTCATCTATTTCAAATCCAAAGGATTGAATTGGATGTCCAATGTGGTATATACTACTACCACATGATATAGTATTTGCTGAGATTGCATTATAGGTAGCTCCACTTTGTAGAGAATTCTGTATATAGTCAACCATATTATTCCAATTAGTTGTAGTGATGGCTTGACCATCTTCTGCAGTAGAATACCAATCATCCATACTTTATCATTCTCCTATAAAATTTGATTACCACTTAAATAACCCTCTATCTTACAATTTAACCAAAGAGAGTCCCCCCTAATAGGGGTTGAGGTTATATTCTTAACGTATATAATTTTATCAGTCTTCATATTATATAAATTACTAAAATTATCAGAATCTGGTATTAATCTAATGGTATTTTCAGCAGTCCAAGTTTTATCGTAATAAAAAGGTTTTCCTAATACTGTGTATAGTTCATCTACTGCACCTGGAGTTATATTGTCTCTAAGATTCTTTAAGTCTGACTTCTTTAACCAAGCCTCCATTATTACTTGATAACTATCAGAGTCCCATCTACTACAATTACAATCTATGGAAAAATTATTACCTGATATAGTTAAATCATTCATTTATACGATAACCCTCGATCTTTATATTAAAATAATTTGGATTTATAAAGGAGTCGCTTATATTCTTAACTCCTATCATTCTTTTTTCTCTTAAACTAGATATTCCAAATCCATGTTGAGGCTCAAATATAAGGGTATTAGCAGACGCATAGGTGGTATCTATAAAGTATGGATCTCCTAATATACTATATAATTCCTTTACTGCTCCAGGAGTTACATAAGTAAATAGCTCATTTCTTGCTCCAGACCTCATAAATGTTTCTATAATTACAGACCAATTATCTTCATCCCATCTATTACAGAAACATTCTATATAATTATTGGGATAACTATTACAACTATAATAGATCCTTAATCCATCTCCCTCTTTAAATGACATATTAATCTAATGTTATCCTCCTCCAGCTAGAACCGGTACAGGTATATAATCCTCCACAATTAGTTCCATTACTGGACATCCATATTTCTCCCACTACAGGAGCTGGATTATTTCTCTTAACTGGTTTTAATTTTAATAAATCAGTTAACATAGCTCCTCCTGATATTGCCTGTGAAGATACACCAACTGATTCAACTTCATCTATTATTAATTTTCCAGCAGTTAATTCACCATCCCAGGCACTACCATCTCCTAATTTAACACAGTGATTATCAAATTCTCCATAAATTAGAGGATAAGAAGTATCTGAATTAGATATGTATAATTTATTTGATCCAGTTTCATTTTCACCAGCCTGATTTCCCAAAGCTACATTATAATCTCCAGTTACATTATCAAGAAGAGCTTTAGCACCAATAGCTGTATTATATTCTCCTCCATTTACCTTATTTTGTGCAGCATAACCTATAGCAGTATTATAATCATCTGATACACTTTCATCCATAGTAAAAGATCCAACTGCTACATTCCAGCTGCCACCATTTCTAACTTTTAAAGCCGATTGTCCAAGTGCTACACATTCCTGCCCGCCTGTTCCTCCAGCATCATTCCCAATCAGTACATTCATAGAACCTTGTTCTATATCTATTCTTCCATCAATCCCAAGAATATCATCATCATCATCCCAAGATAATTTAGCATCTGCACCATATGCACCATCATTATTATAAATTATATGTCCATCACTACCCGGTGCACCTTCATTTATAGTCTCAGCCGTCATATCAATATTTGTCTTCATGGCACCGAGTTCAGAGGATAAATCAAATTCTGCTTCACCAAAGTCTATTGTGGTGTAGAAACCATCTTTATCTAGAGTATGGGTATATCCTAATATATTATGGGTTCCACTAATATTAATGTAATCAACATCAAATGTCACTCCCTTTTGTAGAGTTAGTGTTTCATCTCCTTGGATTGTTACTCTTCCAGTTAACTTTGGAATTCCAAATCTTCTTATATAGGAATCAGCCATCTTCTGAGCATCATCATCATCCTGTACTTGAGTATCAGTTATAACTTTTCTATAAGTACCATAAGTAGCAATGGATGTAGCATCAGTTTGTGTAGCCTCTATTTCATTTGGTCCCTTAATTACAATTGAGTTACATAAGTCATAATCAGACCATGTAAAGGGTTCATATTCAACTATATCATCCTCCGTTACGGTTATAGAGACCACATTACTGGGTTTAAAGTAATGGAGTTCAAAGTCCTTATCAACATAAAAAGAATATCCATCATATCTAGATACTCTTTTTATTACCTCTCCTAGAGGTACATTGTCAAATGTATATGGACCCGTAAGATAACTACCCGTAGTGGGTTGTACCAAATTACTATTTACATAATTTGAATAGGTATCTATAATATCTATTATATAATTAGTAGTCCAATCAGTATCTAGTGTCATAATTAATCAGGTTCTCCCTCTCCTCCTCCCTCTTCTCCTTCAGTATCAATATCTCTCCATAAAAGATAATTTAATCCTATAAGATCAAGGGTTGTTTTCTTAACACCTTCTGATGTTGTACGAACATCAGATATATATCCATTAAAAATATCAACATCATTTACCGTAATTGTAATATATAATCCAATTTTTACAGTTGATGGTGCATTTATCATTTCAACCTTACCAGTTCCATACATACTTTCTTTATCTTGACTAACTTCTATTGATAGTATATTTTTAGAATTTGTATCAAATTCCTCAATAATTTTAGCATCCACATTTTTATAGCATATAAGTTCTGGATCACCTTCAAATCCTTCAAATGGATTAAATGTTTCATACCATCCTATTGTATGAATATAATTTCCCATTTTTTCAATAGCCTTTAGAAAAGCAGCTGCTGAATCAGGTCTATGAGTTGATGCTTTTACAACTATATCTCCATCTACAATGGATATTTTTTTAATAAAAAAGTTAGTATATTCAACACTAATACATGGAAATGCATATGTCCCATCTCCAGTTATAACAATAGAAGGATCTGATAATGAATCTACATAAGTAAAGGTTGATCCATCAAAAGTATATACAAGTAATGCATCATTTGATGCTATATATACATAATTATTATCTGCATATATATCATATAAGATATCTTCATGACCATCAAGGTCGGTTAATGAAGCTTTAAATACAAGTCCATCCACTTCATCCATAGTATAGGCACAAATTCCCCAACTTTCAGATAATGTAAATATATAAGTATCATTATAATCTATCACATCATATTCCTCACCATCAGGATGATCTATGTCGTCCTTGAAAGTAAAATTAGAACCATCAAATGTATAACAACGAAGATTATCACCTCCACCAATAAATATATAATCATCATTAGCTTCTATGCTATCTATTACCCTATTACCAGTATATGCCATATCTAATGTCTTCCTTTTTGTAAGGCTACTTCCATCAAATGAATAAGCAATAACGTAATCTCCAGTATTTTCTACTGCCATATATATATAATTTCCATCAGAGCATATACCTTTAGCATTATCATAAGTAGTCTCATTAATAGTATCTTCTAGGGTATAAGTTGAACCATTAAATGAAAATGCCTTTATTATGGGATAATCTGAGTCTCCACTCTCATCATAGCCAACATATATATAGGTACCATCAACTGCTAAGTAAGGATCACCTCCCATATATGATGTTAAAGAATGTCTATTAATATAAAATAGATCATCTCTATCCCTGAGCTCCATGTCATAAGTTAATCCCATAATTAAATCACTCTATTATTCCCTCATCCACAACATCCTTCCATAGTAGAGATGTTACACCCGTTAGATTTAGAGTGGTTTCTCTTTTACCTATAGAAGTTATAGCTATATCAGATATAAATCCCACAAATAAATCAGTTCCATTTACGCTTATTTCAATTTTCATTCCTATTGTTATTGCGGTAGGTAAATTAATCATACTGAGTCTACCCTTTGAATAGTTATCCGTCTTAGTATTAGATATTTCTAAAAAACTTATTTCCTCGTCTTCCTGGTCATATTCCCAAGTAGTACCTTCATCCACTGAAGTTATAGTTATATCAAATGTTACAGCCATATATTACACCTCACATAGTTGTTCTTCTCTTTTTCTTAAGTATTTCCATAAGTTTTCTCTCAAAGTCAACTGGACTTTGTACTCCATTAATATTTAGAGCTCCCATTATATTAAATTCTTCTCTTGAAGATTCTCCTTGATTAATTGTAGTATTATTACCATAATTAGCAGTTAATCTTTCCCTTAATGGTATCATCTGGCTAGGAGAAGTTCCATATCCTCCAACACCCTCCGGTATCCTAAATCCTGGAGCTCCAATACTTGGGAATGGTAACATTCCTACTCCTGGAGCTCTACCCTTAGTTCTTGGAGGAATTAATTTTTTAAATATTTTCCTTGTATCTATATCAGTTAGAGCTTTAGTCATCTCATTCTTCTTACTAAGGAAATCCATCTGGCTTATTAATTCTGGATACCTAGATAATATTTTCTGTAATATATCAGCCGCATATTTTTTATTAACACCTTCTAGTGGAATAATAGCTTCCATTCCTGCTTCTCCAATTATTGATGGTGTTGCTCCCTTAACAAATCCTCCAGTCTGCCAGAATTTAAAACCTCCAAGGAATGAACCCACTGCATCCACTGCTCCTCCTATAAGATTAGCTGCTCCATCTATAACAGAGCCAATTGTACCTATAGGGTCTGTGATGGCCTTTACTACTGTTCCGATCGGATCAGTAACTGCCTTTACAGCAGTATCTACTATACTAGGAGCCCTAGAAGGTGTAGTGGGAGTTGGTGTAGTGGGGGTAGATGTTTTAGATTGAGTTGAACTTGTCTTTGGTGTAGTGGTAGAAGTTTTTTTTGCAGCAGTTTCAGCAGCAGCCTTAGTTGTTGTGGCAGCAGAATTTACTTTACTGACAAAACCACTAGCAGCATTTAATATTCTATCCATAAAAGTATTTCCAGTTGATATTACTCCAGATTTAAATATACTTGAAGATGTTATAGTGTTATTTCCAGCTGTATTTGCAGCATTTATAGTTGTAGAGGATGCTAAACCAGAATCTCTAATCCATTGATTTCCAACTTGAGCTCCATCTCTATTTAATTCATCTCCTGCATCTATTATGACATCTCCAGCATAATCAACTTTACTTCCAAGTGCTTCTAATGACTTATCAGCAGCAGGCATAGTAGAAACTGTAGCAGTAGAAGTTTTACCTCCACCACCTCCAAATAAACCTCCTATAATGGGTATATTTTTTAAGACGTTACCTCCAACTTTCTTAAAGGTATCAAATGCTCCACCAGCAATATCCATTACCTTTCCTGCAATTCCTCCTATAGAATCTTTTACAAAGTTAAATGCTCCTCCTATAGCTCCAAATAAATCAAAACCTCCTCCACCACCACCAGTCTTTCCACCAGCAGCTGTTCCAGATGCAGCAGCTATAGCTTTTTCTGGGAAGTTTGGATCCGTTAATGCATAATCTATAAATATTGTAGCATGATTTGTATCAAAATAATCTTTCAATAGAGATAAATTACTCTGATTATTAGATAAAAATGTAGCCCAATCTACATTATCCCAAGTTTCAATTACTTCTATAGGAGTATCTGACATTTCAGATACTTTTTGTAAAAATGCATCCTTTCTACTACCTAAAGTTGATAAGAATCCATCAAAGTCTTGTCCTTCCCATAGTGTTGATAATTCTGCTATAGCAGTATATCTATCCATAGCAGCTCTAAAACTATTTTGTTGTTCTCCTGTAAGAACTTTATAGAAAGTACTCCAAGATGTACCATCCCATAATGTTTCAACATCTACCGGTATTCCAGGAACTGCCTGAGATATTTCACTCACTAAGCCAGGAGTATCATTAAGTTGATCAGCCCATGTTTGCCAATCCTCTGTATCCCAAACATCAAATGTAAAGTCTGGTAACTTTATGTCATATTGACCTAATTCTTCTATTACAGAGCCCAAATCTCCATATTCTTCTATTAGATTATGAAAATCTGTTTGCATTGATATAGCAAGAGGATGCATTCCAGTTGCACTCTGAACAAATAAATTGAATATTCTAGTTAATTCACCTGTAGCATCAGTAAATGCTACTATAGCTTCAGTTAATTGAGTCTGAACTTCATAAAATGATTCTTCAGCATTTATAGCTACTGTTGCAGAATTTACTACTGCATCCAAACTCCCTTGTCCTAATTCAGTAGCCAATGATGCTCCATCCATTCCATCCTGCCACATCCCAGCGGCTTGAGCTAGATCTATCATAGTTAATGCAGCCACTAATTGTCCGTCAGTAAATTCAGAAAGAGATTTATTTGAAGTTCCATAGAAAGCATTTAATACTTTAAGTTGTTCAGCATCACTTCCCATTATACTTCCTGTTAATTCTAAAGCAGCAGCAATCTCATCAAATGTATCTACAATTTCCTCTCCTTCTAAGTCCATAAAGGACATTGCCAATCTAGTGGTACTACCAACCATAGAATCCATTTCATCACTTATTTTAGATAATTGTAATATCATATCCACATTCTGTTTAGAAGCTTCAGCTTCATTATCAGCTATATCTAGCCATGCTTTAGCAGCATCAGGAGCAACTGCTCCTATATCCATTAAATCATATACAAGAGGTCCTAATTGTTCTTCTAGACCCGATATAGCATCATTTAACTTGATTGTAGCATCTCTATATTCAGTAATTACATTCATTTGACTTTCAGTTATCTGGGTAGTATCATCAGATGTTCTATAGTATTCTGCTAATGCCTTATTTAATTCTCCTAATGTTATCTCCTCATTTATATATTGACCCACCAATTCTCTTTCTTTATCCGATAAATCTCCATAGACATCTGATAAAGGTTTATTTAATTTTAATTGATCTCCCTTAGCTTGTTCCATTTGTTTATATAATTCTATGGTTTCTTCACTAAGCATCCCCTCTTCAGCTAATTTCTCAAATAACTTCTCAAATTGTTCTAATTCTCCTTCTTCTAGTTTATATAATTTCTCCTTAATATCATAAATCTTAATAAGAACTTCTAAATAATTCTTCATTCTCTCAGTAGTATACTTGGTATAGTTTTCCTGTAATGCAGAGAAGGCCAATAATTTAGCTTCTAGAGCAGCCTGCTTTGCATCTGCATCCGCTAGAGTCTCTCTAGCTTCAGCTAGATCTTCTGTTACCTTCATTAACTCTAATTCTCCTAAAGTTAGAGGCATAGTTACCGTTAAGGCTTCTTGTTCAGTATCTTCCCAAGTATAATCTTCACTCCAGAGTTTAGATGGATCCCACCATTCTTTCTCCTTTTTCTTTTTACCTTCAAAAGCCCATACTTGCTCTTGATTATAGTTCATATCTTGAAGCATTTTATTTATTTCTTTTATAGTATATCCTAATGACTTAAGTTCATCCTTAGTTTTTTCTGCTACTACACCATGATTCTTAGTGTATTCTATTTGAGCTTCTGCATTTTTCAGTGCCCGTTCCTGTTCACCAGCTTGTTGTTCTAAATCTATCCTATCTTGTATCGCATCTTGTAGAGCCCTTTCAGCATTCATAGCTTCATTAGAACCCGCTCCATGTAAGGCTAAGGCTTCTGCTAAATCTAATGTAGCAGCTTCTTCATCTTGGATAGATCTAGTTAGATTCTCCTTTGTATCTTTCCAATCTCTTTCAGCTTCAGCTAACTCTTCAATATAACCAACAGCAGTGTCCATTAATTCTCCCATTGTTCTAATTTCAGTTATTATACCCTTTATGGCTGACATCAGATTAGTTTTTGAGTCTGCTAATTTGTTAGTTAATATTAATTCCTTCTTTTCTAAATCTAATATTTTTTCAATGTTGTTTGATTCATTCTCTTTAGCATCATCCAATTCAGCCGTTACAATAGCTAATTCATCATATGTAGCCTTAAGGTCGTCTAAATTACTATTATAGAAAGCCAATTCAGTTGATGCTTTATTGACTAGCATTTCCCAAGTAGCCATTGCTTCTACTTCTTCCAGTGTCTTTCCTATTAATATTTTTGTTACTTCATTTAATAAGGAGGTTTGATCAACAATATCTTTTATTGGAACATCTAGCATTTGTGAAAAATAGGCTCTTGCTTCTTTATATTGATATATGGAATTTAAGGCATCAAATGCATCAAATAAATTATTAATCTCTCTACCTGCTATTCCAGCACCTCCAGCAAGTAATTCCCAGCCAAATGCATCAGGATTAAGATTATCAGCTGCTTTTTGCCAATTTGTACCCATAGCCTTAAAAGCTTTATTTGTTTCCCCAACAAGATTTGTCTTCAATACCTTAGTAATTTCTTTTGAATAAACTTCAAACTGTTTTTTGGTTAGAACTTTTTTCTGAGAAGCTGCTAAGGCAAGAGCTGCTCTCTTTCCCATTTCTTCATATGTATTTTCTAATTTATCTCCAGTTTGTTTTTTTATTGCCTCATTTATTAATTCTCCCCAACTTGTAGCTCCAGCTAAATCTACATCCATCCTATCTGCAGCTTTATTTATTTCATTAAGAGATGCAACAAAACCTCTATTGGAATGATCCGCTTCCCATACAGCCAATTTCCAGGCATCTATGGTTTGTATCATACCTCTAAAAGCATCCCCAGAAACTGATTGTAGAGTTGTTCCTAAATCTTTTACGGATGTAGTTAAATCTATTGCAGCATCAGTTAAAGTAAAGAATCCAGAAGCTGCTAGTGCCGCCATACCTACAGCGACTGCTATACCAACGGTTGCAATAGACATAGCAACTGCCATTGCCTTCAATAGAGCTGCATTTGCAGCTAATGCTGGTATTCTGGCAAGTAATGCATGTATAGAACCATATAATGCAGCTATCCAAGAATTTTCTAATATTACTTGTTTTCCCTTTATGATTAAAAATATAGTTTCAAGAGCTACTAGAGCCTTAGTTATATTAGTTATTAAGATCATTACTACTTTATATACTAAGAACCATTTTACTATCTTAATTAATACTGGAAGGAACTTTATAAATTGTTTAACGAACTTAGCAATTTTTGGTGCTATAACAATCATACTCTGGGCAAATCCCTCTAGAATAGGAGCTAATGTAGATCCTAATTCTAAAGATACTTCCTGGAAAGCATTACTTAATGATTGGAGAGCTCCCCATAAGGTATTCTCTTGAGCATCTGCAACACTTTCCGTAATTCCTTTAGATAATAGTAGTTCTTGATTATATCTTTCTATGTCGTAGACTCCTTGTACTAAAACAGCAGCTGATGCAGCTGTTCTTGCTCTGAACATTGAAGCAGCTTCTGCAGCTCCAAATCCAGCAGCATTTAATTTATTTAATATTTCAGTTAAAGAATACAATTCTGGATTAAGATCTTCAGTCGTTAATCCAATAGAGGCTAGCATTTCTTCAGCCTTAGAAGATGGTTCTAGTAACTTAGACAAAATCATATTAAGACGTTGTCCAGCTTGACTACCCTTAAGACCCATATTTACTAAAAGCATACCTGCTGCTACTGTCTCTTCTAATTGTAATCCTAATGCACCCGCTATTGGTGCAGCATATTTCATGAATTCTGACATCTTCTCCATATTGAAGAAAGAGTTTGTAATTGCTGATGTGAAAGTGTCCACTATTCTTGTAGTATCATCTAACTCTAGACCAAATGCCTTCATGGTAGTTAAGACATCTTCAGTAGCATTTTCTAAATCTGATTGTGTGGCGGCAGCATAATTTAATATAGGAAGCATTTGTTGTCTGGTTATCTTAGCTACATCTAGACCAGCACTAGCCAATTGATAAAATGATTTCTGTATTTCTAAAGCACTATATACTGTTTCTCTAGATAGAACCTTACTCATTTCCATCATACGATTCTTTACTTGTTCAAATGAACCTCCTAAATAACCACTAACCGTAGCTGCATTTGCTGCAGCTCTCTCAAATTCTTTAAAGTTTTCTATGACAGCTTGGAATCCTCTTTGTATACCCATTACCATCTGTACACCAATACTGAAGGTAACATAGTGGACAATCTTTCCTACAAAGTCTTTAAATTTAAGCATAGAAAAGATAGATTTCTGAGAGCCAACCGTTATCTTTTTACTTGTATCTAAAACTTGATCACCAAGCATTTTTTGTGATGTTACAACCTGAGCTGAGGAGCCTCTATAGACTCCCTGTTTTTTTGTTACAACCGTATAGGCATCCGCAGATTCTTGTAAGGGTTTCGTTATACTACTAGAATCTATAGATGCTCCTAACTGCTTAGTAGTCATATTAAGTTCTCTAGCAGTCTGTTGGATCATCTTTCTGGCTTCCTCTAAGCCAGCATTCATGCCTTTAGTATCTATCTTTAGATTTACGTATAACGTTCCAAGTGAAGCTATAATATCACCTTCCTCTTACTACTCAGAAATAGAGTTTTGGCCTCTAAGGCCATTCTAGGGCCCTTTAAATCAAAAATATAAGGGTATTCTAGATATATATTCATATTTATCTCTTTACGTATACTAATTGTATTGGGTTCCTATCATACTTTGGAGACCAATGAAAGGGGTGTTGATAATCAAATAGACCTTTCCACTCCGTGACGTAAATTCCTAAGTCATCCGTAGATTGAGTGGATATATAATAATGATATATTCCAGTAGCTTCATGACATCCAGATTCTGGACCCATTAGTACTGTACCATCAGGTCTATAGACTGTAAGATAAGCTATATTTCCAGAACAATCTACATTTGTAGAGCCAGATGTAAATGTTACTGTAGCCTTCCAGGTTGTGCCACGTTCAAATTTTGTAAGCATTTTAATTCCTAATATTAAATAACATAAATTACACTATTGTTGATTTAATGGATTTAATGAATGGACCCATCTATGACAATCATAACATAATGTAATTCCATTGTTAATGTCAAATCTATAATCTGGATATTTAGAGAAAGATTTGATATGATGAGGATGTATTATAACTTTATTATTTTTTTCACTTTTATTTTTACAAATTTGACAGGTATAATTATCTCTTTCAAATATGTTCTCTCTCCAATTCTTAAATTTTATACTATTTCTTAATTTTCTATTTTCCGGAGTTATACCTCCTTTCCAATTCCAATGATTCTTACCAGATCTATAAGAATTATAACAATCCATAGAACAAAAATTAGCATTAGATTGTTTAGTTTTAAATTCTTTATTACAATTCTTACATATTTTTATATACCTCTTTTTATTCAAGTTAATTATTCCCTTTAAAGAATCTTGATATTTTTTATCATATTTAGTTCTTCTAATTTTTAATTCATATTCATGTTTTTTCCTATAAGTTTTATTATATTTAGATATTTTATCTGGATTACTTTTTTTCCAATTTTCTTTTGTAATTCTAACTTTTTCTGGATGCCTTTCTCTATATCTTTTATATTTCTTATTATATTCTTTTTTTCTGCAATTATCACAATATTTAGTAGAGTTATGAACATTATATAACTCTTTATCACATATAATGCATTTACAATCTTTTGTAGGCATAATTCCTTTTTTACTCATATTTCTTTAATCTATATAAACATAAAAACATTATTCGGATACCGTAGTGGTAGCCTTTTTTTGTTCAGTTGTATTACTACTAGAGCTTCTAGTTTCTGTCTTGGTAGAAGAAGTTCTTCTTAAATCAGTTTTTGTGCTACTAGCCTTGTTTCTTTCTGTTTTAGTTGAGGAAATTCCTCTAGTTTCAGATACTCTTGAGGATATACCAGTCGGTATATTTGTTTCCCCAACACAATCAAAAATTCCATCTGGTAGAGTATCAAATCTACTAGTGTCAAATATTCCACATATTTGGGTCATAATTAATTGCCGTAGTCACTAGTCTTGGAATGACCCTTTCTATTCCAAGAATTAAATATATAGAGATTATTGTCATAATTTCTATGAGTGTTAATATAAATATCTCCAGAATCATTAGCTTCTTGTAATGTTAAATCTAGATTTTTCATTCTATCTGATATAATTACTTTAAATGATGTATTAGCATCTTCTCCATATCCTTTAGCATTTACATTCATAGTGCATGCTGAATATGCATAGTCATCTATATTACCAACATATTTACCACCAGAATTAGTCACAACAGTAAGTGTAGTTGAGCCACTTGTTAGACTAACTGAACCTGATGTTACTAAATCACCATTGGAGTCGTATATATATCCATATACTGGATAAGGCATTCCTATTGACATTATGAAGCCTTCCCACCGATATTAAATGTTTCTGAATCCGCAACACTTATGAATAATACATCATCCTCAGTGATTGTTATAGATGGCTCTAGAAATCCAACTATATAATAATCCCATTCATAATTAGTTTCATCCCAATAATAGATAAATTCCCCTGCATCTAAAGTTGTGGATATGTGAGTATTAGCCACCTCACTTGCTGTCGTTGCTGCATCATCTGTCCAGCCAACATAATTACCACCATTATTAATATCATTTGTGAGAGTTACTTCTCTAGCAGAGGTATAATCAGTTCCAGAATCTGCATCCATACTTATCTCTTGAGTACCTGAATCTGTTAGATATACCTTTATTATATCAAATACATCAACATCAAAATCTGTACCTGATTCATCTCCATAATAATATATCCATAGTCCATCATCTATATCCCAAGTTGTTCCTACCCATGCCGCTATATATTCTGCTGATTCATCAAAATCAGCTATATCTTCTGCCACTGTTGATGCAGTTCCATCATCATCCCCAAGCCATACAAAGTAATCTATTCCATCGTTCCTTATAGTTGCTGTATATGTGTCTCCACCAGCACTCGTTGTAAAACTAAAACTACTGTTAGCCCAACCGCCATTGCCATCATTAACACTAACATTCCACCAATAAGTCGTGCTATAGCTGTCAACCCAAGATACATTTGTGCAGTAATAAGTCCCATTAGATACACTTGTATTTGTACCCATAACAGTCCAGCTACCAGATTCATTTGTAGACCATGTAATATTCATATCCTGTGTTGCATCATCCAAATCAGATACACTAATATTGAAATGAGAATAGTTACCAATAAGGCTTAATCCAACATTTGTACTTTGGTTCAATGGGTTTTCACTACTAGCAGTTATGCTAGGGTTATTGTTTTCAGGTTCACCACCACCCTCAGTATAAGAACAATAAATATATAACTGTCGTTTAGTAATAATATCCCAACCAGCATCCATAGGAGAATCCCATGTTACACCACCTGAGACAAGCTCTTTTAATAATTTCCATGTAGTTTCACCAGAATCATATAAAACAACAACCGAATTATGACCATCACTACCTAAGTTACTTACCGTACCAACAGCCATATAATAATCAGTACCCTCTGTAACTGATGGTTTAGGTTCACTAAAATCAAAGTCATATGCAGTATCTGCTGATAAGCCGCTACGAGATTCAGTAGTAGCAATAAGATTACCCATTGTTTCATCATCAACATACTCATATAAAGCACATTGAATAGTTATATCAACATCCCAACCTGAATCTGTATAAATAGTTATGTTATCTGCTGTACCACTACTACTAGGTGCATAACTGTCCATGTACCAATATTCATCACCTTTATAATATATATATAAACCATGACTCCCACTAGAATATCCAAATGTCGGGTCAATCAACATCTTCTCACCCTTAGCCATCCTGACACTTGTGTAAACACGCCAGTTAAACGTTTGCTTATTACTAACAGATGTTACATCTTTAACCATAACAGTCTTACCCGCTTCAGGACTATTTTTATAATCACTCCAATCATAATAGATATTGTAATCCTCAGATTCAGTGATACTAAAATTTAGTAATATTTTATCTTCAATATCTTTAGCACTTATGCTTTTATCCTGATAACTTTTTACATTATCAGTCCTCAACAATAGTTGATAGTATGCGTTTTCATCACTAACCCAAGATAGTGTATGCTTCTCAGAAAGATTGATAGCATTCCAATCCTTCTTAACAACAAGCAACTTAGTACAATCCACCCAGTGAACATTATCAACACTCTTTTGTAAACTCCAAACCACAGTAGTATTAAGCCAACTACGATAAAAACTGATATTTACATCCTTAAAAATTGTCTCACCCATACCAAAACTATCCTTTGGCGGTATAAAGTCTGTATAAATAAAAGGCTCAGGAATATCTAAATCTGGTATTTCTGGACCACTATCAAAATATATAACTCCTCCTGTTGCAGTTCCAAGTGCAGCCATGATTATTATAAATTTCTTATAATTTTTCTTAATCCACTTTATAGTTTCCACTCTAGTTATAATGAAGGCAATAAGAGCAATAAGTATATCAGATATCATTAATACTGTTGGAGGACCAGGAGCCTCTCCAAGAACATACCATAATAATGATAGCAAGAATATTATAATTATTCCTGGTATAATATATTTTTTATAATCTATTAAGAATATTCTAATATTATTAATTCCTTTGTAAAAGTATTCTAGAATTGTAGTGAACAGTAAAGATATATTTTCAATTAATTTCATATTTAATATACTCCAATCATCATCATACCATTACCATATTTAATACCCGTAAGAGTACTTTGAGTACCTGAATACATTAATCTCACCTTAACAAATTCACCAGCGGATGAACGTCCTAAAGGATTTCCTTGCTGGAGTATCTGAGAAGATGTTTTATAAACATTATCAGCACCCGTTAAATCAAAACTAGAACCAGCTAACATCTGCATATATAAACCTGATATTCCATATTGGGTACCAGATGCACAAGCATGAGCTTGATATACATATGCTGATTTTGTAGCAGGACATTGGAATTTAGTTATCTCTAAACTTTGATTGGCTGATAATCTGATATTGGCTATATTATAGGTCATTGGAGATATTCCCTTAAATTCTCCACCTGATATCTTACTGCCAGATAATCCTCCAGTTGTTGTGAAGCCTCCACCTGTTGATGTTATCTTGCCAGTTGTTGTATCATCTCCATTATTAATCAGATAGTCACTATGAGCTTGAGAGTTATCTAACCTATGAGTGGTATTTAAGGTCACTGCACCTGATACTCCCTTTCCAAGGGCTGAAGGATAAAAGTTAGCAATTGCTACTGAACTAGCTATATAATCATCAACCGAAATAGTTTCTGATCGTGTACCTGATATTGCTACTGCTCCTACAAATGCAGTTATTCCTGTTCCGGTATCCAAATCATACCAACCTGAAATTCCTCCACCTGCATTATCATCTACGTATTTCTTAATAGACTGTTGTGTAGCAAGGGATGTGTCAGAATCAGATGACATATCATCTTCATCTAGGATTCCTGTAACCTTAGTAGACTGTCCTAATTTTAATGATGCACCTGAATAGGCTTGTGCTGAGATTGCTCCATTAACTTGCAATTGATATTGGAGAGTTTCTACATCAATATCTCCTATACCCACATAACCTTTATTATCAGCACATATAGCTCCACTATCGGCAGTTATAACATTAAAATACCCGTCTGAGCCAAATGTTAATTCCCAATCTCCATCATCCGTAAAAACAGAAAATGAATCATTTTCTAAATTTATAGAACCTGATCCATTATCAATCAGAAGTTCTAGATCATATTGACCTAAAATAATATAACTATTACCATCATTTATACTAACTTCAAATTCTCTACTAAAATTTTCTTCTCCCCCTCTAATCTTAATAAAATCTGATTCCCCGGATGCTGCAATAGTAGTAGTCCATTCTCCATCAGCTTCATCATTATATTCAAACATAATGTATTGATGAGGATGTCCGATATGATAAATATATTCACCACATGCTAGAGTATTAGCAGATACTGCATTTAAAGTGAGTCCACTATGAAGGAAATTAGTATCAACATAATGCTTATTAGCAACTCCACTCGCATAAGTCGGATCAGCTATACCAGATATACCAGTTCCTCTAAAGGTTACAGAACCACTAAAGTATGAATCTCCAGATACCTGAAATCTGTATGCACCATAATCGGTTCCTGATGGTGCAACTACAACTTTACCTGCATCATAATATATAGAGCCAGCATCTAAATTAGTCTGAGAGCTCCAATAAGTAGTTCCATCTCCACCTGAATTATCATCTACGTATTTCTTATTAGCAGCTCCACTATTATAAGTAGGAGTTGCAAGTCCAGATATTTCAGTTGTTTCTAATATAGTCATATTTTATTCCTCATATAATTCCAATAGTTAAATTCTCTAATTTAAATCTATAATATTGTGGGTCTACCACCTTAACACATTTTTCTACATCTATAGGCCATCCACTATCTTTAAGTATCTGAAAGTGCATAGAAGGATTCTCAATGACTCCTCTATACCAGAATACATCTAAGGATAGTACATCCTTCCTATTCTTAATTCTTTCTATGATATCTTCCATATTTCTCTCCAGATGCTCTATATTCTGTAATTGTTGACCAAAGAACCCATCATAAGATTGTCGTATCTCTTCTGGATGTCTTCTCATAAAGATAACTCTTATTCCATCTGGCATTACAGCCATCTTTGGTACTCCATGATTGAGTGCCTTAATTAATTTACCCTTATATTTACTTGGAAATCCAAATTCCTGATAGTCCTTACGTTCAAGTTCATAGAGACCACCTATATTTGGGTCATAGTGTTCATCTGCAAATCTATTCTTCATTACATCTCTAGATTGTCTATAGGAAGCATCCATACCTCCTGCTTCTAGAGCTTTCATCATCATTGATGTTCCAGTTCTCATAAAACCTGAAACTACATATACTGTATTATTTTTATTCATAGTGTTCTGGGACAATTGTTATGAACCTCCCTGTTCCTATTGATAACATTTTTCCTGTTGTTCCTGTTGTTTTAATGTCTCTTGCTGGTAATAATACTGGTGGTGCTGTATAATCTATTTCCAATATAGCTGCTTTATTTGGGTCTCCTCCATAATCATAAAATGAAATAAAATTACTGGATTCTGTAGCATCATTTAAAAGAGCAAATCTAACATCATTATTACTTGCCCATCCATCTCTACTTATTATTTCCTGTACAATACTTGTTATAGATATAGATTTTGTACCGGCTGTCGTAATATTTAATAATTTATATGCAGTTGTTTTTGGATTGATATTCTTAGGTAAATCTCCATTTGCCCAAGGATTTGCATCATCAACATCATGAGCATAAAGTTTACCTTGATTTGAACCAAATACCATAAGTTTAGTAACCATAATAAGTTTAGCATCATCAATAGTGGAACCTTGTGGTATCGGTATAGTTGGAAAGAACAATCCTCCATTAATTGTATACGGTACCGGTGGGTACCCGACAGCAACAGCATCAATGTTATACATCCATAAAGTACCAAAATAACCAGTCATATCAAGCCCATCATATTCATCACTTTCTATCTGCTCCTCTACATCAGCATCTATAATAGTTGGATAATCTACCTTATCAGTCCATTCCTTAATTCTAGTTATATTATTTGTAACGGTGCTAACTCTTCCAGTCCACTCTTCTGTAAACTCTAAAGTTCTGTATTCCTTTCCAGTTATTCCAGATATACTAGTGCCCTTGTCGGATATGCTATTGTTAATTTCCATAGCATGTTTTGTGTTATCCATACCACCTGTCTTTCTTCTAAATCTAGTCAGTGCATCTGTATCCTCAAAGATGTTCCATGTAAACTTCTTGGGTGCTGTATCCTTCTTGATAACCTTATATAATGATAACTTTGCAGGTCTGGCATCTATGAAGAAATCTATATCATCAACTGCATTCTTCCAGATTATCCTATTTTCCTTATCCTGAATGAACTCAGGTTTGATATTTAATGTCAAGTCCTTTATATCCACATCATTGATAGATTTTAATTCAACATCTACTCTTCCCTTCTGTTTACTTTCATAAGAGTACTTTATCTTATCCTTGAATATCTTTAAATCGTAAGGAGCCTTATCAATAACAAAGTAATCCCCTTCATCACGAATAGTTAAGTCTATTTCTTGCCATGGGTTCTTAGATTCTATACCACCTTCCTTATAATGGACTGGTCCTATAGTCTTTCTAAATCGATGTTTCTTATTTCCTAGATTATAGGTCTTAGAACTGATGGTTCTTTTGTTTAGTTCTTCCTCTAAGCCATCGCATTTGACTCTTTCTGCTGGAAATATACTTGGATTTGTCATAATTATTAATTAAATCTAATATTTTGTTGAGTAAATACTCTAAACATAGTCAGCATATAGATACTATGGATGGCAGCAAAGCTACTTTATATTAACATGTTAGTATACGGACTGCTATCCAATCTATATACTAACACATTATGCTTCAACTCTCCACCCTATCATTCGACTGCCAGCAGCTGTTAGATGTATCTTGAACTGTGTGGTTGTTAAAGTATCTACTGCCCAACCGAACGTTACTGCTCCACTTGGAGTTATATCAACATGGGTTGGTAGTACTCCTAAACCATGAGTTACATCATCTCCATCCGCTACACTTGACCATCCAGTTTTAACTTCTATGAATGCACCTTCTCTCAAAGCATTTGCAGATGCAACTGCCTTTGAGTATTCTGTTCCTGATGCTACTGCTTCTGATATCAATTGTGCAGAGGCAGCAAACCAATCATAGGCTTGTGTATATTCACTTCCAGATGCAATTTGTTCAGATAACTTCTGAGCTGATGCTGTAAACCAATCGTAGGCTGCAGTATATTCTGCTCCAGAACCTGCTATATCCAATAATATTTCAGATATAGATTGTGCTGATGCTGAATACCAGTCGTATGCCTCAGTATATTCCGCTCCAGAGCCTAATGCTTCTGAAATCTTTTGTGCTGATGCAGAGTACCAATCATAAGCTGCACTATACTCATTACCACTTGCATTAACAATTGATAATTTCTGAGCAGATGCAACGAACCAATTGTAGGCATTAGTATATTCAGTACCTGATGCAAGAATCTCAGTGTGTGCATACTTTGCATTACTGGATATTGTATCGTAGCCTTTTATGTCTAAACTAACTCCCGTTTGACCACTAACTTGTATTGTACCTTCAAATGCCTCAAAACCTGTTCCGGCAGTTAAGTTGGCCCAAGTTATTTCATCTGCTCCTGCTAGAGCATCTATTCTAGTATCTAAATTACTAGATATTGTATCTATATAGGATAAAGGTACAGCACTTGATGGATCTTCCTGATGTAGAGTAACTCCTGATACGTGAGCTGCTATAAAGGGTATCGTCATATTTTCCTATCTCTTTTATATTACATATTAACTACATCAGATTGATGCAGTCCAAAATACTTTTCTGGTACCACCAGCTGTCATATACACCGTTATATTTGTTTCATCAACAGCACATGTTGTACCAAAATTAACAGAATAGCCACTAGGACTTGCATTAACATATTTTGGAATATCAGGTAGTCCATGAGCTATTGTACCTCCATTTGCTACTTCTGCATAACCAGATTTAACTAAATCTGAATTAGATGAAAATTCAAAAGCAGCTTTAGCATTTGAAGAAACATTATCTAAATAAGTCTTATTAACTAAACTACTTGCTGGAAATTTTGTGTTTGATTCAGTTTCTGTATAATATCTTCCATCATGATGATGTAATGTAGATGCATCTCCAGTGCCAGTCAGGGTATTAAAGTTAGTATCATCAGTAGCAGTCAAGTGATAATATTGACCAGCAATTCCACCCTGTATATTACTTAAATCATTATGTCTGGTAACACTACCAGCAGTAAATGTGGTAGACCAAGGAGTATATATTTCAGCGGAAGTTAAATCAGTAGAACCTTGCTCAACTATTATCTTGGCTACTAAGGAATATATTGATGTTATTGACTCTGGTAAAGGAGTTGGAATAGATGCAAGTTGTGCATCAGCTAAACTTCTACTATCCCTTCCATAAACAATACACGGTAAACCAGTTGGATCTACGTATAACCAGTGAGTTCCAAACTTTGAATTACCTATTTCTCCTAAGGTTCCAGTACCATCATCATAATGGTTCACATCTAAATGGATTTGTCCTGATAATTTATACCATTGATTTGGATCTGAACCTGCATTGGCTCCAGTTCTATAATAAGAATAATAACATTCATCATGTATATGACCATCAACCGTAGTATCCGGTATATCCTTATAAGTATAAACTCTCCAATAACCACTACTTGGAACAGTTACTGAACTAACCTTATAAATTCCATCATTACCAGTTGAATCATCGACATAGATATGTCTACCTCTATTTAGATGAGCATCCACTCCACCTGTAGCACAGAAATAATTTAATGTTGTATTTACACAGGTTATATCATGAGAATGCCCAGTATCAATTTCAGATGTGGCGAATCTGTTAATACCCTTCCAGAATATACCAGCAGTTACATTCAAAGCCAAATCTTCTATGGATGATTCCGAAGTAACCAAACCCTCAGACCTAATTTGTCCATCCGTTTCTCCGAATCTTCTTTGTACCTTTTGGGCTATATTATCAAACCTATAACCACCATTAATTACCTGTATATCATCAGTTCTTGATTTCCATATTTGACCTATTGGAAATTGTGTATTACGATTAAATCCAGATGTTGTCTTAAATTTGGTTACAGGACTACCATTATTATAATCAATATAAATATAATTAAGACCATATGATAATGCCATATTAGAAGATGGCTCTACATCGAATATCTTCACATCACCAGCATTTTGGTTTTCGATACGGGCAATTGCTACTCCTTTTGATACATCTCCTGTACCTAAATTAGAGCCACTTGTTAATATACAACCTGATAATACACAAGCTGCATAATTAAGGTCGAGAAGTTTGGATAATTTATAATGACTACCACCAGCATTATCTGCTATTACATCAAATGAAGTTACACCAGAAATAGTTTGAGTTGATATATATGGAAAATTTCCTAATGCAGATGGATGGAATCTATCTATAGCATTAGCGGATGTAATATATTGTTCATGGTCAAAAGTATCTGCTTCTAAAGAATCTATCCTATTGTCTATATTTCCTGAAAAAGTATCTATCCAGGTTTGATTATAAACACTAGAACTGTCAGCAAAACGCTCGATAGCGTTAGCACTAATTATATAATTATCAGAATTAAAAGAAGACTCAGATAACTTTGAGGATGACTCTACAAACCAGTTGTAGGCATCACTATATTCATTACCTGAATTTGCTAGGTTGGATAACTTAGATGCTGATGCATCATACCATAAAGTTAGTGTATTTACTGCACCACTAACTCCCTTACCTAGACTTGAGGGATAAAAAGCTCCTGATGCAGCAGTACTATCTAACTTTGTATCTATTTTAGTATCTAAAGCTCCGGATATAGTATTTATGTAAGTTCTTATTTGAGAGCTTCCTGCATAATCATCATCTATGCTGGATTTAGTAAAGTGTATAGTAGAATCTTGTCTGTGAGTGCTATAAGAGCCTGATAGAGCCGATCCAAGTGATGAAGCATAGAAATCATCTAGAAAAGAAGAAGTCACGCCAGAGGGCTGGAAATTGGCCTCTACGTGGGAAATAATGGCCCCTGATATAGCATCAACTTCACTCTCGGTATAATATCTACTATCAAGCTGTCCAGCATTTAATTCAGTTTCAGTATAGTATCTAGAATCATGAATATGAAGTGAAGTGTCTCCACTATCAGTTAAATCAGTCTTTTGAATGGATGTTAAGTGAATTGAAGTATTAGAACTATGACCATAGCTATTGCTAGAGATAAGCTCAGCAAAATCTACAAAATCGTCCCAATCTTGAGATTTAATTAAATCTCCAGCAGACTTATTATCATTAAATGCCATATAATTTTAAACCTAATATAATTTAATTCTTTTTAAATTTAACAAAAAATAACATAAAGTCTAAAAAAAGATAGAGTTCCAAGCGTCAATGAAAAAAGATTAAAGTGCATTGGAACTCCCTTTATAAGACTCATAATATAAATTAAATACATAATAACATACTTATTAGTGTCGTCTAGATTTCGCCTTTCTTTCTGCATCTTTGTAAGCTTTATATTCCTCTTCAGCTTTCCAGATTATATGTTGTTCAATAAATGCGACACCATCAGGATCTTTTTGTCTTCTATTTCCTAGTTCCTTTGGAGTGCAAGAAAGAAATTCACATACCCTTGCTTCAAGCTGACCTACTCCGGATTTAACGAAAGGATTTCATATCTTCAGCTTCTACACCGGTTCCTTTCTGAGTTTCCTTTATAACCTCAGTAATGAAGTTTTGGAGTGTAGCAAATGATACCCCATCTGTCCAAAAGTCTTTATCTAACTTTTTATCGACACAGATGTCTGAAGCTAATTCAGGTAGTTTGTCATATATATCTACCATTTTTGATAGAGAATCTGGATCCATCCTACCCTCATATATTGCAGCTTCAGCTGAAAGTCTCATGATGGTCATCATTTGCTTTTGAGTTGGTCTTTTAGCTTTTATCATTCTTCGGGTTTCAGGGGAAGAATAAAACGTAACACTCAAGAGATCTTCCTTGTAATCTCTTTCAAGTTTATCTCTTGTTGCTATTTGCTTTATTACTTCGTTAGCATCTCCCTTTTTCTTTTTATCGATTTTATTTTTAAGTTCCTCAAAATCTTTTGGGGGAGTGTCTTCTTTTTTGTTCTTTTGATCATCGGACATAATTTTATTTTGCCTCCACGAAAAACATTAAATTTACATCATACCTGGTTCGTCAACTATGTATCTGTAAGGTGATCGTCTTTGCATTGATATTGAATAAGGATATAGCACTGTAAAGTCTACAGTTCCTTCTGTTATATCATCTGCAGTTCCTATACTAAAATCGAACCCAGTAACTTGGCAACTTCTTAAATAGAAGTGTAATGATTCTGCACCACAGTTACCTGATACGCTCATAGGAACTCCTTCTATCATCAGATTAGCTAATTTACCTAAAGCTCCCGCATGTAACTTACAAGCAGTTAGTGAACCTTCTGCTGATAAAGAGCCTGCTAGGAAAAAGTTACCTTTTTCTCCCACTAATTCCTGTTCTGCTGTACCTTTACTTAAAGTAAGAGAAAAATCAGAAATTGCAAGAGTTCCGTGAGATAGCTTATTTGCTGCACCACCACTACCAAGATAGATAGTAGCATCTTCTCCTCTATATATTGTTGGTGTTCCGGTCATAAGATCACGAATCCATTATACAATGCCCTTTATAGGTTAAAGCTTGTGGCAGAAGATGTGTAAAGTCAATACTTGCTTCAGTGATTGTATCTGCATCTCCAATTGATATATCGTATCCAGTTACTTGGCATGATCTAAGATACCAACTTAAATATGTTGCATCTGAATCTGTTGATACTACACCAGATATTGCTAAATATTTATAAGTACCAGAATCAGTATCCATTAAGTTATCTAGGATATCCGATAGACCACTAGTTGCAAATTTTGCAGCTGTTAGAGAACCCTCTAAAGAGAGTGAACCTTGATCGAAGAAGTTTCCTCTTTCTCCAATAAGATTTTGTTCAACTGTTCCTCTATCTAGAGTAAGTGAGAAATCACCAATACCCCAAGTAGCATGACTCTTATTTGTAAATGTTGGACTACCAGAATGAGCTGCTATGTAAACTTGTGCATTCTTACCTGTTACAGTTCCAGCCATATTATTTACCTATATTATTGCACATTAAACATACTAAATTGCCTAATTAAACATTAATCATCATGGAATTGAGTGTGAGTATATGTTTGAGTTTTTCTATAAATTCCAAGTTCATCATCATAAGATTCTACATCAGATTCTTTTCTACAAGTTCCTGATATTAATACCTTAACTACTTCATCTCCAATCTGTAGTGTCTCTAATCTACTATTTTTTGAGTATATATCTATTTGAATTGTAGCTTCTTCTCTTCTAATTTTTGATCCAGCTGTTGATGTTCCATATCCCAAGTACCCATAGTCAGAACCACTTACTTGATTTATCGTTATGCAGGGGAAATTATCTTTTGTTTTTACCCATGCAACCTTTATATCACTAATTGGTACATAAGAAACAACTGATGAGGAACTAGTGAGAAAACCTCTTAATTTTCTAGTTATATCTAGGGACATTAGAAACCTCTTAATGATCGTTTAAGATTGTAGCTTATTACATTATTTAATTGACTTTTTATAGTGGGAGATTGTATTGCTCCTCTATAAAATGATTTTGGAGTCTGTAGAGTAAATGAAGATTTCCAATTATCTCCAGCTCCTTGTTGTCTTCCAATCGGAAAACCCTTCTTTTTTTTACTTCTAGCTAACACTTTACCCACCCCACCAAATTCAACTATATTTGCATGATCAGATGTACAGTCAACTGTATAGTGATAAGACTTTTGTCTCTCTATTTTCCAATTGTCTTTATCAGCTATAGATTGTCCATCTATAGACAGATAAGGATTTTGAGATGAATTAACTAAATTTTCTATTGCCTTATCTCTAAGATGTTCACCTGCTTCTTGTAAACCCTTGTTTGAGTTTAAAGTTAGTCTATATTGTAATCTCTTAAGATTTCTGTAGACTTCCTTTCTTCCACTGACTCCCTTAACCTTTAGGAGATAATTCATTTATGTTACCTCTCTTAATAGAGCCTTTTTATGATGGAATGAACTATCCATTTCCATCTCCTTTACTCTATATACTGTGTTACTATAGACTACTTGACTATCTCTTGTTATTGAAGCTGAAGATAAACAATAGCAAGTGTACGTTACATCATCGAACAGCCCTGGATTTTCTATTCTATCCGCTACTTTAATGGGAACCATTCTACATTTAGTTGGGCTAGTTGATGTAGTGTAGCTGTATGTCCATTCACCTAAGGCATTCTGAGATGATGATCTCGTTCTTAGATAAATGTTAGTATTTAATAATTCTTCATATGTCATATTTTTATCCTCTTAGTGTGGATATCATAATGACAAGAGCTACAAACCACCAATAGATTTTCCTCATTATGTCCACCACCCATCCCTACTGGAATTTTATGATGGAGATGAAGATTACCTTTTGAGTATCTACCACATACTTGGCATCTATAACCATACTTCTTGAAGAGTTTCCACCTAAGTTTGTTCCAATATATTGGATATCTTGGACCTGGTCTATAGGGCATTAATCATTAGCCTTATATAAAGACCATTTCTTAAGAGTACTTCTTTTATTTAACATCTGTAAAGCCATCTTTTCCCACGTTACAGATATAACGTATGGTGATGATTGTATATCAGTTCCTCTTGATATAGGCTGAGCCAATTCATATTCATAATCACCCAATAATTCTCTATTTAGAGTGTAATATTTCTTTGCTAATGAGGGTGTTAATATAATTTTTGATGCTATAAGTAAAAGACATGGTAATCTAGCTTTTTCAGCACTAGTAGCACTATCATTAAAATATACTGAATTAACGTAATCTTCAACCGACTCTATCTTAATTAGAATTTCTGCTTTTGTGACATCATCATAATCTAGGGGAGGTGAAAAGAAATTTCTAACGTCCATCTCTCTTACATATTGTGGGGAATAATCAGCCATAATTAATCACTCATTTCTCCTAATTCAGGTCTTACCCTTCTAACATCTATGGTCTGTTTCTTTCTAATAGTTGTATCCACTGGAAATGGAAACTGTTTTATCTCAAAGTATTTCTCATTAGTCATTCCTCCACCTTCAGCACCAGATATCTCGTAATAAGCAAGTTCTGAGGAGGCATACCTCTCGGCATCCCTCAGACCCTTTTTTCTATTATCTTCATACTTCTTTGTTAGGAATAACTGACTATTCTTAGTGTAATTTCCGGTTCCCTTTCCATGTAACATTATATTCACCTATCTATTATAGACCTTTTCCTGGGATTAAGTTACCACTAAATACTGGTATGAATCCCATTCCACCTGCACCTGCTGTTCCTGATATCCAAGTGATTTTCAGCCAACCCATAGTACTTGCGGCTGGTAAAGATACATTATCTTGACGATTACCAGAACTCCAGGTTCCTATATTAAATGCATAACCATCAGCATGTGCATAGATTCCTCTACCTTCTTCTTTTAACCATAGTTTTTCTATTTCTAATACTGGAATTTTTGCTCCGGGCATATTTCCTTCCAACTTATAAAATTAACATAAAACATAAATTAATAACTGTTTAATTTTGCTATCCAGATTCTTAACCGAACTACTTGTGATAAATTACACAACCAGCTGCTTCATTGAGTACATCCGTACCGAATCTCATCGTTAGGGATATACCAATTAGGTCGTGAATTGGATCATCATATTGTTCAATGGTTAAGTCTCGTCTCATGCAGAGTGCTGCTAAGTCTTTCTTGGAGAATACTATACCAGTTATATCTGAAGCTGCAGTTGTATCGTCCCATGTTGGGGATGCTGCATCAGTTGCTGTACAGGTATAAGGCTTTAGTCCCATAATTGTAGTTCCGACATTACCTTGTCTAAGAGCTCCAGGTCCACCTGCATATGATACATATGCTAAGTTGGAGTCTTGTAATAGGTATGCTTCTGCAGTTGGATGTAATACGAGAGTATCCGGTAGATAGTCTTGTTTTTTAACTTTACCGACTGCTTGTGCTATATCAGAAATAGCTATATGAGGTCCAGCTGGGCTTAGAGTACTTGTTGAGATTGCATTTGTTCCTGCAATGATTTGATAGAGAATTTGTCTGTTGAGAGCATTTTCCATTCTTGCACCAGCTTTTTTGAGTTCTAATTCGACTACATCGAAT